CTTTATCCCTACAACGTAGATATTACAAACTGTTTGGAAAATACATACCAGTTGGCAAAATGAAGAAGTATTTTGCCAAAAGAATTAAAAGAAATCTTCTTCATTCCCAAACAACACAAGAAATACTTGAACGTCTTGATGAATCTTATAATCGTTTCTTTAAGAAGTTGGCTAAACGACCTCCTAAGTTTAAATCACCGGAGAAATTCAATTCTTTTGTATTCAAACAAGGAGGTTTTACCCTGAATGGTAATTGTCTAACAATTAACAAAGGAAAGAAACGATTTAGATTCTCATACAGTAGACCTTATGAAGGTAATGTTAAGCAAATTAGAATAGTTAGAGAAACCTGTTCACGTTTTAGTTTGATTATAATTACAGACCATAATCCTTCAAACTCTTATAGAAAGACACATGATGGTGCATCTATCGGATTGGATTTTGGTCTGAAAACTTATCTAACTAAAAGTGATGGTAGCAAAATTAATTCTCCTCTATTCTTCAAACAATATCAAAACAAGATCAAGAAATGCAATAAAAGGATTTCTAAATCTGTTAAAGGATCCAACAATAGAAGAAGGAGACTGTTTGAACTACAACAAGCGTATCGTAAAATAAACGATCTTCGATCGGATTTTCAATGGGGATTAGCACACCAGTTATGCAAACAGTATGATTATATTTTCATTGAAGATCTAAACATTGAAGGAATGAAACGTTTGTGGGGAAAGAAAGTTTCTGACCTCAGTCATTCTTCTTTTATTAACAAACTTACGTATGTTGCTTCAAAGTATGGAGTAACGATACACAAGATTGACAAATGGTATCCTTCTTCCAAAACTTGTGAATGTGGCTGCATTAATAAAGGATTGTCGTTACGCGACCGCACGTGGGTGTGCCCGGCGTGCGGTGCAATTAACGACCGTGATGTTCTTGCAGCCTGTAATATACTTCGGAAGGGCATTTCCGAATTGGAAAGCAAGAGTAATTCCAACGATAGCAACATCGGGGTTTCTTGCGTTTGTATCCAAGAATCCCATTTGCTTTAGCGATGGGAGTATGTCAACATGAAGGTCCAGATAGTAATATTAAAAAGAGTCCGGTTACTACCTTTATAATGTATTGCTATAAAAATGGGAATATTACGACTACCACCACTTATACTAAAAATTTATCTGGAACTCTTCAGCCAGGTAAAACACAATTGACTATCAATTACAAACAAAGTAAAAGTCAGTCTTTTTCCGGTGGTTCTGGAGATTATGTAACATCCGTATCTGATTTCCCTTTTGTTACTGGTCCGGGAAATGACAGTGTTGAGTTCGAAGGAGAGGGAAGATTGATAGTTGAAACAGAGGCTTCGCATTATGAAATAGAAGTTTCATAATTTCTATTTTTATAATATCTTTGTCTAAAATATTTATCATTATGGGTGTCAAATGTCAGATAGAAAAGAAGGGAAATAAAATAGAACGGGTTGAGGCTCCTAACGGGGAGCCTTCCGTTCTATATGAAAGTGCATTAAAAGTATTGGGAGATAGCGAGCGGGCTCTTCAGGTATGGGCGAAGGTTTACACTCCTGATTTTTTATCGTATTACGGTTATTGGAATAACCCTGCCCCTGGGGAGATGTTTAATACAGACTCCAATGGCGAACCTCTTTTGGATGACGTACTGTCGTATATGAAGCGTCAAACTTATTTTGCCGATCCTCTAACGGCTCAGGATGTTAAGGATGTAAGAGATTTTCTTTTATCTACCTATGGTGTTTATACGGCACCATCATTATCCAACATCATTCTTCATTATTTTTATGTAGATGGTAGTTTGATACTGAATGAGCAGAATTTAAGAAGATCAGGCTTGTATAATGAAACAGAGATAAGTAGAATCTTATCTGATCCTTCTGTTCTTAATGAAGTTTCGACATCCATGAGGAAGCTATTGGATTATTCCAATAACGAACATGATAGGGAAAAAGATAATTATTTTATGTCTATTGACTATCAGTATGGTCCTATTGTTTACAAGGAGGGAGTGTTTAACCAATTTGGTAAAAAAGTACCATATAATCCTTCTGAGCTTTATTGGGCTATGTGCAAAACAGTAGGCGGCATAAAAAACTTTTCTGAATCTTCATCTGCTTTTGAATCGTTGAGGAACCTGTATCCTGAGCTGGTCGAGAAATTTGTTTCTGATAAAAAATTTGCTGAATCTATGTTTGATGAGTTTTCATCTATGGAAAAGATGCCGGTAATAAACATAGAAGGCGATGATGTGGTAGAAGGAAAGAAAAGGTCTTTATCTAAGCTACAAGACCTGTCTTATTATAATCCCGGTAAAATAGAATTTTTAAGAGCTCGTATATCAGCTTATTTAAATAGGGCTAACGCTGACACCGAATCTGATTTAAGAAGCATGATATGGGATATAGAAGAGGCTTGTACGTGGTTTGGCATAGATATAATAGGGGCGTCAGAGACTTATGATGGTACAGAAGAATCTTTGGCTAAGATAGATAATTTGATGCTGGATCTTGATATTTATGTGGCCAGGCACAATGATGTGAATTATGCTCCTACGCTGGCATCTTCTATAGACGATGTTCTTGGTGATAGTACAGATTATTATTTTGGATCGTTACCAGAGAATATGGATAATTTGAATATCGTTTATTCTGAATCTGATATAGATCCAGTAGAAGCATTCGAGAAGCACTCATTGCTTAAGGTGGGAGATAATCTATATCAAAGGATCAGCAAAGATGATCTTAACGAGATGTATCAAATATCAACAGTGTTAGCCAAGCACAACCTAACTCATTTTTCTACTAAAATATATCCTGAATCTTGTTTTAAGAACGGCGTTTTGGATAAAGAGAAAGTACGGAACGTAGATAATAATACGCTCATGGCTTCCATTAAAAAATACGTCAGATCGTTCATGGATTCTCAGAACACGGAGGACATGATAATGACCAGGATGGCGTTTGGGCACCCGGCGGTACTTGACATTTCTTACGTGGATGTGGATCGGGAGTATCGTCGATACATGAACGAAAAACAAGATAGCGAAAACCCGTTATCCTTATTCGATTTATACCAATCTTACCTTGACAACAAACTCCATAAAACAAAATTATATGATAATGCTTATAAGTATCTTGACTTCAAACCTGGTCCATCTTTGGGTCTTATTTCTGATGATCCTGATATTTTGAAATCAATAGAATTATCTTTATCTGGAAAAGATCGGTCGATGTTGTTTGATTATAGCATGACCAGCACCGACCTTTCTTTATCAAAATTGTTTTATTTGGAGAGGTATGACTCTTCGTATGCTGGGAATGATTTTGAACACTATTTTTATACCAGGCACCCGTATTTGTTAAAAGAAAAATCGGGCTCTAATATTGTAGAGCAAAATGGTGTTATAACAGCCGAAGGTATTTATGATAATTTTATAAGAGTAGGGAACAATATCTGGTCTAAAGTAAGCGAAAGCAGTTCCGGATCTATCTACCAAAATCTGACAGGAACCGAATCGGAGGTGAAATACGATTCTACCCAGAAGGCTAAGACAGTAGAAACTGATTACGCTCCATACCAAAACAGATCCGGCCTGACGCAAGACATGACCGTAAGCAAGTCTGAATTGGATGATCTTAACAAATTAGAATGTAAATAATTTTTGTACATATATATAGTTTTTTCATAGTTATAATTTGGGAAGTGAGGCTTGTGAAAGTCTCACTTTTCTTATATATACACATATATCAGCAACATACAAGAAAAGTCAGACTTTCGTTGTTTTTGGATTATTTTTATTAAGTTTGCAATATTAGTTTCAGGAAGGGATTATAGAAAAAGGGAAAAAGTAAGAACGGAACGTAACTAATAACGGTAGGAAATGAGAATCAGTACCATCAAACGTAACAACAGCATTCATCTTATGTATAAAGACATTATGAATGATTTAGGTCAATTAAGAACTGTAGTTTCAAAATCCTATATTTATAATCTGATATGAAATCAAACCGGATTAAGTATCAGAACTATATCCCATGTCTTGAATCACACAAAAGAACAGGATACAGATTCTTTGTGAAAAGCGTACATTTTCATACATTTGTGTATTCTTTAGTTTTTAGATTTAAGTTTTTTTCATGGTATTAGTTTAGATCAGGGCTCGCAGTGATGCGGGTCCTGGTTTGTTTTATAGCGCTTTACCCAAAATGGGAAAAGCGTAAGTTGTTGATTATCAATTTTACCAATTGAATGAGGGAAAATTGATCATTGTGTATTATTCTTCTGTTTTTGCTGAAAATATTTCTCTTCTATAGGAAATAAACACACCCGTATTCCACCCTACAATCATGATCTTTGTTACGTGCTTCATGCACGTATGTTTAACAATTAAATACTATAAATTATGGGTGGTGATAAAATCGTCCTTTTAGATGGAGCTGGGGCTAACGGTGGTGGTGCAGCTGCTAACGGTCTTCTTTCAATGATTCCCGGCATGTTTGCTAATTTAATAGGTGGTAATAAAATGGATCCGAATCTGGTAGCGGCTTTGATGAACGGTCGTAACAACCAGGACGGTTTCGGTGGGGCTAACGGTTGGTGGCTCTGGATAATTGTTTTGTTCGGTTTGTGGATGTACAGGAGGGTGTAACTTATGCGATGATGTAAGTAAATATAGGATTTCATAACAACTAAAATATTATAGATAATATGGTTAGAATCGCATATTTCGGAACCGATGGCTGCCCTGGTCATCACGTTATTCCAATACGAGGTAAATTTACGGAAGAGGATGTTAAGGTAATAGAATCTATAGATTGTGATGATTTCTATAATGTGTTTGACGTTATGCGTTTTAAGATAGCTGAGTTTAAAGGATGGACGATATTTGGCATCCCGGCAAGCTTAGACGATCATAGACCTGGAAGCAAAACTGTTATCTTCATAGAAGGCAAAGCCGACGAATCTAATTTTATGGAAGTCATACAAGAGTTTCCTTTTCTTGAAAAGAAAGTAAAGAAGCTTATTAAGCTATATTATGATAAAGAGTGGTTTGTAACGGGCAAAATAAATCAAGATCTGTCTAATAAGGAGCAGTTTCAATTTACGTTAGATAAGGATGATGTTATTAACATGATTAGGGGAGTCGAGCTCGATCCTTATTCTGATGTGGCGAATGAAATGGAGAAAATTGGATTGGGGAAATCATCTGATTCTTCATATGATGGTCCCATATGGTCTTGGTTTGCTAACAAAGTAGATCTTTTGCAGAAGAATAATGTATGGGATGTTTTTTCTGCTAAGTTCTTATGGGATTTGTATTGTAGGATAAAGAAAGTATAGTAACAATTAATTTGAAACAAATTATGGGATTAGACGATTTTAAAAAAGATGTAATTGGAGTGATGACAAAAGAAGAGTTCGAATCAACAATCAATGAAGATATTAAATTCGTTGAAGGATTCAAGTATTTCTTAAGACATGATGATGCTACGAGGATAGTAGAACACATCAAGTCTGTGTTAGAAGCATCAGTGGACTACTATTATCCTAATCATCCTAAACCTGAAGCAGAACCAGGAGACATGGGAGAAGTTTCTGACGGATACCATACTTTCAATGAATTGTATCGGTACCGCATGTTGTATAACGCTGCCTTCTTTAATCTATTAGCCAGAAACGGACAGGTTGAAGTTTGCAAATCAAGGAGACACAGCGACGGAGAAAAATGCTTCGGTTCTGATGACTGGTTTATTGTGATGGCGATCCTGCCTACCGGTCAGGTATCTAATCACTATAAAAGCAAATACTGGGATTTGTTTGATGTTCCTGAAAGAGAAACCGCTTTCGAATATGATGGCCATACACCAAATGAAGCCGCCGACAGACTTGAAAAGTATCTCAAACTGCCTCGTCATGGCATGACATTCGAAAAGGCTTTAGAACAGCTTAAATTAGGTCGTAAGATAAAAAGAATCGATTGGGGTAAAAAGTATATCTGTATGTTTATTGCAGAATCTGACGTAAATATATTGATGGTAGATACAGGTCAAAAAGTAGCATCAAATTGGAATCCAACCGAACATGATATTATGTCTAATGACTGGGAGATTGCGGGATGAGTTTGTTTGTATATCCGAAATAACATTAAAACAATATAATTTCATTATAAGGTTTTAATGTACCATAAATGGTCCGGATATTAGCCTAAGCCTTGAAACGAAGGCTACGTTATTTGAGAATAGATAGTTACCTACGGATGTTTGCCCAAGTCCGTAGCTCTAAGGCAAGCGATTAAACAGGAGTAGTGTATTTGCGAAACAGTGTTGCTTGCATCAAAACCTCTTATAACATTGGCGATGGGTACTAACAGGATGAAATATTCCTGACTTATGTTGAATAAACATTAAAAATGTTTGTAGATATGGTGTACGTACAAGACATAGATGGTAAACCTATGATGCCTACAACAAGGCATGGTAAGGTAAGACGACTGCTTAAAGAAAACAAGGCAGTTGTTGTGAGCTTATGTCCGTTTACCATCAAATTAACGTACGTCACATCTGATTACAAACAAGAAATTGTGTTAGGCGTTGATGCTGGGACCAAACACGTTGGTCTATCAGCTACAACGAAAAGCAAAGAACTTTACAGCAGTGAAGTAATTCTTAGAAATGATATCGTAGATCTTTTGTCTACCAGAAGAGAGCTACGGAAAACAAGACGGAACAGGTTAAGATATAGAAAACCTCGTTTTAATAATAGAATAAAAAGCAAGCGTTCAGGATGGATAGCACCTTCGGTGAAATACAAAGTAGACGCTCATATTCGTGTTATTGAAAATATTTGCTCTATACTACCAATATCTCGTATTGTTATTGAAGTAGCTCAATTTGATACTCAAAAGATTAAGAATCCTGAAATATTAGGTAAAGAATACCAGGAAGGTGATCAACTTGAGTTTTGGAACACAAGGGAGTATGTTTTAGCAAGGGATGGGCATAAATGTCAGTATTGTAAAGGGAAGTCAAAAGATAAGATCCTTAATGTCCATCATCTTGAATCCCGAAAAACGGGAGGTGATTCCCCTTCTAATCTTATTACCTTATGTGAAACTTGTCACAAAGAATACCATAAAGGTAATATAGATTTAAAAATCAGAAGAGGCAAGTCGCTTCGCGACGCGGCCGTAATGGGGATCATGAAATGGAAGTTGTATGAAGAACTGAGATCCAGATACGACAGAGTTTCTATGACGTTTGGTTACATTACGAAACATAATCGGATTAAATACGGGATTGAAAAATCCCATACATCCGACGCGTTTGTCATTTCTAAGAACATTAATGCGAAACGAATCGGATGTCAATATTTAAAACGTTTAATTCGTAGGCATAATAGGCAAATACATAAAATGAAAATTTTAAAAGGAGGAAAGAAGAAAAACAATCAAGCTCCTTTTGAGGTTTTTGGTTTTAGGTTGTTTGATAAAGTGTTGTATAATAATAAAATATGTTTTGTTTATGGAAGGAGAAAATCAGGGAGTTTCAATATCAGGGATTTCAACGGAGAAAATTCAAAAGATGTTTCACGCAAAAAGTTTAAACTCATTAGAGGGAAGAGGCATCCGATTATATTAAAGTAAATGAATAGATTTAATAAATTTAATAGAAAAACGTATCATGTATAATAAAGAAATAGTAATATGCGCCGCCATCTGGGTGCAGGACGGCAAGAAGCGTCCCCATCAGCCCACCAATATACCATCCGGAACCGTGTTCTGTGGATTGAGACACCCCTCTATACTATCTCAACTTGCGGCATACGGTATAGCCCATAAAAACCGCAGTGTTCAAGGATTTTTGACAAGCAAGAATCGGTTTTTAACAAGAGAGGAAGCGTCTGAACTTGTTAGAAACAATAATCAGGAGATGGTGGTAGATAGGAATGCCATTAGAGAACAGTTGTATTCAGAAGATTTGTATTAACTAAAAAATAAAACAATATGGGATTTATAATCAGAAAGTCAATCATTTATAATATGATGGACGGCAATCAGTTAGAGTATGAATTTGACAACATAAATTTAGATCATATCACATTTAAAGGTAATGGTAAAGAACCTTTTTCATTTAACAGAGTCCTTGTTGAAAATTTAATTGAGACATTTGAGACTATGCAAGATATATACTCTGATAATTACGGAATTAAGGTTTATACCGGTAATTGCATAATTCAACTGAATGTAAATCCAAAGAACTTAAGTGAATCCTTTTTTGACGTATATGATAGAGATGGGATGAAATTGATATATAGCATACAAAATAGTATCTTGAAAGAAATGTTTGTCATATGATTACTAAACAAGATATACAAGCAGCAGCATCGTATATTTTCCGAAGCAGTTTTGTCTCAGAAAACCAGGCAAGGAAAGTAACGATAAGAGCCGGTAATAAAGCTACCAAGAACCTTGTCAAGACCTTCAGAGGAAAGTTGTTTAAGAAGGCTTTTGGAAGAGCTCGTAGAGGAAAGGATATCAGTTCTTTTGAAAGACAAGAAAAAGAAAGTGGTTTTAATTTCCTTTACAATCTTAATAATAGTCGTATGCGAAGCGGTCATATTATAATAGACGGAATTGGTCTGTTTAAACAAATAATCTATGAAGTTCAACATTAAAGGTAAAAAAGCTGATATTCGTTTAGGCAGAGGTCTGGCGAATCAGATTAAAATAAACAAAACCATCCCAACGTCTCATAAACCAAAAGAAGAACGTAGAATGATGTTTATTTGTGGTGATGATATTGCTTCTCTTATAAAGCGGTTTGAAAACGAATCAAAGTAAAAAAAAGTCGGACATGTATCTTGTCCGACTTTTTTTATATATTTGTGGCATGACAAAAGGTTATTATTGGATACCACAAACAGATGAAACGTTAAATGGCAGAAGCTATTACGTGGCTAAGATAGTAGGGGATATCACGTTTGATACTAAACGAAAAAGAATCGTATTTCAAGCTGATAGGTATTTCCCTGTAGGATCTGTTTTTCATTTTACGCACAATTGCTTCAATTATATCATAACTTGCCGACTTCGTAAGCCTGGGCTGTGGTATGAGGCAAGGAGGGAAGACTGCGGACCTATTGGACCGGATGATGTGGAAAGGTTCGAATCGGGAAGGTTTATTCATAGAAATGGGTACAAATACAATGCATAAGCGTAACTTGACGATTTGCGTCAGATTATAATTTTTTTTCATATTATTTTTAAGCCATCAGACTGAGAAGTTAGATGGCTTAATTTTTTATGATATGCTTGATTTTTGGCTACCTTTGTCTCATAACAAAAATGTTTTATCATGGTATCAACGTGTATTATTAAAAGAGATAATAAAAAGAAAGTTGTTTCTGTCTCTACCAGATCAGGGGACAGGTCTATGTTATTCGATAAGATAGCATCTATTCCTCTTATGGAAAATAGGGAACGGGCTACTACTGTTTTTAAAACCGTATTTTCTAATAAGTTCTTAAAGGCTTTTGGTGACTGGAGAAGGAATGTGCCTATCAACAAACAGGCTTACAATAAGGTAAAATCTAACATCGGCCTTATTCCAGAGACCTATAGAGAAAGGGTGCTGGATAAGGCTTCTAAGATGAGCAACCCTATTCTTGTGTCGAAATCAGATGCACCTTATGGGATTCAAGAATCAGGCTTTGGATTCTATAGCCAAGATCTGGGTGATAATATTATGTTGGTGGATGCTATGGTTCCGTCAAGGATCTCCGTGCCGGAAGAACCAGGAATAGACTCAGGGCAGTATCTACAAGATGCTATATCTTCGGACTTCACTCCCGTATCTATGGTACAGGATAATGATGTTAATTATATGGTTATAAAAGACGGTCTTAAGATATTTAGTCCAGAAGAGCTACCAGAAACAGATTCTAATCCTGTGGGTGTAACGTATCAGACTGGAGAACCTCGTTTGTTTTTTATGAATGATCGTAATCAATTATTTGAAGATTACGGAGAAGCTCTTCGCTCTGGCGGGAATGATATCAGAATAGGATTCTTATCTGGCACCGTTCAAGAATCTGCCTGGGATGGCGTGGCAGACATTACTTACAAGGCTGGAAAGTATGTCCTTAACAACCCCAAATCTTTTATACCTGTTATGACCGCCTCTGCTTCCACTTCTTTATCAACAAAAGGTGGGATAATAAACTACCTTATAAAGAAAGGTCTTTTGTCAGGATCCAAGATATTCGATCCGGAAACAAGAAGCTATTATCTTACAGGAGAAGGACATGCAGGACAAATTAGACTTTTCAATTCAGCCTTAGCTTATACCGAACTTCGTAATCATTTCAGTTCTGATGTTTCCATGAATGATCAAGGCATGATAACCATAAATTCATTGGATAATAGTAAGGTGACTATGAGACTCGCCACCGGAGGAACAGAAAGAGTTAGCAAGGAGCAGATAAAGAGCGATCTTAAGTCTGGAAGATACAATGAATTGGATGCTAAATACGATCACTTTGATGCGCTTGTAGTTTCATTTATATTAGAAGACAATGATCTTTATGCTGATACTAAAGCTAAGATAGTATCGGATTATAGCCAAGAGGAACGTAATCAACGAAATTCTATTGTTGAGATACTGAAAACGCTGGGCGTTAGTGTCGTTGGCATGACCGATTATATAGAGAAGTACCAAACTAAATACGGACACGAACCTTCTGCTAAAGCATTGGCGGATATTGCCAATAACGTAATAGCAGTCGGTGAAGATGCTACTTTGTCTGACTTAGTAGAAGAAACAGCCCACTTCCTTGTAGAGGCGTACAGAGATCAGAATGCTGTTGAATCTGTTTTGCAAGACGTAGAAGGCACTGAAGAATGGAATCAGTATGCAAATCAGTATTATAATACATACGGTAAGGTATATGAAGGAACTGAACTTGACAATGTAGTTAGGAAAGAAATTCTTGGAAAGATCCTTGCCAGGGAGATGCAGGACAGAACGGCGCCCATAGAGCCCACCTCCTTCCTGGGACGCGTCCGGCAGCTTCTCTCTGGAATCGTAAACTGGCTTAAATCAGCTTTATCTACCCAAAGACAAGATTTGAATAACGTTATTAAAAACATTCGTGATCTTGCTATTACCGACATAGATAAAGGATTTGATACTTCTCTTTTAAAGGATAATGATTTTACATTATACTCTCTTTCCTCTATGAACAAGAACAAGTTTCTTGAGTCTAAGATCCGGGCATTGAGAAAAACATTGAGAGACTTACGTCAGATAAGCTCTGATAGGGCTGTAACTACATCTATGACCCTTGCTCAACTTAAGACCATAGAAGATAAGATAAATAAGGTAGAGACCGAAATAGACAAAAATGAGATGGCGGCTGCCATGAATAGCATGATCTCCACAGCCGAAGCTCAGGTCAGATACTTAAGCAATGTAGTAAATACTATCCTTCATGGTGATACCAAAGACGGTAAACTTCATTTCAATACCAATGATCGAAAGAACGTAGATATTATCAACAATCAGGTTCTTCCGATCATGAACGATCTTCGAGGATATATCCGTAATAGAAGTACCGAATTTGACGAACGTGAAAAGCAAGATTATACAAATAGGATCAATACCGTCATTGCCGACATCAATGGTATTCAGTCTGATATTAAATCAGTACAAGATCTTGATGAAAGTACGTTGCTTGACAAGTTAATGAACGAACTTCATGTGCCGGTAGATAAGGTAAAGAAAGTAAAAGAGTTCTTTGATAAAGTCCAACACGATGTGTCCTGGATAAGTAGGTGGTTTGGTATATTAGAACATTCTTCCAGCCCGTTTAATAACGCTCTTGGAGCTATGATTGCCAAAGACAATTATAATGCGATGGTGAATGCCCAGCCAGCCATATCCGACTTCCTGGCATATGCGAAAAAACATGGTTTCAATAAATCTGAATTTGAAAAACTGCTTCAGAAAGTAGACGGCAAGACTTCTAATTATCTTCGTAGTGCTCTTGATATGGCTAAATACGATCGTAATAAGAAGCTGGCGCAGATGCGAGCGTTTGCAACTGCCATGAACATAGAGATATCAGAAGAAGAAATCAATGATGTGGTTGACAATAACCGTAATTATGTGTTTAAAAGAGAAGTAGTTGACAAGGACGGAAATACGGTTACTGAGAACGCTAAATTCAAACCTTCTTCTGATAGGGTTAATACCGACATCTTTACCATCGAGCAGGAAAGGATTTATACAGAACAGATGGAGAAGTGGGATGCTGAAAATTCAGAACTGGAATTTAGTGAAAGTTATGCCACAAGAATGGAATCCATATACAAAAAGGCTGAAGAAGAATTGGGGTATCCGGTTTCTCAAACAACTAAAGAATATCTTAATGCTCTTTCCCGGCAAAAACGGATATTGAGGCAACCTTTTATTGATAGCAATGGTAATTTTGATGAAGTTGCTTACTTCAAGAGCAGTAATTATGAAGAAGAAGGACTGCTTCGTAAACAACGTAAGGAAGCAGCTTCAGAATACATATATGTAGGAACCAGAAGAGTCGATAAAACCGGTGATCAACTCAAGATGGCTAAAGAAATACAAGCTATAAATGAAGTATGGAGAAAAGAATCAAATAATGTTACTAATGCCGTATCAGAATCATTTTTGGAAAGATTGAGAACGATTCAGCGTGAGTCTGGAGGGGAGGCTGCACTGAGAACGCTTATGTTAGGAGGACACCTGGCTTTTAATGATCAGTTTTGGAATGATATAGAGTCAGATCAGTCGGCACGCACCGAATCAAACAACAAGGCTTCGTATCTTAAAATGGCGCATGATATCATTAATTCTACGACAAGTGATAGAGATGCGACAGACGTAGAAGCTATTGTGAAAGATATAGAAAAAAACAGAGCTATCATCAAGGAAATAATTGGGAATAACCGCGATGTGGCTGACATCGGAGAAATCAATGAAGCGACATTTACCTCATCTGAAAGAGATGCTTTTAGGGCTGCATCTGAAGCTATTGAAACCGATTACGCTATTTTAATAGATTATGCTAAGATGGTGGGTCTTGAAGATATTGATAAATACCTTACTAAAAGCAGTAAGGCTGAAAACGAAGTCAATCAATCTTATTTAAATGCTCTTGCTGACTCCAAGGAAGTGGAATGGAAGTTTGTGCAACGTCATACTACGGCAAAGAAAGCAAAAAGGATTCAAGCCTTAAGGGATAAACTATTTAAGGCTGCTGATAACCGATATTTGTTTACTGTATCTGAAACCAACTACTTGTCAGAAAAGCTTGGAATAAGCAAAGAATTAGACGGTAGAGATTTTAGGAATGCTGTCAATACTAAGATGGCCAGCTTGTTTTTAAATAACACAAGAGAATCAGGTATAGAAGAGGCTAATGCTATTGTTAATGAATTTGCCAGAAGTCAAGTCTTTTCATATTACAAACGCATGACTCCTACCGGATATGCGGCTATGCTTGGTAAAATAGGTCGAGGTGAGATAGACGTGGCACAGATGGTTAAAGACGTACAGAACGGGACATCCACACAAGATTATGGTATGAATATATCGTACCTGTCTTTCGACCCTGCAAGAGCGTGGGTGGCTGAATCTGAAGCTGAAAATAGCGGTCGTAACCCAGATTATGTAAAAGATCATGGGTATGGTTATCGTATGCCCAAGAAGAGCCTGTATCGTGATGAATCGTATTTCAATGACTTCGGCATTAGATATGATGCTGATGGTAATGAGATTGCTACTAAAAACGTAGAGCAATGGAATATGATTCAAAAACTTAAGGAAATAAAAAGACAATCCCTTTCCTTATACAAAGAGCAGAGCCCCAATTTGTATGCTATTCCACAGATATCCAAACAAGATATAGAACGTATGGAGGGATTGGGTATCAACTTCAAAAATACGGTTCGTAATTTTGTATCAGATCTCTGTCTGGACAGAGTAGACGATTCTCTATACGGTAAAACCAGACAAGGGGAAGTATATGATCCAGAAGATAGGATTAGGTCTATACCTAAATACTACATATATGAATTAGAGAACCAAGATGACGTATCTCATGATTTTGGTTATTCTTATTCGATGCTTATGATGCAATCATCGTTATACAACGAAAAGCAGAAGTCTATAGAGCTTGCCCAAGGACTGGAGCAGATGTTACTGAATAAGCAATTTGAAGGCGGTAAGAAAGCTGAGGCAACTCAAGCATACCAGATGTTTAGAGACTTCTTTAATGACCATTATTATGGCATTAGGATGAACACCAAGAAACTTACGGTTAACATCGGTGGATACACGATAGATCTTACAAGAATTATGATGGCCGTTGAAAGATTTATGTCGGTCATGAACTTAGCGCTGTCCCCGTTTGTGGCAGCTACCGGCGCTCTGACAGGTCATATTAACCTCATCATGGAATCTGCCGTAGGACAATATATAAGCAAAGATTCCCTTAAATACGCATCGGCTGAGTTTTCACGTCTTGCGCCATCTTGTATAGCAGAAACCGGAGACATAGATAGAAAAAGCAAATTATATGTCATAGGTGAGAGAATGGGGATATTCAATATCCGAAATCGTATGTATGGTGCCGGATATAATAGGGCGGCCAGGACCTTAATGCGTTCACCGATGTATGCTTTTATGGAAATCATGAACTACCCTCTTGATCCGCAGGTTATGATCGCTACTATGGATAACGTTCGTTATTACAAAGGTCGGTTCTACACGTTCCAGGATTTCAAGATGGAAAAAGAACGCAATAAAGAACAGAGCACCATAAAAAGAGAATGGGATGCATTAAAAGATCGTACTTTATGGAGTATGGTAGATGTCGTAGACGGCAAGGTGGTTGTGAAACCAGGATCGGGTGTTACTGTTGAGGAGGTTGAGACTCAGATGGCTATAACCCGAAATCAGGTTCGTAGCCTGTCTCAGATATGTAACGGATCTTTGAATGAAGAAAACCGGACCGCCGCATCACGTAACTGGATAGCCAGGTTCATGACTGCCCACCGAGGATGGCTGGTGCTGGCGGCTCAACGTCTGTGGAAAAGAAGGGGGTTCAATTTCCAGACAATGCAAGAAGAAGAAGGGCTGTCAATTACGTTAAAGAATATGATAGCCAAAACATTTAGCTTAGCTTCCGAGCCTGGTATGAAAAATATCATAGATGCCTGGAACGAAAATAAAGATAAGATGGGTGAGGTGGAAAAGACTAATCTTAAACGCCTCAGTGTTTATGCCGGCACGTTCCTCATCATGCAGGCCGTGTCTATGCTTCTTGCCGGATGGCGTGATGATGATGAAAACGAGGAAAGCTGGCTTACTCAATTCGGATCCTATGTAGGATTCAGAACCATAAATGAAATAGCATCTCAGATGCCGTTTATTATGGAGCTTAATGTGGTGGATATCATTAATGACCCTTTTGTTATGGGACGGAAACTGAAGGATCTCACCGATCTCAGGAACTACTCACTTGATAAAGTAACATCTGGTACATACAAAGGTGAGTCTAAGTTATTTAGACAACTCGCTAAACAGACGTTTATCAAACAATGGTATAACATTAAGACGCCGGAAGACGTAGCACGCGCCTATAACTGGTGGCAGCAGACGAACAATAAGTCAATGATGTTCTTCATCGGCGCCACTCCTGATTCGGAAGGAGACGATGATGTGAGCTACAAGTAGACGAAGAATATTGGGCTTATATTACTACAATATGGCCCTAATATGCTATCTTAGCATTGTCAAAGAGTAGACTATACGTTTTTTGTTCTTACTTTAAAGGTTATGTAGGTTTAATTTTTTCTGAAATTGTTTTCTTACCAGTTCTCAGTCAGCGATGATAGAGAACTGGTTTCTTTTGTTATGAAAAAAATGCTATCTTGCAAAAAAAATAAAATAATGAGAAGAAGGTTTTTGTCATATGATTTATTTCAGACGATAATTCCCGTTTTCGCCGTTAGTATATCTGCACCTCTTTCCACTTGGAAAAATGCCGTTCATATACTTACCACGAGATCGAGGGAAAGTGGTGGTATAAATGTTGGAAAATATGCGGTTGATATTGCCAGTTCCAATTACGTGTGTACTATGGGAGATACCCAAAGTATAGATTGCCATATGACTCCATCTGGGTCCGGCATCAATTGCTATTTCAATAATGGAAATGTCACAGAGGATATTTATCTTACATTTTATCTGGAGGATGTTCTGTACTATTTCTATATAACAGATAAGACAAACGATTCAGATCTTCGTCCTCAACTTTCTATGGATGTTGATAAATATTTTATAGATACTATACATATAATAAAGACAATAAGTGATTTTGTTGCACCTGATACTTACTTAAAAGGAATATGAGAAGAAGATTTGAAACATCATTAAAAATATATGAATATCAAATAGTTAGCAACTGTATAGGGGGGGGGGTAATCATTGATGATGAAATAGTCGGTACCGTTCCACAAAGTGGTGTATTTACCTTTCTTTCTATAAAACAACGTCTGGGTTCTATAAGTATCCAAGGAGGAGTCCCATCTAATACAAAAGAGACTATCAGCGAACAAACAGAATCTACGAAAGAGCTTGTAGAGAAGGATGACATTAAACTTATTATAGGTAGAGTAGAATCTCCTTCTTTAGGTTTTTTGATACGTCTTTATTTGCCTGACCAGTTTACAGTGAGAGAACAAGAAAAGAAATATGTAACATATCGTGAAATACTATATACTGCTCCTGGTAAAAAATACAATGTAAACAATGATAATCCTATTGTAATGAATTACACCAGTGAGCAACATGAGTACCCAGATACGATAATAGGAGATCCTGTAGATAAGATCTACGAAACCGGCTCAGATACATCATGGAGTTGCGAACTTGTTGAAACTAATATTGAACCAGAGCCTTCTCCTACATCTTTTCAAAATTTGACCCTAACATCAATAGTCAGACCTATTATAACCAGGTTGGGTCAAGGCACTTTATATGCCACCTATTCCGCTCATATAAAACTTGAATTATATTCTAAAGCGTATGGAAGTATAGGTGAATATGTGGTAACATCGGAGACAGTTACGTTCGACAATTAAAACAATTCTGCATATAGAATCTATACTATCATCTATATGCAGAATTGTATATATAACTGCCTTAATCATTTGGAATAACTCCCACTACTTCTTCTGTTGCAGCTTTTTGTTTAACAAAATCTTCTGCCTCATCCCAAGAAGTAGCCCATATTTCACCAGCGTATTTTCGCCCGTTGATTTCAAATTCTGTCAAAAATTTCTTTTGTTTTTCTTCTTTTGTTTTCATAACTATAATTTTTAAAAGTGAATAATTAATTGAGATATATAATTATCTTAATTGATTTATAAAAAATGTACCCTATCTGTGAAAACTAAACCAATACCTTCTATAATATATCCTACTACAGGAGCTTTGTCAAATTCCTCCTTCGTAGCCCAAGTAGCATTATCAGGCATCAGTTCCTTAAATGCGTCCGAAACATCACCTTGGCACCAGCAGTTATTTGATACAACAACGCCTTTCCCTTCGATATTGACATACATTTTTCTTCCACCACATCCAAGGCCATTCCATCCTCTTGGCACGTTTTCCACCATAGGCTTAAGCACCCAGCTTTCACCGTCTATCCTAACCCATCCCGGATCGTCTTTGTGTTTGTCGTACATATTTTGCCAAAAAGAGCATTCGTAGCACCATCCCTTGTCTTCCATGATAGTTCTTATCTCACACCTTTCAAATCCATCTGCATCCATCGTGTGCGGAGAATGAGGCTGGTGAGGGGTGCCACATTTCGGACATACGAGTTTTAAATTCTTTTCCATATTATTTAATTTTTACGATCTTAATGGAATCTCCTATATTGTATTCCCCTTGGTGCCCAACGAATTTTATTAACCTATTACTGTGAGCTATTGAAACTCTTTCGTCTTCACCATAATACATTATACATCCACCACGTAAAGGTTTTAAATCGTATATAACCCATCCGTCATTAACTTGATTATCATATTTGCATGATGATAATACAAGTGTCATCAATAAAACAAAATATTTCATATTATTTTCAACATAAAAATTTATAACCTGGTTTTACCGCTTCCGCTTCTTCTTTTGTATCAAACATTAAGGTAGTAACGGCTCCCATGCCATAACAATCGTAAGACACTTTCACCCACCACCTGAAAATTCCCGATCCGTAATCATCATAATACGGCTCGGAAAGAACCTCTTCTACGTACCCATCTAAGTAATTCATGATCGTTCCTCCTTATTTTTAGATTCTGCTTCTTCGAGTATGCTAATTACTTTGTCAACAATATCTGAATCGGACATTTTCTCAATAAAAACATCCATCGCCTTAGTTATGTCATTGGCTTCTTTTTCTTCAAGAGCTATTTCTCCACCGGTAATAGCATCAGATAATGATGTAGATAAGTGTCTTATCTTATCAATGTTCATAAACGTAAATGGATTACCACCTTGACCTCCACCCATTTCTTTCATGATCTGATATCCACCTGAGATAAGTCTGCCTGATGTCGTGGCCAAGGAGGATACGATAAGGGCCAGGACCGCCGCTTCCGTCCGCTCCTCAGACACACCCTTCGACCACACGGCTGCCCTTATAGCGCCAGCCAGGTTGTCTATGTATGGCATGAGGCAGTCTTCCATAACTTGTGTTATATCAGCTATAACCTCACTACGCTCTTTATTTATGTAATAGATAGAAGCATTATACCTCTTTATCTCCTTATCCATATCATTTAAAAAGCGCTTGATGTTATGCTTATACATAGGACTGCCTTTAATTACCTCCTTCAGTTTAATAATGTAATTATAAGCCTGGTCATTTACGAACAACGTCATGGTCTCAACCGTTGAATGAAGTGTGTTAAGACTGTTAAGAATCTTATCGAAATTGTTTATCAAATAAGCTCTTTTAGCTTTTGCTGCATAGTTAATCATCGCACTCAAATTTTAGATTTTCAAGTTCATTCAATTGTTTTTTAAAATATTCAATTGAATCCGTTCTCTGTTCCTCTGCACATTTCAAAGCTTCTTCTTTGCTTTTAAAAGCTTGATATCCTATCGTATAAGGAGTGTACCGGTTAGGGGTATCGGCTAATAAAGTACCATCATAATCTTCTATTTTAGCTTTTACTTTTTTTATTTTACCATCTTGCAGACATGTGTCTGTAACCCACACAAATGTACCATATTCTTCTAATTCCTTTTCATACAATTCATACCATCCCGGCTTAGGAAATCTTGATGTGAATTTAACCTCAGTATCTTTTTCTAAAACATTAATATCGTATGCTTCCGGCCACAGCTCTTTTATGCTGTCTTCGTCTTCGGCATACGCTACAAGTATGAATGAATCATCGGATTCACCACTACACCAATATGGATATTTTATAGGCCATTTGACTGGACGGTAGTCGTTACCACAGTCGGATTTTTTAATATAAAATCTTGCTATAATCATATCGTTATTAATCTGATAATTTTTCTATTTTAATTGATTTTGATGATAGATAGATGTCCCATGTTCCTCTACCTTTGCCACCTTTTTCGTTCTGATTTTGGATTATCAAGTACAGATCTCCGTCTTCGTAGACTTTAGCTTTTTTAAAGAAACCTGTCATTTCATCTCCTGCTTCGTGTAAAATACGGATCTTATCTCCTTCCTTTAACCCATAATTGGAATCAAAATATTCTTTTTTGATTCTATCAATATTGTCTTTATGATTTTTTATAGCACGAAGCTCTTTTTCCCATAAATAATTTAGTTGCTCTCTTGTCATTTCTTTTCCTCCTTATCTAAGCTTTAAATGGTAATATTTTATAGTTTAATATGGCATCGTACACTCTTTTGTCTATATCTCCACTTTTTACATATTTTTCCGCTAACTTTTTCAGTCTATTTAATTTCGCCTCTTTGTACGCCTCAAATGCTTCTTCAGGTGTGTCGAATACTCCAAGATGTTTCTGTTTGCCATTTTTGGATCCATCACAACATCTTGCTCTAAATTTACCAAGTTTTGTCATTGTTACACCTACAGGTAATGATTTATTATCACTCCATTCTGACGTTATAGTCTCATTTACTTCCTCTGGCACGAATAAGCATGTATTTGGAGAATATATTTTATTCCCCTGAACAAGTATATCTTTGTCTAAGTGGAATGTGTCATTTTTGCAATTATCATCATAAAATTTCTTAAAGTTGCTGTATAATTTCCACTCATCGCACACGGTGCAATCTTTATATGCTCCTTTTTTATTTTTAGAATAACATCTTTTTATTAAATGCATCCATACATTATAACTTCTATCTGTCTTTTTCCCATAAAAATCATTTATTCCTACTCCGCATATAAGTCTTTTATTTCCATCTATATGACATTTTGGGCATCCTGCTCCGTTTAAATGATTATGAGGTGTTTGCATAAACGATCCATGAGTCTTACATATTATTTCTACCTTCTCATCGTTTTTTATATAAACAACGTTCGAGTAATCATATCGTCCATTATGGACCAGTGTTGCTTTTTCTATAAATCTATTAGTTTTAGCTTTATCTACATTTATACCGTGACCATGTTTATCAAGATATAACATAGCAATAATATTCCATGCGCATTGCGCAAGATGATAACACCCCGTTTCTTCATCTATCTTATTTCCTCTTAAATACTCCATCATATGCCTTTGACTTGCAGCTCTATACCTATTTATGCCATTGTCAAGATTCTGCCAATTATTAGGCCCATATTTCTTAGCTCCGGCATGATAGACTTTTACAATGTCCTCAATTTCTTCCATCGGAAGCAAATCCCATCGTAGTTTATCATCAATGATGTCATTTTTCACTGATTTCCCTTCTTTTTCACTATTGCCTTTTTCTGAACTAACAGGTTCTAATAATTCTAAGGGCATACAAGTCTTTCCCCCTTCATAATATATGACAGCCATAACATCTACATTGTAGACATCTTCCGCCAACTCAACTATAGCTCCTCCAGGAACAATGTTATCTTTAAAAGAATAATCCTTTTTAACAAAAAGCAATTCTCCCTCTTTGAAAAGGATATTATTACTCTTCAGTATATATTCAATTGGTATATCGATTTCCATACGACCTTCATACGACAGCGTAGCCTCCTTATCTCCCTTTTTGATATCTTTTTCACACACTACCTTAAGTCCTTTTTGGGCTACTAATGTTTTATAAGCATGAACATCTTTGTTAATAACCACGCTTTCCCCCTTTGGTATAATAATATCATCCATCTTTTCCATTGTTTTATCGTCGTTTTAATTATTTGATATAATAATATAGTCCATCATTTTTCTTTTATAAAGAGATCAAATTCTTCTCCGCTCATAACAATGCGGTTAATGATAATTATGCCGTTATTGTTATAATCATCACTTTTAACCCCCATATCATTAAGAACCTTCTTTAAATCTTCAAATGTGGGACCTGTCTTTCTTTTAAAAAATAAAGTAGCATATGAATCCTTTCCGTTGTTTAGTTTTACTCTCACGGTATAGACATATCCTTTTTCCTCTTCATCCTTTTTATTGACACCATCAAGGATGCTATTTATCATATCTTTGTCCTCACGTGATAGATTGGATATAGCGATTCTGCCCTTCAATCTAAATATTTCGTTTTCGTTCATAACTTTCTGTTTTTGTTGTTTTCAAAATATTGCCTTACAGCTTCTATAGCCTTATCATCATCAAAAGCCTCTTCAAACTCCGTATAGAACCTATCTCGTTCCATGCAGAACGTGTTCTTCCCTTCTGGTATAGGACGGAATACAACCACCCTCTCTTCAGCGTGATTGGTTCCTATTATGTTATTATCTAAGATAATAGAATATCTTCTTGAACTTTTATTGATAACAACATCATGTTGAAGATCATACAATTTAAGTATCTCTCTTAATTCATTTGTTTCCATTCATATTACTCCTTCCAAATTCACTTTAATAGAACCATTTATGGTTTTAATACTCCCATCTATGGTTGAAATCACATCATCTAAATCATTTATAATACCTTCCATGTCATCAACCACCTCTTCCATATCAGTTACAGCTCGATCTGATTCCCAATATCTTTCTGAGTCTTGTAGCGATTCCGGTATATTATCTCTCGCCTCAGTCTCTTCATCTAAAATCATATCAACATCATCCTTGACTAAATTTATGTTATACTTCAACTCCGATAACTTTGATTTGATGTATTCAAAATCTGTTTTATACTTATCTACGTTTTTAATAACACCCAATATTTTTTTTCTTCTCTTGTCGTTCATGCTTTTATTCTATTATAATATTCGATAATCTTTTCTTTTCTATCTCCTGGTTTTACTGCCATATTCTCAGCCAAGAACCTAAAATACGACACCGGTATGTCCTTGAATCTAATCCCTTCATATTTACCAAACCACATTATTATACTGTCAAGATCGTCTTCTCTCCTATCATCTCCATTTACAGATTTAAGCGAGGCTGCCCGACGAAGGATCTCGTCTTTGGTAATAATATCACCCATCCTTATATTGGACAGAAGTTGATCGCCGGCAAACATACACCAGCCCTTAGAAGGGAATTGTTCGATTGTCAAGTCTTCTATCCGACCAAAGCGTCTCATGTTGTCGCAGCAATCAACTATCAGTGCCTCTTTCTTGTCAGGATGGATGCGTACTGCACGGCCTAATATCTGGTAATATGTTGAATATGAGAATGTTGGACGCCCAAACATCACACAATCAAGTTCAGGAAAGTCAAATCCTGTAGCGAGCGTTGAATAATTAAAAACTACCTTTAGCTTACCTTCCTTGAAATCGGATATAATTTGTTCTCTTTTCTTTTTGGTTGTTAATGATGTTACGACACCGGTTATGGCTCCCATTTTGGCATTCATGAACTCTGATATTCTATTACATGATTCGATAGAATCCATACAGACCAAAATGGCTTTACGCTCGTTCATAAGCTGAAGAAGGCGCTTGTAGATAGAGTTGTTTAAGCCATTTCGTACAATGCTTTCTTTAATGGATTCATTGGTATATTCGGCTCCGGTACTGTTTAACATCAGAGCCGATTCGTCAAATGACCATCGTTCGTACTTAAGTGGACACCAAAAACCTTGAGAAGTTAGCTCTTGTATTTGTATTACATGAACTAACTTCTTGAAGAAGTTATGCTCGTCTTTTGTCAGCATATTAAGTTTGCTATAGTTTCCTTCCAGCATGGAACTGTAGGCTCTGAGGCGGCAGGGGGTGGCGGTGAAGCCCAGCACTTTTGCCTGTGGAAATTCGCTCATAAATTCCATAAATTCCGAACCTTCTTCAGGTGAATACCCTGCATGACAATTTCCGGAAACAAACGTATATCCTTTATATCTTAGCACTATACATCCAGATGGAACCTCTACGCAATAAACTTGTCCGGTGTATTTTTCATATCGTTTATACATAGAGTTAGTGCCTCTTAGTTTTTTGTCTTTTGTTATAAAAAGCCTATAAACATCAGAATATGTTTCTTTTCTGTCATCCTTCTCAATAGAAACATAACATCCGTGACCAGCTATTGTAGCTACAGAATTATAGAAATCCACCTGTGTTTTATCTGTTGATGAATAATAAAGCATCGTATTGCCTATAATACTCCCATCCCACAAAGAGCATTCTTCTATTACTGATCTTGCTTTTTCATAAGACATCGGGAATGATATATGATTTCGAATATCCTTTGTTGTAAACTTTGGCATTCTTACCATAAATCTTCTTTTATTATTTGTATTCTCCCCCTTTCCTATTTTTCTCTTAACTTCCCATATCTCAACGTTTGCATTCTTACATAAATAATGAATCCTTTTTATTTTTCTTTCTTTTGAAAACGAAAAAGATACAATTGTGTCATTATCATTTTTGACATGGATATTTCCGTCTGCCTGTGTTGCTATAAATAATCGTTCCATATCAGATAGTAGGTCTTCTCCATTATTTACACGCGATATCCCTGATACTGGAATGCATTTTCCGTATTTAAAAGAAGCTTCAGATATTTTCTGTTTATACCATTTTCCGTATTTCTTATCATAAAACAAGAAATCATGATTCTTTGTTACTGGAAGATCTATTCCATGTTTAATATGAAGTAAACAAATATCACCATCGTGCGGTTTATTGATATATCTGATAGGTGTCACAAAATCAATAAATCCTTTATCATATTGAGCTACCCTTACATTTTGTTCCAATTTATTAAATTGAGTAAATCCTTTTTCAGTTAATATTTCCACATCTCCAGTAAAACATTCGTCTATTAACAACGTGTCTATCCCTATATCTTTCAGCCTTGCTACGTCTTTCTTTATGCTTTTAAGTGTGGCGTAGGTCATGGATGATAACTCTTTTTTTCCACATGAAGCAGAGTATATGGTCGGCTCAGATCCAAATGATGTAGCCTTTGCATAATTCTGTTCCAGAATCTCTTTCGAGGGCTGCAATACTAACGTCGGTCTATTTATCTCATGCGCTATCTTGGATATTAGAAGGCTCTTTCCTGATCCGCATGGGGCTACGATTATGCCAGGCTTCTTAGATCTTCCCGTGAGAAACTTAAGCCCGGCATCTACTGCTTCTTTTTGGTAAGGTCTAAGTTCAAAGCCCATCGCAATCTATTTTACTGTTTTCTGAAAGTTCTATTATCGCCTCCTTTAACATCTCCCTTGCCTTATCTTCGTCATCTTCAAGCAGGCATACACTGCACGATATGCCCATACGATCGCCATAAGCCTCAGCATTGCCTAATGTGAATGCACGGCAGTAATCATAATCCATGTTTTTTGCTACGGCAATAAACTGATTATCTTCTATCAGCACAGAATATTCAGCATCAGTTTCACACATGATAATGGCTTTATCTTTTTTTATAGACAATACCTTGTTTCTAAAAAGTCCGTTATAAATCCATAGTTCCTTTCCTGCATTTCTATAAAACGCAGCCATGTCCTCCTTGAGTGTAACTTCTTTTTTCATGACTTACTTGTGTTTAACGTCAGTAATTAAAACATATCTTTTAACAATATCTTCAAGTTCTGTAGAATATAACGTATTAGAACCAGATTCGTACTTATACAACGCATATCCGTTGTTTATATCCAGTATCCTAACAATATGCTTCCCTCTTTCATACGGATCCATAAAGAAGTTTCTTGATTCATATCGTTGCCCAACTTTGATTTTGTCAGTTTTCTTCTTCATCTTATAACGATCTACTGCCCTACTTATTTTTATAAGAGCTGTCATAAACAAGTATGATGAGAAAAAGGCTATTACTCCAACCATTAAAACTTCTTTCATTGTATTCCTTTTAAGTAGTTAAACCATATATCCTCCAGCTTTTCTTGAAGCTCAAATGCTTTCTTGAAATTCCCGCATCTTACAGCAACGTTTCGCATGTCTTCTATGTTTATAACTTCCGGATCTTGCCGGTATTTTGTTCTTAACTTTTGAATGTCTTCGTATTTCATTGCTTTATCTTTTTAGACGGATCCCAATCTGAAGAGAAAGGGCATTCATTTTTGTTATGTAATCCAAAATCGCAATAATAACACAGCGCCGACGGGCAGGGTAGCTTGTTTTGCGGAACAGGCTGGCTTAGGGTGGCACGCCGCTTGCTATACCTGGCTCCTTCTGCTCCCTGGATGTACGCTTGAAATGATTTTACACTATTATCTTCAAAATCATACATTTTAGATAAAGTGTCATTTAGCATCTCTATAGATTTTGTTTTACGTTCCTCATCTACCTTAACCTTTTGGTACTGCCTGGTCCTGGTAAAGAAATATATGTTCATATCTGGTAGAACCCCACCATATCTTCTATAGATGTAAAACGAATATATAGGATGCTGTAAATTTGTTTCCAGCTTCTTAGAATCAAAAACCTTATTCCCCGATTTCCAATCTATGACATAATGATGGATCACTCCTTTGCTCTTTATAGCCAGATGAAGGTCTACCGACCCCACTATATACACATGAGTATGAACGGTCCCATTTATATCAACTGGCTTAGGAAGACGGTACGGCAGCACAAAATCTTCTTCGACTCCAACTATAGCACCATGTCTTATAAGTTTCTCACAAGGATTAAGATCACTATCAGCTATCATAAATCTATTCCCGTCTTTTTTAAAAAGATCCACAATCCAAGCAAGAAGCTCTCCAGATTGCTTCATGGCTATCATCATATTCTCTGGTGATTGCCAAGGTATGTCTTCTTGGTAAGCATAGTAACTTATAGCTTCCCCAAGATCTTTACCAGAAGGCTGTTTCCCGTTTTTAAAAAAGTATTCCAATGTCTTGTGAATGACCGTACCATAAGATGTAGCCTCCTGCTTTTCTGTAGATCTCTTTCCTTCTATATAAGTTTTATACCATTTCATTGGGCATGTTAAAAACGTATCTATCTGAGAATAAGATATAGCAAGACGTTTTACGCCATTAAATTCCTTATATAGCAGATGTGTATTAGGTACTATCATAAACTATCATCTTTAAATCCTTCAGGATAACAAGTAACATATTTTTTTCCATCTTCTGGTGTCATAGCAAACTGCATATAGTTGCTACGATTACGATGTTTGCCATCCAATCCTCGTTTCCAATACAGTATTCCGTCTATGTCCACATAAGATCTGCCACGATCCCTACGCACAATGTCTGTGTGCAACAGATACCCATCCGAAGACACGATCCACACCTTATCACCCTTACTTAAGTAAGATATCTTTTTCTTGATAATTATCTTATCATTTTTATTATCTAATGCAAATTCCTCGTCAGTCATATTCCTCTTCTTCTACTTCTTTTGTTTCAAAATCAATATCATAACACTGATCATAATGTTCAGTTAATTCTTCTGGTTCTAAATCTTGTCCGAAATCCATATTATAAATATCGTAAATAATGAAGCACTAAAAATCACTATTCCTGCTGGCATAAAATCTATAATCCCCCTTTTTAGTTCTTCAATTAGGCCCAAGTTTAACCTTGGGCCGTTACATTTATTCCTTATCATCTCCTTTTAACTTCTTTAAAGTATCTGCAATAGGAAGCTGATCAATTACTCCCAATGCCGGAGCAACGGTTTTAACAACATTGTTAAGGAAATTACCGGTGCTATTCTGACCTCCATCAAATACCGTAATATTTCCAAGATTAATGTGTTCAAATGCCTTGACCTGTTCTCCGGCTATTTCTTTCCACTGATTAACCATCTTATACTGGATAGCAATCTGAGGATTCGATTCTGCTGCTTCTACCATAGCCTTAAATCCCTCTGCTTCTGCCATCAACGACTTTTTCTTACCTTCGGCTTCTGCTTCCAACTTCATCTTAATAGCCTTTGCTTCGGCTTCTGCTTTTGCCAAATTAGCTGCTGCTTCAGCGGCAGCCCGGCGTTTAATCTTTTCTGCTTCAGCATCAGCTTGCAGAATGGCTTCTTGCTTTTGGGTTTCAGCCGGCACAATCTTTTCAGCTCTAAGAGCAGCTTGAACTTTCTCAGCCTTAGCCTCTTCCACTTCTTTATCAGCAAGCTCTTTTGCCGTTTTTACAGCCGCTTCCGACTTAACTCTCTCTTCTCCGGCCTTCTTTTCTGATTGAGCTTTGATAACCTGTAATTCTGATTCTGATATAGCAACCTCTTTCTGGGCATTGTTATAACCCACAGATGCGTTTTTCTCAGCTTCAGCTTTCTTGATCTGAGCTTCGGAATCTTGGATTGCTATAGCTGCTTGTTTATCAGCCTCAGCCTTATTCTTCCCGACTTCTTCCATTCTTTCAGCCTCAGCTTTGTTTACCTCAAGTTCTGCCTTAGATCTTGCGATCGCCGATTCTTTGTCAGCCAAAGTCTTTGCAATAACCGCAGCCCTATCTCTGTCTGCTTGGGCTACACCAATCTGTTTTTCTTTGTCGGTTAAAGCCAAAGCTACTTCTTTTTCTTTCCTTGTTTCAGCTACTACCGTTTCCTTTTCTTTTTCAGTATAAGCAATTTGAATCTCTTGTTCTTTTTGGGTATTAGCTACAGCCGTTTCTTTTTCTTTCTGTTGTACAGCAATTTTAATAGCACCCAGCTTTTCCTGTTCTTCGATATTAGCCTGTGCTTCGTTCAGGGCCTTACTTTCAGCTTCTTTGCCAAGATTCATGATATAGCCAGCTTCGTCCCTGATGTCGCTGATGTTAATATTCAAAAGGTAAAGACCCAACTTGTTAAGCTCGTTATCAATGTTCTTTCTTGCTTTGTCTAAAAACTCATCCCTGTCAGAATTAAGTTTTTCAATTGTCATTTCAGCAATGATCAAACGCATTTGGCCATAAACGATATCCGTAATAAGATTTTCAGTAGATTCAGTATCCATTCCCAAAAGTCTTTCTGCTGCATTCTGCATGATTTCAGGATTTGTGCTGATCGCTACCGTAATAGTAGTAGGTACATCCACTCTGATATTTTGAGATGACAAAGCGCCGGTAAGCCTGCAATCTATTTGCATAGGTTCCATAGACAAAATATCATAGCTTTGAATAATAGGCAATACAAATGCTGCTCCACCATGATACAATTTCGCCGATTTCTTTTCCCCACCTGTCTTACCATAAACGACCAAGACCTGATTAGGCTTACATCTACGATACCTTGATAAGATCCCGATGATCGTCAAAATAATCACTACAGCTAAAATTGCTGATACGTACATAATTGTTGTCATAACTCTTAAAATTTAATTTGTTGATATAAAAAAAATTAGATACTTAATTCTCCTTCTTCGTATTTTATATTCACCTTGTCACCGTTTTTGTAATTTTTCCCAGACAAGCATTTTACCCTTATTTGTTCCTGTCTTCCATTTCTGGTAATATTTACCATATAATGATCTTTCCCTGATCTAAATACTATTTCCACTTCTCTACCATTTAAATCTTCTGGACATTCGTATATTGTTTCTTGTTTTAGCTTAAGAAGCAACTTATATACATAAAACAAAACGATAAAGAAAAATGACCCTATTATGACCCCTACCAAATGAGAGCCCGAAAAGTATGTAGTCCAACTATATCCAAGAATAAAATGTGTGATCCCTTTAAATGATATGATGTCTGATAAGGACATACTTAAATCCGAAGCATCATCAATATCAATATCTGTATCTAAATCGGACCCTAACACTGATAGCAAGAATTGTATAACAAAAGCAAATGATGCTATTAAAGCCATGCATAAAATTATATCACTTCCCATATCCTTCTGTTATTATTTTGTAAACAAGATCAGTCATATCTTTGATGGATTCTGTATCATAATCAATAATAACAATATTGAATTTTTGTTCCACCATCACATCAAGCTCAATTTTATCAACAGAATCTAATCCAAGTTCTTTAAACGACACATCTTCTTCATGAACTATATCTATTTCCGAATGAAGAAATTGAGTAATAATTATATCCTCTATTATCTTTCTGATTACTACTTTTTCCATTGTTTTCTAATTTTGTTAAATAAATACGTTTTTATGTTTTTCAATCGCTCTTTGTCTGTTTCCGAACTTCCGGTAAATAAATAATCCGGATTAGCCTTAGCCGGCGGCGTAGGCAATTTAGATACGGCAAACAACCAATCCATTTCCTTATTCCTCTTAGACTCCAAATAAGGTTCTGTAGCGATCTTAAATTTTTCAGCTATTAAGTCAAAGAGCTTTGAGTTTTTAAGGCTCATATGGACTGAAAAAGCCTGAGAAGGCGGTTTCCATATGAAGTTACATAAGCTCATTGTGTAATCTCCTGACTCTGCTATATAAGATTCTGTTACCTGAAGTATGACCTCTTTCTTAAATGAAGTGTTACCCATAAACCAACATAACCTGGATTCTGCTTCTTTTCTGCTGACACCTATGTCTTTCGAATATGATTCGTACATCCCTATCATAATCTTCAACGTTTCCAGAACCTCGTCCGTCATTTCCGGTGTCTCTATATAATTCACAAAAGACGTTCCTTTGTTGGTTAATCTCATCACACCTGATTTTAATTTCTCAACCAGGCCAAGCTCTATATACCTCCCAGCGTCTTCTTCTGGCATAGCTTCGATCATAACCGCATCCTTCTGTCTTATAGCAAGAAGATTGGCAAGATCATTAGGAGTCATGTCTGATGCTGCAAGTTGTCTGAAATTGATGTACATACCTAATCAGCTTTAATGAAAATAACATCCTTATCGTCCTCTCTGTCTATACATTCGCATGAACCAACAAGCATGTCTGAAAATGAACATGAAAGACAATTTTCAAATACACATCCTTCACATGTGTCACCTTCCACACATTTTAATCTTACAAGTCCAGCAGTAAACACTTCTCCTACTTTAAATTCCTTCTTTTTCATATATCCTCCTTATTTTTTTTAACTGTTGTACCCTTCTTTAATAATCGAATTTCTACCAGTAGATACCGACTGTCGAAGATCGTCATGTACAGAATCTACCGTAGAATACTTGTTTCTGGTTGTAAAAATCACTTCCAGCATCTCCTTGTAATCACCTAAAGCCACTTCGTATCTTGGATCCACTTTGGCTTTTCTTTCAGCCTCGGCATTACTTTTAGCCAGCTCTCGGTCAAGAAGATCTTCTTTGATTCGGTCAGCAATCATATCAAGTTCTTTTTTAATAACTTCTCCTGCTGCCCGAAGTTGACCTTCCACGTCACCAAGCTGATCTTGGACGGTTCCTATTTCTTTCTTTAAACGATCGTATTCGTTAATCATACCCATATCACCTGCATAGCCGGAAAAGTCCTTGATTATTCTGGTTCCTTCTTTAAGGAGCTCAATAACTCGTCTTTTGCGTTCTCTGCTTATTAAAGACGGAAGACGATAATTCATATCCGCCACCGCCTTGTCGTGTATGGAGTTGATTAAAAACATCTCTCTTTCATCCCCTGCGAACTCAGTAAGAACCAAAAGGAACTTACTTATCAGGTATTCGTTTTCTTCTACGGTAAGTCTCATACGTTTCTTTTTTTAATATACTGACTGTTCTTCCTTTACCTCTTGTTCTTGATCTTGATTGTTCGTAACGTCTTCCACAGTATAGAGCTTGGGCGGCGTCGGCGGCTGGTTGGGGTTCACGAACTTCGTCCCTCCCTCCCCGTACATCCATCCATGCCCCGGCAGGATCTCTGGGTGGATTGTATTAGTAAGCTCTTCCATACTAACTTGCCTTACCTTCAGTATATGATGAAACACCAGTCCGGCCGTCCTGAATGATGTTTTGTTTTCAGTTTTAAACCGGTCAAGAGTCTGATACCAATCTTTTCCAAATATCATATACTTATCCAGCCCGTACCTACGAGGATTGTGCAAACCTATCATTAACGTACATAACTGACCCAACGTATCAGATTGGTAAAAATCAGAAAGACGCGGAGGCTGCTCTTGGGGACTTTTTATCCGTCCTTCTATTTCTCTGTTGAATTGGGATATAATGAGAAAAAATATGTTTTTATATACTAATTTAGCCTCGTTCATAACCGCCACCAAATCATCTATAGCCGACTTAGGATCCAATCCCATTCTTTTTATCAAAGCAATATGATCGACTTTAAATATTATAAGACGTTTGTCTTTATGCTTAGTAGCTATATGATATACAGCCGCCTCAAACTCTTTTACCGTACACGGAGCGTCGATGTATATTATATTATTTCTGATTTCACCTTGAAGGATTTCAAACATCCTCATCTCTTCTACTGTATTAGAATCTTGCCTTCTTAATATTTCAGGAGCCCGCTTTTTCATATCCTGGCTCATTCTGCGAAGAAGAAGATCTTGAGGATTCATTTCGAACTCGCAATTGACAAGAAAATAATCTTCTGCTTGCGGGTTGATCATCGGATTCATCACATTTTCCAATATCTTTTGGGCCACATACGATTTACCCACAGATGGCCGAGCTCCTATGGCAATAGCATGCTGAGGGAAAATACCTCCAAGCAAAGCCTCATCAATATAATCGTATCCGGTTTTAGCGGGGATAAGCTCTCCCCGCCTGTATTTTAAGATATTCTCATACGCCTCTTCCATAACCTGTTTAGAGGTTTTGAATATCCTTCTTATATCTATCCTATTTGCTATCTCCTCTTGCATTTTTGTCACCTTTTGTATCCAATTTGGATCCCCTATTAGCTTTTACTGATTTATACCTAAGACCATTCTTGGTATGAGAACAATCCTTGCCTTTCCTCCAGCCCTTGCCCTTCTTCTTGTCCGTTTCGTAGTTTTTACGACCAAGCTCCCGGCGTTTGGCTTTCTGTTCCGGTCTGGCATTTATCTCCTTGTCCTTTTTAGCCTTTTTCTTCCTGGCTTCGGGATGAGTCCTGTAGTACTCTGTCGATCTACCCATGTGCTTATGTTTTTTTTGATTAATAATAGCACAAAGATAGGCAATTCGCGCCCTATTTCAACCTGCCGTAGCTCATATCAGGATCACACCAGACATACCCGTCTTTCTCATCATGAAGATACTCAGGGCATCCTCTGCATGCGCTACTGCCTGACACTATTTGGTTGTTCTTATTAGGGCACTTATCTCCAGGCTTATGCCATTCTATCCTTGAGCCTGATCGTTCTTTGTTTGCATGACAGAACTGAAATACTTTTCCCATCGTCTTCTCGCCGAACATACCTATATGTGTGTATTCTTCCGGTATAGAGAGAAATTCAGATAAATCTTTATACATCCTTTCCCGTTCTTCCGGCGTAGACCACAGTCTGTCAAGTTCGGCATGGACTCTTATTTTAAGAGACCTCAGTGATGGGCCCGCAAGCCGGCCTTTAGCTTTTCCCTTATTCGGCCCTGATTCATGAACACCGACATAAGCGTTGCATGGTTTACACATCATAACCATCCCTAAGCCTTTTCTGCTATATATTTTATCGGCATTGACCAGCTCAGTTTCTCTTCCGCAATAAGGGCAAATTTCGCCTCTTAAAATCCGTTGTTGCCGCACATTGAGTTCCATACTCTATCCTTTTGTTTCTCTTTAAACTTTTCATACAAACTGCTTTCAGTTTCCATTTCCGAGATCTCCACCTCTACGTCCTCTCTTTTGAAAATTACTTTCTTGGCTGTAGGATACGCACATTTAGAGATACGAATAGCATTACGAATAGCGTAAACAAAATACGTTTCTGGTGATGATTCGATCACCACTACCTCGTTTAAAGTGTTTTTATAATTTTCCATGTTGTTATCTACTTGCTTCAATTACATACCCTGTATTATCTTCACATGCCTCTTTGTATTCGATAAGAAACTTAAGAAATGAATCATAAGACCCCCATCCGTTTTCCGGTTCGTATCTCAAAAGACTTTCTCTCTTGGAGATCATAATATATATACCTTTTGTGAGTATCTTCGCCATCTCTTTGGTATCTATTTCCCTACCCAATTCTTCCGGTCTCCAAACATAATCGTATAGTGTTTCTTTGTTTTCTGATACGAATATTTTTTGTGCCATCTTGTTCATGTTGTGGGTTATGTTTGCAACCCATCTACGATCCTCTTCTTTCTTCTTGTTCTTAATATAAACATCCAGGCTCATAATATTTCTCTTTTATTTTGTTATTAATTATCAAATCTGCCACATCATCTCCATCTCCTACATTTTCAACATTTTGAAGATAGTCCGATACTTTTATCCTTGACTTCATCATCATCCCATCTATCTTTTTACTCCATGTGTCAAATGCTTGTCCTTTGTCCGGAAAAGCTACAGTCTTTCTATCTTTTAAAACATCTATCACTTCCGGTCTTAAATTCTGCAACCCACCGGTAGCTACAAATAACTCATCTGGTTTATTCACAGCGCATATAATAGCCGTCTTTTCTGACTCCACCAAATTAACTACCTTATCCGGATACTGGCTTAGAAGATGTTCTCCAAACAGGCATTGTCTAAACAAGAAGTCTCTTGCATGCAACGAGTGATAAAACATAACATGAGGCCGCTCATTGTCACCGTCTTTTTCCTTCACTCTTTTTACATCAATCTCATTCCCCTGGCTGTCGGTCTTTATGTAAAAATCCATAATCTTGCCGGTTCTACATACAAAGTCCTTATCTATCTGCCAGAATATACAACACCCCTTCCATCCCCATAAGTCCATTGTTCCGACATGATACCTTCTGAACACATCAGATACCCTTTCTTTCCCCCATAGAGACGATAAAAATCTAAATACGGTGTTTCTATCGTCTGGAACTACAGTCCTCTCAAACTCGCTAAAAGGTATGTAATTTACAACGTCAGGATTTACAGGAGGACGATAAGCTCTTATGCACTTATTTCCCGAAATCCAAAGATCTTTATCACCTACATCCTTGCCGGTAGGTCGTTTATCGTAACCGCAAGTCCGTTCATGATCGCATCTTCCGAACTCGTTACCAACAACCTGACCTGTTGCCACATCAATATAAGGAGTGAAGCACCGGCTTTTTCCGCAAGCCGGGCAGGTCAGCTTTAGTCGGCTCCTGCCAGGCCTGCGGTCAAGTTGAAACCGGGGTACGTTTTCGTATCTTCTAAAATCAAGCATTTTTGACTCCTCTCATTGCTTCTATGATTCTATCCGCTATATCTATAGACCATGACACCACATCCGGTACATATACTCCGCAATCTATTTCTCCTTTTCTATCTTGCATTTTAATGAACTCAATAGAATAAGCCTTAACAAGATCGAATCTACGTTGTTCCCAATCTACGTCTTTGTTTTCATCATCCACAGGAAGGGTATCGAGATAATAATTTAAACTCTCATTTATCACATTCCCATTATCACCATAGAACTGTATTCTGTCATGGTCGCTTCTTGTAGTTGAGCTACTGAAAGTGATTACGTCTATTATCTCTCCTGTTCTTCTAATTTTTCTTTTCATACTCTTCTTGTATTTCTGACCAATATAGGCATTATTATTTCGATGGTCTTGCCATATTTCTTATGAGATGCAAGTACACATATTGCATATTTATCTCCTATTTTCAAATCTTTCGATAATCTTAATCTCGAACCCCTTTTGATGTTAATAAAATAATCACCAAAAGGATTGATGCATATCGGTTTTACGATTTCTATATAATCTCCTTCAGGAATAACAATATCGTTCATATTATGAATCTTTTAGACATTTCCTCTGCAATATCATACACGACCGTATGATCCTCTTCATTGTACGGCTTATTGATATTCAGCACTCCTTTTCTCACTTTGAACTTCTTATCTTTTCTAAGGTGATTCAACATACCTTGTTGGAACACGCAGTCCGCCTTTTCAAGTGCTATACTGTCTTCTGTCCATTCTTTCAACGTATATCCTTTGCTGCTCGTGCTTTTTGGAGAAAAGTTCATAATACGTGCATCAATCCCATACCATGCTTTAACCATTCTTCTTTCAGCTTCTAATTGAAATGCGTATGATTCCCATATTCCCCCTGATTTAAAGTCGAGAATAACCACTTCTTCCTTCTCCACGTCTCTTACCTCCTTCTTCGGATCACCTTTTTTGAATTGTCCGGTAGTTCTCTGATACGTGGCTCCAAAATAACCTTCTTCTTTGTATTTGAATGTCATTTTAACCATCGCATCTATCGGCGTAGCTACCAAATAGTCTTCTAATGACAATATTCTTTCAATCATCATCGGCTTAACCTTATACTCCGAACAAAATTTGGCAAACTTCATAATTCTGACAATCATATCATCAAGATCATCAATGCTACCAAAGAAACGGTCAAGATTCTTCTTGGATATCTTTAGCTTCCCTTCTTGTACTGTTTTGATGATAAAGCTTCGATTTAAGACTATATCTCTACCTGTTAGGTACAATCCGTATAAGTAGTGCATGATCGTTCCCTTATCAGCTTCATACTGCGCCACCTCTTCCGGATTGCGACCAAGCATCTTCATCTCTTGCTTCCATTCCTGAAGTGCGGTCTTATCATCTACATACCCATCTTTGATTAAAGTTGTTACTGAAGCATATATCTTGGCCGTCCCATCATCCATCTTCCTTACATAAAAACGATTATCGTCTAATGTCAATCTTACGAATTTGGGAGTCTCAATCTTCTTTAACTCATCACAGATATAAAACGGCTCTAACGTTTCCTGATTTTCTGTAAACGGATTCGAATCTTCCTCTCCAGGGTTAGGATCTGCTTCCTCCGCCGGAGCTTCCGGTTCCTCCTTCTGGGCCTGCTCTGGCTCAGAAGCCGGCTCTTCAACTACTGGAACCTGTCCGCCTCTTTCTGCTATGTCTCTGTTCTTTATTAAAGACATAGCTTCCTTTTTTAATTGCTCCGGTGTTTGATTAGGATCTGATACTGACATCACAACATCGTTCATTCTAAACAACGTATTTCCTTCTCCTTCCACCATAGGTACAAACCCTAAATCTATTAATATTTTAATCTTTTCTTCTATCATACCTATCAATTATTTCAATAATCAACCTACCTCTTTCCTTGATCATTCCTCTGCTTTCCATATCCAGTACCTTCTTTACCGCATACTTCCACACAAAAGGAAATTCTGTTTCAAGTTTATCAAATTCCATCCGGTCAAGATACATGTCGAATACCGTATGCTCCGATTCATGAAGGAAAACTATATTATCCCTGCAAGTAGCAACCGACTTATATATCCTTTTCGGAAGTATGTGACAGACGTTACATACTGTAGGAAAATGAATAGCTTTACCAGTCATAGACATTCGAATAGTACTCAACTCCTCCAACATAAGACGAAAAAACCCGGATAAATCCGGGTTCTCTAACTTTTTCTTCTTGCTGCTGTTTTTAATGGATGTAATTCTGTCTTTTTTCTTCGGATTCAACTCTTTGCTCCTGCAAGCCTGGCATAAGCCATGACTTCTTATCATCACTTTTCGTCCACATCTTTTGCAGACGTACAATTTCTTTTCCACTTTTTATACTTCAATACAAGTGATATAATCGAAAAGGATACTGCCGTTAAAGATAACGTATATGGTACGTTCATTAACCATCTTGGCACTTCTTCTGTCTTGATCACTATCAGCAAAGTAGCACCTGCTACTACCAATAATACAATTGCCATCGCAAGTGCTACACGGGAAACAACATCACTCATCAGTTTTCTTTTCTCCCAATTTTTCTACACCTTTTTGCAGATCGTATTTAAATACTTCAATGATTTTCGTTTCTGCAATAGCTTCGCAATTCCAGTCGCCTAACGTACCTTGCATCCCCTTAGTTAACACAGCCTCAGCATCTTTTGGATTGCCGGCCTGGACATACATATAGCATGGTGTTTTCTTTTCTTTACCTTTCTTTTCATCCAGTGTAATGTAATTCACCTTACACTTATACCAGTACTCAGCTTCTCCGTTGAAGAAGATTTCCGACACTTTAATAGGATTGATCTTGACAACATCAAACACCTTATACAACCCCTTTAGGATTTCATAAGATCTTGACTCTGCCTCTGTGTAAGATAAGGCATCTACCAAATACTTTTCATTTACTTTCTTTTTTTTGCCGTTCTCGATATTGTCAATCTCGGCTTTTACCGTAATTTCAAACCAGCGATTCATTGTATTAATATTTAATTAGTTGACTTCTTTTTATCTATATTATTTTTAAGTCTGGCAGAGCACCACTGCAAAACATCCATCATCATCATCTCATTATTAGATAAGATACCTTTTATAACTAAGGCCAATTGATGCTGTGACATTCGTTGGCTCATATCAAATCTTCTTTCCTCTTCATTTACTATCGTAGCCACGAAATACTTACACCCCTCCAAATGTGTCAGGGCTTCAATCATGGCTTCTTTAATCTCTTTTTCTTCCATCCTGTTTGTTTTTTTTGGACAAAGATATGTCTTTTGATAATAAAAAAGATTTTAAATAACTTAATTTAGCTTATTTTTTTTACTCTTCTGGCTCAACTGGTATGGACATGTTGAACTTTTTCCTGATAAATACCTCTGTTTCTTCATTAAACGGATAAGCCTCCTTAATGAAATTCATAGCCACCTCCATGTCGCCATCTGCTATATCCTTATACCTCTCAAAGATGTCAACCATGTCGTTGTTATATGAACGCTCTTGTTTTATATTGTACACGTATTTCAATACCCTATCTTTGATTTCATTGGCTTTTTTCACGGTGTCATTGAAGGTATTTATACTTGTCAATTCAGGGTTTTTATTTTTCTCATCTATCTTATTAAACTCTTCCTCGCTATATCCTGTTTCTCCTTTAACAGCCGGGCAAACACCCTCCTTCATGATCCAAAACTGTTCATACGATCCTGCCAGATATCTCGATTCTGTTTTAAATGCATTATACTTGACAAGCAAATTGGCCACCTCAGTTGCACCTTCTATGGTTCTAAAACCGATGCCGATATCTTTTAATACAAATAATGGAACTCCTGTTTTGGGGTACGAGATTTCTTTTTTGTTCTTTATATTCCAGTTTTTAGCTTCAATTGGAATACCTTTATTAGCAAGCTCTTTGTCTATATACAGACTTATGTCTTCGTCTGTCAATGCCGTAATCTCATCTCTGCTTAAATCAAAAACTGTTTTCATTTTTCTTTATTTATTAAATTAAACAACTTACTTCTTTGTTCAGGCTCCGTATATTCCACCCATATATCGGCCGCCACATTTCTAAGAAATTCCATAAAGTCTTGATGATCCCTGTATTCAGTAGAATCGACTTTTCTCACAAAACTTAGAATTTCCTTTAACATCTTATTGTTTTCTTCAAGAAGTTCTCTGTCAGTCATAACCTTTCAAATTTTCTTCTTAAGGTGTTGACGCTTCACAGCTCCGACTACCGCCGACAACTCCACGTCCCCTTCCATTGTTACCCGAAAGATCTTCTTCTGTTAAAGAAAAAGACATAGTTAACGTAGGGGTATCCTTAAAATACCAATCACATAATTCTTTTAACTCTTTACGTTCATCCTCGTTTTTACATTTATGGATGGTAAGGTAATTCATTCTTTCCTCTTTTTCTTTGTCTGTTAAATCTTTTTTCATAACTCTAACTTTTAAAAATGAATATTATTACCAATCTCCGCCATCATTTGGTATTCCATCAATGATGGTTATACTATTTTCAATGTTACTGCCTCCATATTGCGTAAATTCCGGTGTAGGATTATAGTTTGTATCTCCATGCATCATTACATGTAATGTTCCGCTTGCTGAATATATCCACAATCGTTTTCCATCTTTCTTCCATTTTTTGGCAAGCCTCTTAAATGAATCAATTAGCTTGCATTCTTCTTCCGTGCATTCTATTCCGGCTTTTGTTCTGTATTTGCTCATATCTCTTTATATTATTTTAGGTATATAATTACCTTACTAATTCATTCTACGTCAAAAAGTTGATCTAGCACCAACAATTCCGCATTCATATCTTCATCTTTCGGAAAACGAACTTTTATATTTCCGAACTTAGATGTCTTAAACAAGATGTAGGGGTTCATGTCTTCGGCAGTCACCGGCTTATATTCCTTAACTTCCGACATCTTGAGATACCAGTCGCCTATTTTCACAAACCCGGAGAAGACAGAGCACAGATGTGCTTTCACGGACAGTATTTCTCTTTTATCTTTAAGGGGTATAATTTCCTCCTTCCCTCTTATCCTGATTGACAGGAAAGGACAAATATTATCTGTTTCATTTTGGAACTTAAAGCCTGTTATAGCCTGCTTTGGGATTCTTCTCCCCATTAATACAAAATAGCTCATTGTTGAAAATATTTAATTGGACATAAATATACAAGTTTTACTAAGATATCCTTCTGTCATCTCTATGAAATTCACACAATCTAATTTGCTTAATTTGTAAATCAATGCCGGATTGTGTATTATGGCTATAATTTGTGTTTGTGGTTTATGGAATGATAATACATTATAAATTTGCATTATATTGTCAATGTCAAGATTCCTGTCTGGCTCATCCATGAGAACCGTGTATTCAAAACTGCTTTCTGCTAATGTTATGCGGTTTCTTTTATAATACTTCAACAGGCTATCAATCCTTTTAATCCAAAACGCATTTGATTTTTTCTTGTATTCTACAAGATCTTGTATTGGAAACGTATAATCCTTTTGACCGAACATTAAATTGAAAAGTGATTCCAATGATAACACCACTTTCTCTCCATAAGATCTTCGAATATTATTCACATACAAATCTAAATTGCTGATGTTTTTCAATACACTATCTCGATTCATCTCCGCAGATGGTAATAAACGGAATACTTTCCCTGCATAATCGGATGATATGTCAATCCCATCAAGAACCTTGTCATCATCATCAAATATAGGTGGAAAATCCAGTGCCTCGATCGGTATTTCAGAGCACATGGATTTCTCACATAACGCATACATTGATATGATGTTAAGCAAAGTTGATTTTCCACTACCGTTTTTACCTACAATCACATTCACTCCTGGCTTGAAAATAAATTCTCTGCCATTTTCAAACGCCTCTATGTCAGAAACATATTCAAATGGAGTTTTTGTGTTGTCTTTTATTTTTACTGATGTTATCATATGTAATCCTTTTTAAAAATCAATTACCGCCCGAACCCTGCCACTGCCGTACTTGCTGTAGCTGCCCGTGTCGCCAATGAAGAAGTACACGTACCACGCGTTGTGCTGACTGCTCTCAGTACTGGACCAAAACCACTCCGAGGCTAACGGTTCTGCGCCTATGTATTTAAGCGCATCGTTTATACTGTCTTTGTAATGCGCCATTAGATTGAGCTGTCTCAACGAAGGGATGTATTCGCCATCTTTCAGTAGATTTCTCAATTTTGGATTTCTGACTACAAGGCGTTCCGTATTGCCGCGTCCATTAATGTCAAACAGCGCATCACATTCACGTTCGTAATACGTCTCACTTCCGGATTCTTTACGGCTATCATCGTCAAGCAATTGTACTCTATCATGCTCTGTTAGCGAAATAGCAAACGATACGTCTTTGTACTTTAACCCGATATACCGCACATTCTCTTTGCTATTCTCTCCAGTAAACAACTCTAAGCGTCTGTCTTTGTAGATTAAATACAAACCATCTCCTCTTGATGGTACTCGATTTTCACATGTGCATCTTTCATTTTTAGGTCTTACAATTATATCCAGATTATCCAACACATGATCTTTTATAACCTCCCCACATATTTTTCTTACAAAACCATAACCTCCTTTTTGTTTAAGTTCGTCATTCACCATACATCTGATCCAATATTCTATTTGATTGTTATTCCCATATGTATTATTCATACACTGTTTTACAAGTTTTTCCAATAATGGTTCTATGTTTTTGATTATGTCTTCTTTTGTAATGTGAAGCTCATTTAATATGAAGTTTCTTATTATTTTGTATTCTTTACTTGTACTCATAATATTCTATTTTTTTTCAATTAATCCCATCCTCCATCAGCATACAAAGATACGTCTTCCTCTTCTACATTCACACCCTTAAGAGCTTGCAGAAGCTTTTTCTTTGTCTCCCTACACATATTGTAACCATATCCCTTATACCTATATGACCTTTCCCATGTACTCACTGGGAAAGGAACATTTTCATCAATAACCAGCCTCTTCATATGAAGATGTTCGAAGAATTTCTCATGGTAGAGAAGTTTATACTCGTATCCTACTACATCAGTAGATGAGAATGGAAAATAATCATCTTCCTTTTCTTCGTATTTAGACTCCTTGTAGTAAGCCATTTTTGCCACAGTAAAGTCGAAGCTTCTAAGAATCTCTTCTGGCTTTCCAAACTCTGACTCTATGAACTCTACCCACACCCTTTCTCCCTCTTTCTGGAACGCACAGACCTTCTCATTCCTGTACTTAAATTTCCATCCTTCTTTTTGATGTTTTTTATCATTGAATAAATCGACAGCTTCCTGGAAATCGCTTTCGCTTTCAAAGAATACATCAATATCTTTCACTTTTCCCCCAGAAAGAATATTCTTAAAACATCCACCAGCTATAAATCCTTTATGACCTTCCATGTATTTGTCAAGCCATCTTATTTGCCAGAAGTTATCAGGAGTATCTATTACAAAATTGTTCATGTCATTTATATTTTGCTGTTACCAGGCGAGATAAAAATCCCGCTTCACAATAATACAGTGAGTGTAATTACTCAGGTCAATTCCATTATTCGTAAATGTATCCAGAACCCGTTTTTCCACGTGTTTGAGTTTTACTATTATTCCCTTCTTAAACACTTCTATCAACTTCTCATTACACTCAATAGGTCCAATAAGACAGTATCTATTCGAAGGATTGTCTGATATACAATATGTCTGACATCCTAACATGTTACTTAAAATTACTTCGTTCATAATTTCTCTATGATTTTAACAATGAATTTTCTGTTTACTGGTATTTGATAAAAGCATCCTCCTTTCCCGTTTTTAAACATAACCGGTTTTCTCGATTCTGTGTCTCCTCCCAACAATTCAATCAATTTGTCTTTCCATTTGTCGGCATCCTGTTCGCTCAAATATTTCATTACTACTTTCGAAGCCTCCACCCAGTCATAATATTGCTGGTTCCAGGGATTCCCTATAAGATCTGAAAACCTTACTGATATAATATTTGGTCCCAATCTCTTTACAGGATAATCCTTCGAAGCATCTACTATTGCCATGTTTACGATATATTTTAACTTCTCTTCAGCCGCTTTTCTCTGTTCGTTGATTAATTGCAATGTCTTTTCTATTTCTCTAAATTCGTTTCTCATAAGCTATGATTTTAATATAATGTCTACAAACTCTGTTATTTTATCAACAGATTCCTTTGATAAAGTATATCTTCTCCAATTCCATCTAAAATGCGCTTTCGGAAGATTCTTAGTAGAATATTTGTGATTTCCATCCTTATTAGTCCATTCGTAGTTATCATCTGGATCCGCTACTTTTATTCCCGATTTTGGTCCATTTCTAAAGCTGTATAACATTCTTATAACAGATTCAAAATCACAATTAATATCAAATAACATATGGGTTACTTTGTTTATCAAAGCCTCATCTTCTTCTGATAATTTCCCTTGATCACCCATATCTCTAACTGACCAATCTTTTAACTCCGAAAAATACACAAAAGTTAATTTACCTGGAACTATTTGGTATCCATCAGATTTTGAAAGTATCAATGATAACTCTTTTACAAAATCTTCTTTTAACTTTTTTTGCCCTAAAAGGGCTGTATATTTACTCAATATGTACATAATCTATCTAAATGCTTTTAAAATTGCTCCAAAGGAATCATATTTAATTCCCAATGTATCATGTGCCTTTTTGGATCCACATTCACATTCTCCCACCTTCTGTCCTGATCCACACTCACACAAATCTATCCCCCAGTGATTGACACAGTGGTCACAGCAGCAGGACTGGTGAAGCCATGTGGCATCACCAGTATCCAAATTCAATTTTTCAAATGTTTCCCAAAACATGCTATTTGAAGCACCATTATCAAAACTGATAGTGACTGCTCCGCATTTACATTTTTGTATGTATTCGATTTTCATATGTATATTCTATTTTCAAAATATCTGGGGACAGATATTCTTGCAACTCTAATTTGCGTATTGGGACAAGACAATCCAGATGTTCATCGTCCATTTCTTGCTTATCTTCGTCTACCCACATCAACGTGCCACATTCATAACATTCGGGACACTTGTCGGCTCCACATGGAAGAAGCATTTGCGCTCCACATTGAGTACATCTTACCCAGTCACCATGCCGTATTCCTTCGTATGTTCTTGTTTTCATATTTATTGTTTATCATTTATAACATTTACTTCTTCGCTTCACAAACGTCTCTTATATATCTGAGTGATGCCAATCAGAAAATTTTTGTATTCCTCCTTTGTTTCTGTCATAATAAGAAAAATAGGATAATTTTACCGTTTTCATTTTTTTTCTGGATTTTCAGTAATTCCCAAAAGATACTCGTTACCCTCAAAAGGAATACAATAAACAAACACCGTCCCATTCAAACATTCATATTTAGTCTCCCCATCCTGATCGTCTGTAATTGTTCTTATAAATAAACTGGCCTCCCAATCGTCATCTTCATAATATTTTACTAACACTTTGTCAAACGGCTTAAACTCATATTTCGGCTTTTCTTCAATCCCGAAGAAGCGTTTCAGATATTCCTTAGCCTTTGGATTCTTGCTTGCCTTTAATGCGTTAATCATCATCTGTTTTTCCGAATCTGTTGCAAGTCTATAACGTTCTATATTGTTTTCGTTTGCAGCAATATCATCCGATATATTAAGACTTGTTCCCGCTGCAAGACTCGCATACAAAGATGTTAAATATTTCCCATTAGTATTTAAGATAAAAATATAATTTCCTTCTTCGTTGCTTAAAACATCTCCATCTTTGAATGCGACATATTCTGGAACTTCAAGAAGAAGACGATTTGCGTCGTTAAACGCTTTCCCCGTGGACGAAAACCAATCCGCTAATACAGGAATCGAATGAATTACAACCAATAAAGGATATGCATTACACAAATCATCTTCATATACTATTTCTGCTCTATTTCGTCCTTTCTCTGTCACAATCCGACCTGATATTTTCCCTTCTCTTATTCTCTTCTCCGTTTCTAAATCAAACGGGATTGTTACCATTTTATGTTCCATAATCTTATTTGTTTTTATTAGTTCCTAAAAGATGTTCGTTTCCTTCGTATGGGATACACTGACTAAATGTTACGCCTCCCAAACATTCATATTTGTCATATGTTCCTGATCCTCTGGAGAATAAATGCAATTTCCACCTCTCTTGGTTAGTTCTTCTTACCAAGACTCGTTCAAATGGTTTGAAATCATGTTTCGGCATCTCATCTAATAGATACTCATATTCACTTAAATATTGTTTTATTGTATCTATTTTTCTACTGTCTGCGACTTTTATAATCTTTTCTGCTAAAAATTTCTTCTCTTCTTCTATAGCCTTTCTTACATTCCGATTTTTATCTTCGCTATACACATCAGTCCATAATTTGTAACCAAATTCAATATCTCCAAATGCTGTCATTCCGCATATACATCCCATTACCCCTTTGGTAATAATTCCATCATATATAAATTGATATCCTTGAGTACTTGTTAATACATCTCCTTTCTTAAAATATGCTCCAGCCTCCACTTTCAATTCCAGAGTGGAGTTACCAAGAGTGCAACCTTCTGTGTTAGCATATACAGCACTTATTCCACGTCCATCTTTTTTTACAAAAAGTAAATTATAAGAATCTGCACAGTCTTTCGACTCATATACAAATTCTATTTCAATATTGTTTATTAATACCGAACCTTCTATTTCTCCGCTTTTAATTTCTCTCGCCATATTTAAATCAAACGGAACAATAATTGGATTTTCCATATTTTTTTTTGTTTTTAGTTATTATAAAATAGGATGGGTTACTTACACCCATCCCAGTTGTTTCGCAATACTTTCCATCTCGCTATATGCAATACGATGACATCCAGCAGTCAGCATATCGTTTTCATACCGGTTTATTCTCCACCTGTTGCCGTCTACGTCCTCTACCAGGCCATGCCGGAACTGACCTCCCTGGTGCAACAGTGACACAACCTGCCACATTCTTCTGGCTTCCTCTATCCCGATTTTTATTCCCTTGCTTGTTTCAATAATCTCTCCTTTTATACGCATCCAAACATTTGGTTTATCATAAGAAGTAAGACTACACGCATGCAAGAAATCAAGTTCTCCTGACTTCCATTTTTCTAATTTTTCATAGAAATCCCTACTACGTTCTTCTTCCAGCTCTTCCAGTTTCCTTAACTTTTTAACCTCTTGTACCTCTCTACTTATTCTATGTTTTTCAACTCTTTCCCGATATTTCAACCAAGTTCCTTCACCACAAACTTCATCTACAATCACATTCACGGTTCCAAGGACTTCCAGTGCTTGATGATTCAACAATATCTGGAAAATACGTTTCAATTCACGGGCATGTTCACGTTTAATCTTATCTGATTTCAATGATAATTCATGGTTATTTCCAAACCACTCGTTTGCGCTCTTTTTAAGAAGACTCTTGGGAGTCCCCATATCGAAGAACTCAATATAATCCATCAGATTTTTAAACTCTCCCCAAATATTCTGATAAGATAATTCGGTTCTGGCTTTCTTGTATTTTTCAATAGCATCTTTAATAGATTCCAACCTATTGGTAACAAAGGCCATGTTACCAATATAATATGACATATTATATCCAACAGAGAACACCTTTGAGCCAGTTGGTATTGCGTCACGAACACAACATTGATGTTTGCTTGTAGTAGAAGAATAATATGTATCATTAATCAAATACGCCTTTCTCCCACGCTTGTTCCGTACGATTCTTCCAATCTCAAAATGCCTTCCATATGAGTAAATACTTTCTCCTTCAAAATAGAAATCACTACCATTTGCTGATTCTTGACTTTCATTTGCCCACAAGTGAGCGACCATTGAATTGTTCATATAAGTATCTTTTTAATTGTTTAACTCATTTCTGTTGTATTGCTCCCTCTTTTCGTATTTTTCAATACGTTCGGTTATCATATCGCAGAAGATTTGCCCCTCTTTTTCGGAACCTCTGAAGTAACCAATCATCTTCAGGATATTCCCGTTAAACTCATGGACAAACTTGTTGTAATAATGTTCCCCCATAACTTTCCCGTATTTTTCCATGAACAAATCCTTGTCCAGTGATTCATCCTTAAAGCAGCGGTTGTAATCCCATCTTACGATACGAAACAATGTTTCAAAATTCAATCTTTCCATATCCTATGTTTTATTTAAGTTCAAACCTAATGTCTTCCGGCAACTGAGAGCGGTCTACCTTATTCACAAAATCATCAAACTCTTCCTGTGTGATTTTTTCTCCATAACCGTTCCAGTTGAAAGACAAAGTGTTCGTGTGAGAATAATATATAACATTATCGGTAGACAACCCATAATCAAACACACAGAGCATTATCTTCTTTTCTGCTTCTGCTTGTCTGATTTTCTTATCGTATCGCTCACAAATTTCAGCACGCTTTTTCAACATCTTTGCCTTATGAACCTCTTCCCTACGTTTTTCGATATTTTCTGCGGAATAATACCCGGCTTTAATGCGCTCTTCAACAAGCAAACGTTCCTCGTCCGTTAATATCAAAGTAAACCTTTCCTTTTCCGGTGTATACGGATTTACCCATTTCTTGCCACACAGGTCTTCAAGTTCAACAAGAAGCTCGTCTGATTCACGTTTCCATCTATCCACAATCCCCAGATTGAAAAGCAGATACTTGAAATACATCTTATCCTCAGAGGCTTTATATAATTCTACGCATTCTTGTTCTGATATACGCAAATACTCCATTGCCACAGACATACCACTTCTTCTAACGTGATATATGCCATTTTCCACCGGATACATAGGAGCACCATAATGATTACAGCAATGCAACGGTATGAATTTAGCTAATTCTGGGCAGTGTTTTATAATCACATCGTGATAGCAACCACTCAAGTATTCTTCGTATATTCCATATTTGTTTTTCCATCTAATATCGGCTATTATACTCCAGTTGCATATATTGTTATGACAATCGTCGTTCAACGATACTGTGGTTCGTATTCTATATTCGTTTCCGTTTCCTGTAAAGAATTTTGTACTTGAATAAATTAGTTTGTTTGCAGTTTCCGTATTATTTTAGTTTAATCATTATACTTGTGAAAAATAAAATCGGCACAATTTCCCGCTATATTATTAGCGTCATTGCACCGATAAAATCCTTCTGTTTCCCAGTCTACATCTACGGGATATCCTTCTGCTTGTTTCAAGAAATTATTAATTTCCTTTTCTTCTTCATCCGATAAACCAGTATAATCACCATTTATCAGAGCACAAGCCCAATAAGCCGGAAGCCTGTATATTATTATCTCTATACTCATAACTTCATTAGTTTACAATGGCAATCTTCAAATACAGGGACCAAACCCTGCTCTCTGAAATATGCGGTCGCTATTTTAAAAGCGTACAAGGCAGATCTTTCTTGAATATTTTGTAGTATTTGATGAAAAGCCATTGGTTGGCAAATATAGAATTTCTCATTACCAAGACATCCAAAAACTCTATCCATTGTAATTTCATTACAATTAGTACCATTCAGTATAATTAAATCGCATCCGGTCTTTCTGGTTCCCAAAATAAATATCTTGTTCTTGTTTTCAGAAAGCATAAATATTTCCCTATCAATCTTAAACCAGTCACTCTGGCAACTTTCTACATCCCGGCGAACAATCTCGTCAATCTCACGGGCATATTCTTCTTGTGTTTTCATAAGGCATATTGTTAAAAATGATAACTGAATACGTTTCCTATTTTAATGACTGTTCCAGGCTTTAAACCTTGAACCCATTCTATTAGTGTTATTGGATATTCTACAATATATCCCGAATACGAATCAATGTAAAAACGATATGGGTATCCACAAATCCCATATTTTACTGCATTAATAATATTATGTTTAGTCATACTTTTGTCAGCATTCATTTTATCTACCTCATTTTGTATAGCACGTATCCAGTCCACTTTTATATCCTCTACGTTACCATTGTAGACAATTTCATCATCAATCTCCCCCTTGTCAAATATTTTACCAAGACAAGGGTCATTTAGTAAATCCTTAATCTCTCTATTTCTGTAACATTCTTGTATTTCTTCCATGTAATCTATAGATGTGTCATTATAGGAGATTTCCTCATCCATGTATCTCCCTGTATATTTTGACTTTTCTTCTAATTCAAATATTATTCCATTCATAAAGCATTTTTTTTAAATGTAGTTATATAATTTCTGAATAAAATCACTCATGGCATCAGCATGTTCTCTAAGGTCATACCAATCCATTTTATCAGTTTCCCAGGGTCTATTTTCCCTTATGTATGGGTAATCTACATTAGTGTCTCCTATCTCCAAATTAATCAACTCATCTATTATCGACTCAGGTTTACCAATAATGAAATACCAATATGTTTCTCCCTTATTGTATTCTTCCAGTTCGTTATTCCAAAACTCTTCTGATGTCATAGAAGGGCATTCACTCACTAACTTTTCCCAAGCATTACTGTTCTTATTTTTAGACCAATATACTTTTTTATTTTGTTCTGTGATAGGAATTTTTACTATTTTCATATCTGCATAAATTCTAAAAGAAACTCCAACAACCTGTTACGATAAATTCTCCCATCCCGTATTCAGCGAGCTGCTTAAACGATTCTATCCCATTACAATAATAAAAAACAGCATCATTATCATCATCGTTGATACTCAGCGATAGTTTGATTGTCGTTCTTTTATCGTCTCCTGTCTCTTTCCACACAATCTGACATTCTACGTATTCAGGCTCCTTACCTGTTCTTTCTACAAATTCATGAAATCTTAAATCAATTTCATGTTTGACTTCTTCAACGTTAGATATTATTACCTCGTTTTTACAATCCCCGCAAATAGCATGCGCGAAAGATCCATCAAAATAATCTATTATTTCTCTGGTATTCGGATTTACTATGGCTTCACAAGCAACCTTTGTTCCACCACATCTTGTACATATATATCCCATAATTATCTTCTTTTAAAATGTTCAATAATTTCATCTACCGTAGCCTTACGCCATGTAAGACAGGCCGCGTCTCCCCTGAACCTGCGCTCTTCACACTCTACCCACCTGTCCCCCGTGGCGTCCGTCACTATCAGCCATTGACCTAAGTCAGTATTATTTATTAATGCTGCTATAGCCAGAAACATATCATCATTATTTTCACAATCTATCCATCCTTCATCCCTCCATGCTTTTACTGCTTTTTCTTGCAATTCCATGTATTTTAATATTTCTGGATTTGTGACTATACAATTAGCCCCTTTTTCTCTCACCAGCCAACTATATCCTAATGACATGAGGCTTTCTCTTAATTCTTTGGTATTCTTTCTTATTATGCACCCTTGTGATTTCTTCATCTTTTTATTCTTTTAAGCCATGTTCTTTCATTACTTCTTCTATCAACTCGTCTGTTTCCATATAATATCCCCAACAAGAATCAATCTCTTCCCATTCTTCTTCCTCTTCATCCTCCCTGGATTCATCTTCGTATTTCTTAACGAATTTCACTTTCTTTTCAAGCACATACCCTTTTACATCTCCCCACATCCATATGCCTATAACTTTCACTTCACCATCAATCAATTTGTCAATTTGGATTTTCCAATCGGAAGTATTATTACTGACCATTTTTGTGTACCTCTCCTTTGTACAGAAAGCTATACCTTTAACATAATCCCCTTGACTGTATCCTATCGTGGACCATTCTTTGACAAATATATCTTTGCCCAAATCTGAAAGAATCTGAATCAATTCTTCACATTCTAAGTCTTCTATAAATTCATACGTATAATCATACGTGTAAAGATCTGATGGAGAAATGCTAAAAATTTCTTTATATCCCTTATGTTCAGTGTATTGGTAATTGTCACACCATTCTAAATACCACATTTTATCATGGTTATCATATCTCATTCGATAACCGTCAATCTTGCCTTTCTTAAAATAATTCAGCAAGTCTTTCCATTCAACATATTCACTAATAAGTTTATGTAGTGCATCTATAAGTGAGTGTCGGCTATCTCCGTATTTACCAAACACTTCTCTCCAATCGCACACATCTTGCAGTCGGGACAAATCTCTATATTCCCATAAGAAACATGCTGCCATATCCCAATATTTACAAGGACATGTACCATCAGGATCATAGTATATTTTTATACGATAATCCCCTACTTCTTTTGTTGTAATAAGTTCGTCTTCCATATCTTTATATTTTAAATAGTTCCTAACTTCTCATCAATAAATGCATCTATTGCATCATAGTATGAGCCATTAGAATCACAATCCCCATATTCCTCTGTAAACTCTTTAGCCCACTCTTGAATGATGTTAAATGCCTGTTCCCTGCTATATTTTTTTGGTCTTGTTAGATATTCCACAGCTTCCACCGACAACTCTTGCAGATTTCGCAAGTATTTAAAATCTATTCTATAAGGTAGCTTACCTACTTCTATGCATACATGATGACCTTGTTTAAAGGCATCCTGTAAATCTTCCAAACTTTCTATCAATGACTCAGACTCATCATCTACCCTCACCTTGTATAACTCAAAATCTTCATTTTCTGCTGACACCCATATCTTGTAGGCTTTTTCGTTGGACAATCTTTTCCAAACAAATCCGTCACTGAATACAATTAGGCTACCTGTTACTATCGTATTTTTCATAATCACTTTCTAATCTGTTACTCTGTAATAATAATCAAGCTCTTCTCCCTTAAAATTGTTCATGGCATACTCGTCGGCTTCCCGCCACAACCGGTCATACAATGCAGCCAGTTCACGATCGCTTTCGTAATGTTGCCATATTTTATGATTCAGTACGAGCGTTAATTCCGTGAAAAACTTATAATCGTCTTTCCATTCATTGAACGCACGTCTGTAGGTATCCTTGACACCTGCTATACCATACTTGTCGGCTATGCTGAAATCTTCCCAAAAGGTAGTTATCAGGTCATAGCCGTTCTCCTGCATAAATTCTCGAAATGTCATAAGCTATTATTTTAATCTTCTTTTTACGTTCTTTAACAAATCCCCTGCTTTTAAGCAGGGGATCAATGATTCTTTTATTCATATATGTATTTTTTTAATAATTGATTCTGATATATGCCAAAAAGTTATTATTATATTTGTATTATAAATGTGATTAAAAATGATTTCATACAAATACAACATCTATCATTCCAAGAAAACGAAGTATCTTGATAAGATGCTTCGCGAATGCTGTTTTGTATGGAATCATGCTTTATCCCTACAACGTAGATATTACAAACTGTTTGGAAAATACATACCAGTTGGTAAGATGCAAAAGCATTTCTCTAAAAGAATTAAGAGAAATCTTCTTCATTCCCAAACAACACAAGAAATTATTCAAAGGTTAGACTCAGCATACAATCGTTTCTTCAAGAAGTTGGCTAAACGACCACCTAAGTTCAAAAGAGCTGATTGTTTTAACTCTTTTGTTTTCAAACAAGGAGGGTTTACCCTGAATGGTAATTGTTTAACAATCAACAAAGGAAAGAAACGATTTAAATTCTCATACAGTAGGGTCTACGAAGGTAATGTTAAACAAATAAGAATAGTTAGAGAAACATGTCATCGATATAGTCTGATAATTATTACAGATCATAATCTTATAAACTCTTATAGAAAGACACATGATGGTGCATCTATCGGATTGGATTTTGGCCTGAAAACTTATCTAACTAAAAGTGATGGGAACAAAATTGATTCTCCACTATTCTTCAAACAATATCAAAACAAGATTAGAAAACTAAACAAACGGTTTTCTAATGCAAAGAAAGGATCCAATAATAGAAGAAGGAGACTGTTTGAACTACAACAAGCGTATCGTAAAATAAACGATCTTCGATCGGATTTTCAATGGGGATTAGCACACCAGTTATGCAAACAGTATGATTATATTTTCATTGAAGATCTAAACATTGAAGGAATGAAACGTTTGTGGGGAAAGAAAGTTTCTGACCTCAGTCATTCTTCTTTTATTAACAAACTTACGTATGTTGCTTCAAAGTATGGAGTAACGATACACAAGATTGACAAATGGTATCCTTCTTCCAAAACTTGCGAATGTGGCTGCATTAATAAAGGATTGTCGTTACGCGACCGCACGTGGGTATGCCCAGCGTGCGGAGCGGTAAACGACCGTGATGTTCTTGCAGCCCGTAATATACTTCGGAAGGGCATTTCCGAATTGGAAAGTATGGGTAATTCCGGTTGCAGAAATGCAGGGGTTCCATACGTTTGTATCCAAGAATCCCATTCGCTTTAGCTATGGGAGTATGTCAATCTGGCTGTTCTGCCCACTCCCTGTACCCTACGTTAAAACCAATAGGATCATACCTTTTGATCATAGTGCCATAATTCTCTCTACCGCAATACCTGTTCTTTCCTCCAATGATCCATGCCTCATCGTCTCTATCTGGAGATATTGAGTTAAGATACTTCTCATAATCTTTTCTACTCTTTCCCATCTTTGTCTTGATTTAAGCAATAGTTAATAAAATAAGCAACCTGTTCATTTTCCCCTGGATTGCTATAATCATAAAAAGTCATATCAGTATAATCCAGCATGACTACACGAAAATCGTTTTTTTTGACATACACTTCCGTTAAATACATAGAATTTCCATCAATTTCTATTATCACTGGAAACTGATCATCAAAGTCAAACACGTTATTAGCTTCTTGCCATTCTTTAAACTCTTTAAATTTTAGCTTTACGCTTCCACCGTTCTCCGTTAATGCTTCTTTGATGTACTTTAATCTTTTTGCATTCAGATTGACCTCCGCTTCTTCTATTTCTTTATACAATTTATTTAGATCCATATTCCATTATATTTATGTTGTCAAATTTTTCTTTTATAATATCCAAGACACCATACTCGTTTGTTATCATAGCATGCTTTCCCGGCTTCATTCCTTTATTCTACTTATTTTTAAATTGTTGTTCTTACAGTATTCCTTTAGCCAACTATCCGTTAAATAGCGATTGACTCTATCATATTTCTTTTTCGGACCCTTGCTCCAGAATTTCCATTCGTTTGTAATATCGTTCCCATATTTATCAAACCAATATATATAATATACTACGTTACCGTATAAATCCACTTTGTTTCTCTCCTGTATGATTACCTCGTAAGGCATTTCCTTGTCTCTTTTCTCCATCTTTATCCTCCTTTCTTAAAAAAAACGACACCTATCTTCACAGACCAGTGCCGGTAACTAACTTACATGGAAAACTACTTAACCTCAACTAATTCTACAGAGTTGTAGAATTTAGTGAAGCTACCAACAAATTCTCTTATATTATTGTATTCTTCTGGTCGTTTTCTGTTACCGTCTTTTACATAATTTACCCACAGTCTATCCTCTATGTTCTTAATCGCATTCTCTATCGTAAATTCGTCGCTGACGCTCATTAAACACGAAGACCCGGTTTTCTTATGTGGTTTATATATCCTTGAAAAAGACCACATTTTTATTCTATCATATATATATCCGTTGTTGGGATAAACGAATCCTATCCGGCTGTCACCTTCTTTGGCGTAAAATACACCCGGCTCCTTTCCGCCCTTTCTATATACCACAAATCCTTTTTCTTTTAGGATCTTAACTACTTTATCTAATTTGTTTTCTACGTTCATTTTCATGCAAAAATTTAAAAACGACCCTCATTATATCTCCAAAGTTCTCCACCTTAACCCACTCATTAGCCACTGCTCTAAGTACAGACGTTTCGTATGTTGGAACATTGTCTTCTTCAATCATCTTACAGGAAGCCAGAACTCCTTCGGTCGGCTTTAGTCCACGGTCATGCAGCTCGCAGAGACCGTCTGGCCGGCGGAATGCGCACCACCCGTCTTTCTCTGTCGGCTGGATCATCGCTATTGGTTTTTCCTTCACTGCAAGATACCCTACCATCCACATTGTTTCTTTTAACCTATCAGCGTATCCGGCATCTATGATAGCCTCTATGTCTTTTGGCGTACCAATACAAGGAACCTTACACATATTCTTACATTTATCACATGTACAAGGTTGCTCCCATCTATCATGATCTATGCCAACCAACTTCTTTATCCGTTCTACTTCCTCTTTCATGTCACACTTCTTTCGTTAGTTTATCATAATATGCTTTCAATTCCGGTGAAGCATATTCCATAAATGCCTCAAATAAACATGGTACTTCTACTATCGCGTATATAGCGCACCCTTTCATCGTTGAAAGCTGTTCAAGATCATTACTGTACAGGCACGTAACATAAGCACCTACATTAAATACATGTAAATCTATCCTTACGTATTCCATACATAAAGATAATGACTTAAACAAATCCTTTACATCATTCTTATCAAAGAGTTCTACAAATTCTCTCAATTTCATCTTACTACCCTTTCCACGTGTTTAATTAATACTACTGCCATCCCTTTGCCGGTTTTTATCGCACATTCCGATCCTTTTATCCATTCTACACATCCTACATACTTTTCTGTAGAATGAAAACCTGGATTGTATTTCCCGGATGTACTAAACTCTACCGTATCCCCTACCTTCAGATCCTCAAAAGCAATAGCCCATGTGGTCCAAATTCTATCATGTCTTCCAGGCTGAATGGCTCCGATTACGCCTTTCTTACGACCGTTTTTTATTGCCTTTAGTATTATCTTTCTATCACCTTCAATAAGGCTGCAAAAACGCCCATAAAAGGTCAAATCAACCTGTTTTCCTCCTATTTCTTCTCTTATTTTTGTTATTCTGTTCATTTTCTGATTTTGTTTTATTTTTTTCTTTGTTTTTTCTATCTTCTATAGAAGATGATAATAACATTATCTTTTCTATGTTACTTTTTGACTGTAAAAAAGAATCGCATTTCATTACTACTACGATCTTCTTAAGTTCCCCATTATCATACAGCGATACACGCATCATGTTTTGCGCCTCGTCCACTATCAGACCTGGAGTAGTCTTAGCCATTTTACGTAGCTTATTATACTCCGGTCTTTCCATTTCCTCTGTTGATTACTCTATAGTATTTATCTTTATCCCCCTCTTCTAACTTCTCCAGATAGAAAATCCCATCATGCAAATGAGATAAGCAAAACCGGTATCCGTATTTCTGCGTTCTTCTTACATGATCCCGCAATCTTATTTCTTCACTTTTGTCTTGTACTTTGATCTTAATACTGTCTCCTTCTTTGATTGTGTATAAAATAGTTTGAATCTCTTCCTTTTTCATATTATAAAATAATTTAACGGCAGCACCTATACTCACGCACCACTACTGCCTTATGTTTAACAATTAAATACTTAACTCTTCAATGGTCAAGCCTTTCTCTTTTGCCCACTTTAACATCGCGCATAATTCTGTTTCCGATTTATATTTCGGATCACGCCACGCCCATCCGAATTTATCCAGGACATGATGATACAATTCGTCGGCCTTCGCTGTGTAAACGTCTTTGAATAAATATTCCGAACCTTCTGGTATAAGTGTTTCTATTGTTGCAAAATCAGAATACGACAAACATTCGTAAGCATGTCCTGTTATATCATTCCACGCTTTTTCGGCTTCAAATCCAAATTCTTTTACAAAAGCCAAAGTTAGATACATATTTAATAATATTGTTATATCATATTTCGAATCCGACTTCTTTTCTATTATTTCCTTTTCAAATTCCTTTAAATCATCAGGTCCTAAAAAGATGTATCCTGATACTGACCGATTATTGGCTTCCGCATACTTCTTGCATTTATCATCATTGACAATCTTACCAATGTTAGATAACATCTTTTGCCTCCATTCATCACAAAATTCTACCTCCACATTCATCCAATCAGTATAATAATTGTATTCTCTCGGATGTCCGACCGATGTTACCTTTATGTTATTCACGCCATATCCGTAAAGGCGTTCACTTACCTCATTCGCCCATTCCTGTACAAAAGGAATAAACTTATTGCAATAAGAATCAAAATCAAAATCCGATTCTTCCTCATATTCCGGCATCTCTTCATAATCCTGTTCAAAGAAATAGCGAGGATCTGCTATTGTTTCATAGAAACTTACGTTAATGAAACAAAACTCGTTGGTTGTCGTTTTTAATATCATAGCTTTTTGTATTTACGTACATTTTTCTTGCCATAGAATCTACACATGGCACGAATCTGACTATAAAACACTTTTGTCCTCCTGGCCTCAAAGTATTTAAACATCTCTTCATTCCCTGTTTCCCACACGTAATCCGTTTGAGAACTCATGCGATCTTTCTCCTTGCGTGAATAATGGTAATATGATACCACAACACGTTTCATACCATTCTTTACAGGTACGATATTTACGTCTATACTATTCTCTGTCATATTATTATTGTTTTATGCATTATACAAATACAAAGAGCGCATACCTTCACAGGCCGGCGCTCCTTTCAATAAAAATGAAAAAACTAACATTAACATAAAAATCCGTTTTCTACTTCTTATGTTTTAATCTTTTAATGGCATCCTTTCTTGAATAAGCCATTATTTTCTTTCCATTGATATCGAACTCCCTCTCTATCCTGTTCTTTTCATCCCTTTTTACTGGTTTAGGATGATTGTTACTATGAATACGTCTTACTCTATAAGGATCATCAACCATGCTCGCCAATATTAAAGGCAATAAAAAGCTCTTTATATTTTTTTTCATAACACTTTTCCTCCGCAATTATTATATCTTCCGTATTCTTTTTTCGTATCGTTCAAAATTTCAAAAACCATCTTCTTATGATCTTTGTTTGGCAACTTGTCTTTAATAGCCGATATTACACCAGCTATAGACGTGAATCCCGAATCTGTTATTGAACACAGTAATAATCCCCTGTCGTCGCTGGTGCTTATCGCTGACGCCTTTATAATATCATTCTTGTATATTCTCATAACTCTTTTGTTTTATTGTTTGTGAGATGCCCAGAATCGAACCAGAACCGGTACATACATGCCGGCACGCCGCGTCATCCCTCTATGACATAAAAATAGGCATGCCTATCCTCACGAACCGACATGCCAAAACCCAAAAACTTAATTTGATGAATAAAATAGGTTAACAAAAATACTATTCTAATTCTTTTATGATATCTTTTACAATATTCAGTCTTACCTCCTTCGTTTCTGGACTAATACAACCAAACCATCCATATATCCTCCATATTTCCTCTGGTTCTGTAGCCATACTTCTCCTTGCCCTCAATTCCGGGAAATATATTCTCACCATTTCGTCTAAACTCATAATTTTTATTTCTTTATGTGTTTTGAAAAAATAAAATACTACATTTCTTAATGCAATGCATATGTATTCCCCATCCTCTGACCTATCGATTATATCACATACTTGTTTCCATATGAATAATCGCTCTTCTTTTGTAAACATATCCTTCTTCATTTTTGTGGTATCATTTGACTGAATGCAGACTTTTCCATGTACACAATGCTATGTTCCTTTCCAAACATTTTCTTTGCCACCCCTTTCTTTATCGCGCAATATCTTCCTGTACGATACGGATTCTTTTGATCTGAACCATCTTCAACCTCGATAATAAAACAACCACCATCATCTATTATCTTTTTGCAATTGTCACATACTCCGCCCGTGCATATATGATGCGGTGCCTGCCCTTTGATGTTATTCCCTAATAAAGCAATCCCCATCTCTTCGCCACATATCATGCAGACTTCTATAGACGGATTCAATCCATATTCCGGATGTAATGTAATGCCATCTTTCATTTTCTTTCCTCCTTCATTAACTCTATTATAAACTTTTTATCATGCTCCCATAATGGCAGACCCTCCCTTACAGAATACGCTACCGTTTCCCTTTCTCCGATCAATTTAACAGCAATCTCCCTTGCTGTTAAATCATCTTCGTCATGAGCCTTATGTATCAAATCATACGCACACGATCTAATCTTTTCTTTTTCGATTATGCGTGCGTTATTCAATTCACGTATGTGTACTCCTAAAGCCGACAAAACATTTACAGTCTTCCCTGTATCTTTTAATATAGCGTCTGCAAAATACAACTTATCCATATATTCAGGCAGAGCATTATACACTACCTCTATATCTTTGTAAAGTTCATCACTTACCTCTCTCTTAATAAAGTCTTCAAATTCTTCTTTTAACATACCTCATTTGTTTTTAATATTGTGTGAGATCGCCGGAATCGAACCGACCTATTTCACCATGAATCCCATAAAGCAAGTGCTCCGATCTTCGCAGACGGGGGCACTCTGTCTAAAGCATAAGAAAATTAATGAAGAAATTTTTATTACTTACGCCATAGCATCTAAAATAGCTATCAGCACTATTTCTATGACGAACATAATAGAAAATATCTTAAATGCCTTTTTCATATCACTATCTCCTCCTTTTTATTTTTACGTTCCACAATAAACTGTTCTTGTTCTGCTAAGGCCTACGTCCTACCTACAACCGCAGGCCTTAGCCCAAGACGCCGCCTACTCCCCCTCTATGGCAGCCTGTTCGTACCTACAAAACCAATCCCCATCTATACAACTATCACTACCCCATAACGAACATGTATCCTTATAACAATCATAAAAAATACATCTCTCACAACTGTAATCCTTGACGTCTATACAGCTAACTACCTTAGCATATACTATACCATCACTGCCTTCCATTCCTCTTACCCCAAAAATGGAACCTTCTACTTCTTTACTTAAATCTAAATCAGGTGCAAAATCATATACGTTCATATTGTCCATATTTTAATTGTTAAACATTTCACTTACTACTAACCTATAGAATGCTGTTTTAAACTACTAATCTGTTGAATTTTGTGGGAAGGAACTCACATTATGCGGTTTTAAAACTCTGATCTGTTGAATTTTGTGGGAAAACCTACAGAATACTGTTTTAAAACTCTGATCTGTTGAATTTTGTGGGAAAACCTACAGAATACTGTTTTAAAACTCTGATCTGTTGAATTTTGTGGGAAAACCTACAGAATACTGTTTTAAAACTCTGATCTGTTGAATTTTGTGGGAAAACCTACAGAATACTGTTTTAAAACTCTGATCTGTTGAATTTTGTGGGAAAACCTACAGAATACTGTTTTAAAACTCTGATCTGTTGAATTTTGTGGGAAAACCTACAGAATACTGTTTTAAAACTCTGATCTGTTGAATTTTGTGGGAAGGAAGTGCCCTCCCTCTCCCCCTCTCCAACTCCCGTCCATCTTTCTCGCTTTCCGCATAGGACCTACGCTCTAACACCTACTACCGGCTTAAGTAGGACGCTACAGGCTTATACTATGGCATGGAGTGTGGGTTGTTTGGATAGAATATCATTCCATAGAGAGAATAGAGAACCTTCAGCCCACGCCCTACCGCCTCCTACTCCTGTCAAGATAGATATTCAAACCTATAACAATAGCCAATAACAAAAAACAAAAGACCATTACAACATTATACTGATCCGGTCCGTACTCTAACATAGAACGGATACCAACCGATAAAAAATATAGGTCAGCGACTAATAAAAACCACCACATAAAACAAAAATTATACAATAAGTATGTCCGAAAATACGGATATTATAAAACCTAACTAATTGATAATCAAGAATACCTTATTTTTAAGAAAAATACAATAAGCCTAATTTCAATTCCATAGAGACGAAAAAGGCGGCATCCGACACCCTATTTTGGGTCCGAAAACCGCCTTTAGTTTCGTTTTAGACCAATTAGAGCGATTATATATAGACAAAATACCGGCGTTATATCCGAATGTCACTATTTTTGTTTCGTTTTAGACCAATATTGTCCGCATCCTCCGTTCACTCTCAGAATATCCTACCCGTAAATAGAAAGAGTAGGATACGAAAATAGGGCTGTTCCGATATTCAGAACAACCCTATTCCTATTTAAATACTGTTTATGTTTTCTTTCACGTATGTTCGTGATGTATGTGTTTTACGCTTGCATTTATCTTTTCCTATTTCGGAATGATATGCTTCGTGAATATCACGATACAACATAAATTCACGATACGCTGCATTCCGTTTCTTTGCGGCTTCTTTCCTGGACAATCCGCGTACATCTACCAAGTGATTTTTAAATTTCCTTTCCATGTTGTTATATTATTTTTGATTCAGTGGTTGTTCCGGAATCGAACCGAACGCGCATTCCTATCCTATACGAATTTTATGCTACAACCAACAGCCCGCAATTAGTACGTAGTTCTTGAGTGTGGGCCCGTACTATGTTGTTATTATATTTTCCGTCTGCTACACAACTTAGCCACAAATAAAGGCGATTGTGTCCTTGCGTTTTGACGCTCCATGTTCCTACATGGTAGGCTACATGTTTGCGCCCTACGATTCTCCGTAGCCCTATCCTATTTTGCGTGTGGACAAGTAAGACACGTTTCGATATGGAGACAAACCACGTACAACGGTATGTTTTCCAAACTGTACCAACATACCTAACATAACTACATTTATTCAATGCAGTACATGCAGTAATACCGATTCTTTAAAATACCAACGGCTTCGATAACGGTATATTTATCCCCAATATGTAAAATAACTCTCTGTTTTGTCAGCTTTAGTCTAAAGCATACGCGGGACGTTCACCCACTGACAACGGCGTACAGACGCGTTTAACGGTACGCGCCTAACCTTTTTTACTGCTGGTTGCTTTCGTGCGCCAAATATTCACTCACACACTTTGCAACGGTACGAATTGAATAAGATTTGACCTTAACGGCTACATAAGTAGCTTTATACTCGTCCGTTTCTTTAACAAGCCACTTTGCGCTTTTTTTAGCTTCCAATGTCTCAGCGGTTGAAAAACCGAAAGATTTATATTCCCCGCCATAAACCACATTATCAGCGCACCAGTCAGCCGTTTTTGCCTCAATTCCTTTTTCCTTGTCCACCTTGTTATCCTTATATACTTTAGAATATAGGGAAAACTTAACAAAGGTATTATCTACTTTAGGCAGCATTTGGCTACACACGGCAACCAGCCGTTTTTTGTCCTTTGCGAGTGCTGCAACCTTTACAGCATATTCGGCTGGTATTTCCAACTTCTTACAAATTGCTTTAAGATCAGAACCATTTGCAAATAAAGCATTATACAACTTTACCGCACCTACCAAATTTGATGCATTTTCTTTAATAACGGAATTTTGCAGTTTGTTAACGTTTTTCTTTGTAATCATAACATTATGTATTTATTTGTTAAACAATATCACCCTAATATATTACCACTTTACAACGCAAAGAGGCAAAAGGTATCACCATACAATACACCCAACGGGAGTATATATATAGCTTCATTATGTAACACCAATATTCTCGCTTGAATACTGTGCAAATATACAACCTTTTTCAGTATTACATATATATATGCTATCTTTTTTTTGTTAACTTGTATTAATTTCGATTCTATTATCTGATTATCAGAAAGTTACAAAATACACAAGAACGGTATTATACGCGTACATTAATATGTGGGATATATGTTTATTTAAGTGGCTTATAATCAATATATTATAACAATACATTGATTATCAATAATTTAAATAAATGGTTGATAATCAGAGAGTTTGTAGGATTGAGGTAAAAACGCGTTTCCGGTTTTCCAGCGAAGGGGGCGTGGGGGAGAAAACGCGTTTCGGGGGCGGGAGGTTCGTGGTAGGTATCCCCTCTCTCCCATTACACAAACCATTTTTTTACCTCTCCCTCATCACATAAACCTTTTTGCCTAACCTTCATAATATAAACATTTTATCTCATCCATTACATCCACCTCTCCACACACCACAAAAAAATAGGATTGATATAAACCAATCCTATTTAAAACATGACCTTATTTATTGTATTGAAGTAAGTTTTCGGTTTTCAAGGAAGTCCTTAAACTGGTCACTTGATACGTCTATAACAAACCCAGCAGCACCAGCATGTCCTCCACCACCGAATCTCTTACTTACCTCACAGCAATCTACGCCGTCTTCCACGCATTCATAAAGAGAGAACCGGACTTTACCACCTGGCGTGATACAAAATGGCATCAGGGCTTTAATTTTTCTACCGTCTAACCAGTCAGGTGTAAGAGAATCAAATACTTTAGAGCCTGATTCTACGGTATTCATCGCCACGACCTTCACCTCATCAACGTAAGCTTCGAACGAATACCTACTTACATCTTGTTCGTTTTTGCCGGCCATGTAGTTAATTATAGCACGTCCTTCTTTAGCGAGATCATAGAAAATTAAATCCACCTCATTGTCCTTCATATTTTCTTTAAAATGGTCATACAAATACGACAATGCTATTAACACATTGAGTCTTATTTTTGATCTCATGGCATACTGGACAGCTACTACCGTATCCCAGCCTAATTCAGATTCTTTATTCCATACATCGTAGTCTGATAAGCACCGGACGATCGCCGGCACCTTTCCCATCAGCAGGTCCGAGGCCAGCGCGCAAGCCGCCGTACCGACTCTCCTCAACCCTGGAACTACGAACCCCCATGTCTTACTATCTTCAATAATTCCTTTATGATGGTCTATCCACATCAGGCTCTTTCCTTCATCAAGCCATTTCTTGAAAACCGTTTTAGAATCGGATCCGAAAGACACGTCAAGAACATAAACAACCCCACATTCATCTACTTTATCAACAACTTTCTTAACATCATCTTCATACGAATACGGGATATAAACAACATCCTTGTTTTTACTGTTTTCGTACATAGTTGCGATGGCTGCCGATACAACGCCATCTAAATCCGATTTATGATAAATTATCGCTGCTTTCTTTACTTTCATGGTATAAGCTTGTAAATGTAATATTATTATCCCCTTTATCTATTTTTATAATATCGCTATATCCTTCATGATATTGATCTTTTTTAATACGAACCTTCAAAGTAAATAAAGGAGGTTTACAGACAGGAGGAGTATCAAACTCCTCACTATAAATATCCTGTAATTTAATTTTTATATTAAGATCAACCCCATAAGGATTTTCAAGGATATATATATGATCGTTGTTTAGAATAACTATTCCTTCACTTGTATGTTCTTTGGACAACTCATAATTTAAATCAAGATCTTTACCAACAAACTGAATAACATCCATATAGTCAATGCCGGCATTCTCAGCACATACCTTATCCGAATCAGAGAACTGCCCTGGCAGACCACTGGCGCTTCCTACCATCAGCGTCATTGTCTCAATATCTTTATATGTTATACCATCCATCATCAACCTACAAGCACCAAGTGCCTTATACACCATACCGGGATTAGGCTTCATCATCGGATCATATTCATCAATTGAAAAACACTCATAATGACCATACACTACGTCTCTTATACCTTTTTTAACTGCAAGATCATGAACGCATCTAAGGACATAATTTATCTTCGCATCAATATCTTCATCGGAAACAAACCCGACACCCACATCACATTGGTTGCTTATTATACCAAAGTACTTAACGCCATTTTGCTCCATAAGATCAAGTGCCCTATTCACGACATCTTGCTTAATCTTCATATCAGTAAGATCTTTTGCATAAAGACCTCCAGATGCGGTTTCGACCAACGTCCCGTCAAAATCGAATAGCAGTATTCTTTTGTTTTTAATATCCAAATCGGTTATCATTTTCCGCTCCTACTTTTTTTAATGACCCTAAATTTAAGACAAAACAAACCATTGTCTTTCTTTACAATATCATACACGGCATAAGCATTATCCCCTATATCCCATCCAAGATACGAAAGAAGATCATTGATATAAACTCGTTTATATTTAACACCAAGTTTATTCAACTTAAACGACCTCTCGTCTTCTTCAGAAGAAGGTGCTATATAAAACTTGGTATCCTCAACGCCTTCAAATACCTTACCTTCTTCCATGCCGATAATAATCGCATCCTTTATACCCATCCATTCCAGATTGTCTACAGATATAGTCATTATCTTATCCCGACTGATAGACAATTTCCTAACCTTACTCTCCTTAGTTTTAGAACCCAAGAAGTCTTTACTATAAAAAAAATCTATTTTCATGATACATTTTATTTATACCGCAAAAATACAAAACAAATATCATAATACAATTTAATTTGAATTAAAATAATACAATATATAATCATCTTATTAGATTTAATAAAATGCTGGTTATGATTGTAGGAAATGATAATAAACTTATATTTGTCAAGATATTAATTAACTTCAAAATTAAATGTTATGGCAGAAATGAAAATAGGTTTTGCAACCTTTAATCCCGGATCCGGGAATGGTGATCAGGCTGTTAATGTATCAGGTGAAGAATACAAAGGTCGTGTACTGAGAACAGTAACGGCTAAATTTTCTACAGATGACGGTTCTGTGACTAAGAATGTTATTGTAAATCAGCAACCGGTAACAGAATTTGTAGAAATTGATTCTACGGCTTCGATAGATAAAACGGGCGGTACAATAACTATCAACGGTAAAAGTAACTCAACGAAGTTGACATTCAGCTTAAAAGCAGATGAAACTCATCCTCTTACTGTAGAGCTTCCGGCACAATACACGGCGGCAGGCGGACAAGTTGACAACGGAGCCGTTATTGATTCCGACCCTGGTGCTACTGGAGCGTTCAATTTCAGTATTACATTATCCGATATACCAGCCAATAGTACAGTAGATAGCCTTATTACTACATTGACCGTCACAGCAGCCGGTGGTCAGAAGGCTAATACGGTAATTACCCAAACATCTGGTGATCCTACTCTGGAAGTAGATACTGAAACAATCAACTTGGATGCTAACGGTACTCAACAAACCATCAACGTGACATCCAATACGGCATGGAGTATCAGCCAGGTTGTATCCAGAATGTTGAAATCTATCAAGAAATAAGAGTTTGTTTATCTGACAATAAAGGGAGGTTCATTTACGAACCTCCCTTTTATCTGTACATTGTATGTAGTATTTATCTTTTTGTCTACTAACAAAAATTTTTTTAAAAATCATCTGTCTTCTGATATGAACTCTTTTCCCGTCATCTAATTCTCTCCAAATTTCATTAAAAATCAAATCTATTAATTCCATGACCTTCTTATCAGAGACAAGATTCTTTCTACCTGGACTGGACCATCCATCATCAGTCATCTTACCGGCTATCTTATTAGCTATCCTGCTTAATTCACGTGGGGTACTCATTTTAATTTGCTTCTAAAGATTCTACCTTTTTCACACTGAAGTATGCAATCTCTCATGGGATGATCTTGATTTCGATCGTCACACATCGGAAATTCTTTTCCATAAGGGAAAGCGATGTGCGGGCACTGCGCCCTGAACGCATCCCAGGCCGACTTTCTTACAGCCTCAGCTCCGGCACGCACGCCCTTCTCTCTTTCCTTGGCCGGGTCTGCATACACGTTTGAAATAGCTCTTTTCTTCCAAGTAACCATATTATAGTAGAACTTATCTACCAGTCTCCTACCCACTACATCAAACTTCTGTCTATGAATTAAAGGTGCGGTCTTAACGACGTTCATCCTATTTTTACTAACATCTACATAAATCAGCCCAGCATAAGACGGGACCTCACTTACGTCAATCATATTAGGCGGACAAGCGTAATAAAAATAGTTTGGAGGATAGCTGAACGTCCCACCTACCTTAATAATGCCGTCCTTAAGAACCTTATGTTTTTTATCCTTTTTGAAGTCGTTAAAGAAATCCTGCTTAGACATCTTGACCTCTACTTCATAAGCGTACAATGATCTTGTTATGGCCAGGAAGTCAGATTCCCAATCGTATATATGAAGATTATTAATAACATACATCGGATTACTTAACAATCTACAATTAAGAATTTGTAATATTTGTTGTTCTGGATAATTCACGTTATTAAAGCGAAGGTCCGCTAACGTTCTTACCACATGCCACTACAGCAAAAACATTAGCAGACCTGTTTAAATTCGTTATCCGGCTTTGTGGCATGATCCGAATATGAGGCCGATGGCGGAATCGAACCGCCATAAAAGGTTTTGCAGACCTCCGGCTAAACCATTCACCCAATCGGCCATATTGTAGTCCAGCCGGGAATCGAACCCGGAACTAAAGTTTAGGAAACTTCTGTTATATCCGTTTAACTACCAGACTATTTCTGTCTGCTATGTTCACACACCACAAACAGCGATATAATTAACACCTTATACAAAATATGTACCGTTATCCAAGGAAGGATCGAACTTCCGCTAACAGAACCAAAATCTGTTGTGCTACCATTACACCATTGGACAGTGGTCCCGGAGGGATTTGAACCCACGATCTTGCGGTTATGAGCCGCCTGCTTTCACCACTAAGCTACAGGACCTTAAGATATGCAGGAATCTTCACAGACGCCTGCATATAACAGCTAAATTTTTAACCAATAATTATCCTAAAAACTCTCTCAACGCAAAGTTAAGCACTAACCAACAATATGGCAAACATTAAAACTTGACATACTCCCACGCCTAAAGCGCGTGGGATTCTTGGATACAAACGCAAGAAACCCTGATATTGCTATCATTGGAATCACTCTTGCTCTCCAATTCGGAAATGCCCTTCCGAAGTTTTTTTTTATTTGAAACTTTGACCCAAAGTTAATCAAATCAATTCATCCACTTGCTAAAGCATAGTGTATTTATTGGTTAAAATATTATAAAACCATTAAAATAACTCACTTCTTTTTTTTCTTCTTCTTTTTAGTGTCTTTTACTTGTTCAGCTACGTTTTCTGGATCCACAATATCACCAACTTCTTCCTGAATCACATCTGTATCAAGAAGCGTATTGTATTTCACTTCCTTATTTTCATCAAATTTCTCCGGTTCTGCTACATCTTTATCTGATTCTTCATCTTTATCTAATTCAGGCTCAGCAACATTGTTTTTATCTTTCCCGATTATACCTATTTGGTAGCCTCTTAATTCTACTTGCGTCAATTTCAGCTTCGATTCTAAATCTTGTATTGTTTTGGATCCAACCAAAACCTCGTTTTCTAAATTACCTATTTTGATTTTAGCTTCAACCAACTCATTGGATTTCTTTTTTAAGTCGGATGATATTTTACTTCTCTTCTCTTCTAAGTCGCTAATTCTATAATTAGCATTACTAAGTTTAGAATTAGCTTCTTCAAGCTTTTCTGTTTTATCCTTGATACTTTTTATTAGTTTTTTCTGATTATTATTCAGTCTTTCTATTTCCTCTTTAGCTACGGAAAGATCTTTACCAACAGATAAAATCTCTTTGTCTTTTGAAGCTATATCCGATTTAAGATTGGAAATTTCTTTATTCTTCTCTTCTATTCTTTTTTCGTAAATAAAAGCCATATCTTGCATTTCCTCAACCTCTTTTGCGAGCGTTTCGGATTTTATAGCCTTTTCACGATACATCGATAGTTTGCTATCGGTAATGAATGTAAAACCTAACATACTCATTGTAAAAATATTTAAAAATTATTTAACTCCCGAACTACCAAGACCTTTTTCTCCACGATCATTGTCATCTTCAATCTCTATGTCTTCTACTTCCTCTAATAACATCTTATACTGAGGAACGATTTCCATTTGAGCAATACGATCGTTTTTATGAATTACAGTCGGTTTTTTATTGACCTTAATAAGATTAATCATATACTCTCCTTTGTAAGTATATTCACACTTACCAGGTGCATTAGAAACAACAATACCTTCATCAAAAGAAAAACCGGACCGTCCTTCAACATTCACACACCATCCACTTGAAATATTTAATTTAAATCCGGTACCGATTCTAACAGAATACCCTTGATATAAGGTAATTGATTCAAAATCGGAAGGAACTTCTATTTCAATCCCCATATCGTTAATCATCTTCACCACCCTATATGCACGAATATCGCAACAGGCATCTCCTTCATGTTTGTACTCCGGTATCTCAACATCAGGATATAACTTCTTAATTCCTACCTGACACTCCTTATGATACCCGTTTAAAATACAATCATTATTAACGCTCTTCTTTACAGACTTATTTTCTGATTTCAATTTATTCTTATCTGGAACAGATCCATTTATTTTATCACTGTTATCAGAAAGAAGCTTTTCTATATTCTTTAAATCTTCCATTTGTTTAAATTTTTACCGTACAATAAACAATACCATATTTTTGTAGATCCTTAGTTGCCTCATAGCATTCACATAATGTATTTATGTCTGCCGCATTAGGATCATCGATCCACTCATCTCCTTGTTTGTATTTACCTATGGTTTCTGAGTAGATCATACATAATTTATCCCCATGTTTAGCCATAATTCTTTCTTTAGTAATCTTCTTACGAAGTTTTACAAGGGGGAATTTTGTAACTATTTCTACCATTGTTGTTTCGTAATATTATACACTATTTATTATTTATCTTCAAAAGCCCAAGAGTAATTAACTTACTAATGGGCTGATTATTCACATTTTTAAAAAGGAAGATCATCTTCTTCCATAGGTGGGAAATTAGGCGCCTGGGCTTGAGGCTGGTGCTGAGGCTTGGCGCTCCTTGTAGTAGGTGCCGGCGCAGGAGCAGCAGGCTGAGCTGTCGGCTGTGGCGTATAAGCTGGTGCCTGATATTGTGCCGGCTGCTGCACAGGTTGTTGGTAATTCTGATACGGAATAGCACTCGGAACAGACTGAGGTTGCTGAACCTGCTGAGGTGCTACCGGTTGCTGGGTATAAGTCTGAGGAGTCGTAGGTTCCTGCTGAACATTTCCTCCTAACCCTAATTTAGCTATTATACCAGCTCTGATATCTTTAATAGAAGCATTGAATCTATTTGAATATTCATTAATCTTCTGATAAGTGAAGTTGTTTTGAGCTGAATAATCAAGGCTTTTCTTACCATCAAATCCTATAACTTCAACAGGATCGGGCCAGCCATTTACACCTTTTTTGTAAAAACGTTCAATAAGCTGATCGTTTTCTCCGTTTACTCCAGCATATGCAATAATAAGTTCTGAAGAACCAAATTCATCATCTTTCTTCTTCTTAAATATATTGAAATAAATCTCACGACTAAAATCGATGTTTTCGTAGTATTTTACGAAGCTCTTAACAAAACCCTTGATGTTTCCTTTTTGATTTACGAGAGGTATGGAAACACAATAGTTTTCATTAAGCTCGTAATCTTTCAATACGATAAGGAAATTAGTAACAGTATTTCCATTAGGTAGAGTGCTTGTTTTTAACCCAATGTAGTTGATGTACCCAACTACTCCATTATAATACTCTTTCCAGTATCCTGCCGGCTGACCGTTATTAGGATTTATGTGTTGAACGAAACCTTCTTTAGGTTCGCTACTTTTTTCATACAAGTTACCATCTGAACTAATGTACAAATAATAAGTTGTACCAAAACTTCTATTTTCTCTAAAAGCCATATTACTAATTGTTTATAGATTATACAATGTTTGATTTAAGACGTATGTTGATTCGTATTTAGGATTGAACATCTTTATCATCTTATACTGATCAGACCAATCCATGATAACATCTCCTTTTATAAGAGCCTTAACAGAAGATAAGATATTATCCTTGCTAATAGAAAAATTAAATCCAGGACCTTCTATTATTTCACATGAAGTAGATTCCATAATCATCTTCCTGTTTCCAAGATCTTCAGACATTACTGTTATACTACCATTTTCATCTACTCTTACACAGACGCTATTTTTTATCAACGTCATAGAATTAAGAATAGAAATAATTGAATCTCTATCAAACTTAACACGAGACGATTTTTCAAATTTGTTACATACGTATTCATAATTTGGATAATTTTGTTCAACATTCATATCTGATATTATAACGCTATCAAAGCATAAGAATGTTCGCACTCCATCTGTAGAGATTACTATCTCAACTTCCCTATCAGAAAGAAATTGATATAAAATAGAAGCAGCAACCTCGCTAAGCATAATAGCCTTATCTTTCAAAATCGAATTAATTGATTCTACTTCTTTTCTATTTATAAAAAGACGAAACATGTCAGTAGAAACAATATCAATATAATTCTTCTTGACATTAATAAGAACCGTACAGATAGCAGGTCTAAACTCATCTGTCCCAACAAAAGTGAAAGATCTCTTCATCGACTGTATAAAAGACGAACTCAAAACACGAATCGAATCACCAACAGGATAAAAGAAATCAGGGAATGATTTATCTTCAATCCATGTTGAAGAAAACGATCCATTTTTGTACCTAAAAACGATACTGTAATCATTTTTAATTTCTATTTCTATATCCTGATTATGATTTTTGAAAAATGAAATAAGGGTTCCGGCATCTACTAAAAATGAAAATATCTGGTCACAAGAAATATCAGTATTTATGTCAAAGATATCCTCCGTATATGTTATACGTTCGTTCATGGCTTGTATCCGGATGTGATCAAAATATAAAGTTAATTTTATATTCGACGTAACTGAATCCTTTACCGTCCTTTCAAACATCTTAGAGATATTTGAAAGTCTATCATTCATTAATATGCCGGAAACCCTTACTTTCATTTCAAAATTACGATTATGATTTATCTAACACTGCAAATATACAATTTAAAAGTCTAATTTTGATTTAATCTGTTTTAAAATGATATAAATAATATTAAACAACTCTCCTTGCTGCCTCTGCTATCAGCATAGCGTCTACTATTCCATCATGAGCTGTCTTACATCTTTCGTTTTTAACGAACGTATCATTTGGCCATAGTCTTTTAGCGCAAGCTAATGATGTTCTCTTAGTATTTACCTTACTGGCTTCCATAACCTTATCAGAATGCGCCCAAACTAATTTCTGCCACGTTTTAGGAGCTATGAAATGGACGGAGCAATTTATGTCCGGGAATGCCATGCAGAGGGAGAGGAACAGCCCATGCAGTTGGCCTTTGTTCTCCATGAGGGAGGCTGTAGAGGACGTGCTTACGCCGTACAGGGCGTGGACGTCCTCTATGACAAATACTACCCTATCAGGATTGTTTTCTACGATCGTATCTCGGCAAAAAACATATTCTTTAGTCAAGTCTACCGGTCCTGAAATTGCTACTCTTGGAGTAGCAATTCTTGATATTAGCTTACTGTCCTGATCGATGCAGGCTATGGCTCCGTCTTTTCCTGGATCTGCTGCTATATATAGTACCATAATACACTAATTTAGATTCATGTCGATTTTACCAATGCTATCATCATTTTCGAAACCTCCATTGTCTGTAAGTTCGTAATCGATAGCTACAGCGCCGTTTCCAAGAATGTAGAAACCTTTAAACATCTTTCCTATTTCAATAGGATACACTACATTTACATCCCTTCCAATATCCTCAAACGGCATAGCAATATCTTTTGATTCAGCATCCTTTTGTTTTACTAATACTCCAATAGGGGTATTTTTACCTTTTATGGATGCGTATGTAACCATATACAGAACATCGTTAATGATAAATGCCCTATCATTACTTACTTTATCCAAGCTGACATATATAATATGTTTTATGAAATCATTGATATTTCTGCATATGTTAATAGCTTCTACTTCTTTTGGAATAATTACCTCTACTTCTTCTTTTAAATTTTTCTTTTTCATTGCATTAATCTTTTTGTGTTTTGTTTTACTTCTTCGACAAGATCCTGATCTTTCATCATCTCTTCTTTCTTTTTCTCATTCTCTTTGATCTTCTTTACTCTATCGGCAAGAATCTTCTTATATTTCTTATCCGATATTTTAATAAACCAAGGACAGTTTCTTGAGGGAATCCTTTTACATGGATAATCAGTAAGACCGTTGGGACCAAACTGCTCACATCTATTGCATTTTTCTTCTCCTGTCATTGTCTTTATATTTTAACAAAATAACTATTTAACTCTCTTTTAGAACACTCTAATATTAAAGCATCTCCCCCAGGCATAAACATGAGAATAGAGTTTCGTTTGAATATACCGTCAATCGTTCTGGTAAGTTTATTACCCTTATACGAAAAGATAGTAAACTCGATTCCACTTACTCTACTACTTTCATCAAACCTAAACGGGGAAGCGCATGCAACAACATATCTATAACCACCAATTTTAAATTCATCCCCTGGCTTTATTTTAGCAAGGGGAATCATCTTAACTCTCCTGTCTATGCTTACGTTCATTATTTTGCTACCTCAAATTTTATCTGTTCTTTAGGTTCATAATTCCAAACTTCGAAATCATTCGGAGTAAAATCATAGAACCCTTTCCCGTCCATACGGGATGATATAGTTACTTGCGGTACTGGACCGAAAAGAGAACGACGAAGAAGTTCGTTAGCCTGTTCTTCGTGCCGGTCATACACATGCATATCTTGGATGAAATGAGTGAAAACAGCAGGTTTTAACCCAGCGTCATGAGCAAACATCATCATCAACGCCGCGTACTGGGCTACATTCCATAGACCAGCAACAACAGCATCCTGGCTACGCTGATAAAGAGTCATATATAACTCATCTTCTTTAACAGATAAATTGATCTGGAACGCGCATTCTTGAAGAGGTTTAACAGAATTAGTAACAGGATTGAACATAGATGCTATGATACGTCTTGATGACTTATCATTTTTCAACGACCATAAAATAAAATCTGTTTGATTTTCAAATCCATATCCTTCATAAGCACGACCTGTTATTTCATTTCCATTAATAAAATAATTGCTCGCATTGATTATATAAGTATCGTTTTTAGCATCATTCAATATAACGGGAGTGTTGATCATATCGCCATAACATCCTTCAATCTTTCCATTTTTATCAGCCCACTGATCCCAGATATGAAGACCAAGTTCTTTGACGTCTACCGATCTTTTTTGCCAAATCCACAAAATTTCTTTTATGGAGTTCTTAAGATTAGTAGGGCGAAGAGAACCAAGAGGAAATTCCCGACGAAGATCGTACTGGTTACATACTTGCAGGATACGCTTCACCTTGACGCCTGTCCCGTCACAGTAGACCGGTCGCTTTACCTCTTCCCACGGCTGGCTCATTATAAGAGCCAAATTGTCTTGAAATATTTTATCAACTCTCGACATGTTATATATATTTATAAATTAAATTCTGCAAAATCTATTTCAGATCCGGTTGACAATTTCATGATAGACTTCTCAAGCTCTTCCATTGGAACCGGTTTCAAAATACCTCCGCTACCAATAGTCCTTTTATAGAAGTCTATCACCACCTGATCACTGGTTTTTATCGTTTTAGGAATAGGTTGACGAAGATACATTCCGTCCAAGCTCTTTACTCTTGAAAGAGCTGTATATAGCTGTCCTGTTTCAAAAGAATTTGATACATCCATCATTGCTGCGTCTAATGTAAGACCTTGGCAGCGATGAACAGTTATAGAATATCCGGCTTTTATAGGATATTGAATGATAGATCCAACAACCTCAGATTCTACCTTATATCCGTTCCTTACATATTTTACTTTATCAAACGAACATGGAGTGATAATAACCTTAGTATGTTCTTCATTTTTTGGTTTATCAAGAACCACTTCAATCTCTCCATTTTTAATAGAAGATACGACTCCAAGAGATCCATTGACGTACTCACCCCCGTTTCTGGTTATCATCACTCTCGATCCTTCCTTTATAAGAAGTATCTTTTCTACTGGAGCCTCTTTAGGATAATCACCCTTTATAACAGCTTCAAACTTCTTTAACGATCCTGGAACTGAATTTATCCTCATTTCATTAATAGCAGTCGCTTTAGCGTTTGTTGTGACAATTTCAATATATCCTGCTTCATTTCCTGGTTGAACACATCTACTGTTTAACATATCAAATACATCGTCATCCATTTCTCCTTCACGTACCTTATTAAGAATACTGATAAACTTCTCATCTTTCTGACGATATATTTTTTCAAAAGAAACCATTTCCATTCCTGAAGCCATAAGAGACTTAGAGCTGAAGAAGTAAGATGTATCGTATATTTCTCTAAAAAAATCCTCCTTAATTACTGGCGGAAGTTGAAATAAATCACCTACCATAATAAGCTTCACTCCGCCAAACGGATCCTTGTCTCCTCTTGCATGACGAAGGATGTCGGCTACATTATCAAGTAGATCAGGGCGAACCATAGAAATCTCGTCTATGATAAGATACTTTATATTCTGTAAAATCTTTTCCGAGCCTCCGTTGAATTTATATTCGCAGTTATCCATAAACGCACCTTTCCGTATTTCAGGTATATATGGCTGCATTCCGATTCTGAAAAATGAATGAATGGTTTGACCTCCTGCATTAACAGCAGCAATGCCCGTAGGGGCTACAACAACCGCATTTTTTAATGCCGGTATGATACGTTTAAGGAACGTTGTTTTCCCACTACCTCCTTTCCCGGTAATAAACAACGGTTTAGGTGACTTACAAATAGACTTAATAGCCTTTCCTTGTGCGACATTACCTTCGGACATAACTGAACGAAGAACACACTCCATGATTTTTTTGTCGTAACTAATCGCCATCTTTTTTCTGATTTTGTTTTACAAAACAAAAGTATTAAAATAAAATAAAATCAAAAACATAAAATACATTAATCATAATTAAAAAGAAATAATAAGCCAAATAAGTGGCTTTATAGCAGATCGTAATAGTGTTTCACGCGAATACAATTAGGGCATAATCGTGGCTAACGGTCATTTCCGTCAATACTCTACGAGATTATCGTTTTTCGGCTCTGTCTGCGACCACTAATAACAGCCCCTCTCTCAAGCATCAATCATTGAAATGATGAATAATGAGATATAGGATAAAGATAGGTATCATTACAGAATGATAATTCTTCAAATGGTATATCCTTGAATATATATTCTCCATCTAATCCTGTATCGTTATCTGTTGTGTTATTGTTCGATAATGATCGGATCGTTATATCCATGTTTTCTATCTTCTCCTTAAACTGTTCTGCCTTAACATACGTATAAATGTCTTCGTTTACCGAACCAACCGCTTTAGCCATCTCGCCGGCGAACTCAGCATACATATCCCGTACCTCATTAAAATCTGCCTTTTTGTCAGCTACGGTATTATTGTATGATTTCATCCTCCTACTTATCCTACCGCATACCCCAGCGACGGACGTCCCCACCTCAGCACAGTAGGCTTCAGCCTCAGCCATGCCGGATTTTACGGTGGCTATCTTTTCCTGGCTCCATCCACTAACCTTGTCGTATGATTGTTTAAGACAGTTTAAGAACATGTTCATTCTACGCTTCTTATCTTCTGCCATGATAGCGCGATAGTATTTTCTTACAATCTGGTTTTGTGTACTTTGTTCGTATCCGTCCCAGAAGTCTTTGTGCGCTTCTTTAGCCATAATAGAAGCTAATGACCTTGCTTCTTCTTCTTTTGTCTTTTTACGATCTATGCCAAGAATTTCGCCATCTTCGGAAACAACTTCTTCGGCGTTCAAGAAATTAAGGATATGAGTGTTGTCTTTTAAGAAGAAATTGAAATCGTTTTTCTTACTCACTTTTTCTTTTTCCTCTTTCTCTATATTCTTTTCTCCAAAATACCATCTGTTTGTTGCTCCTTTCTTATATAAGGTCCAGGTATTTGCTATTTGCCAGAAAACGGCTCCGTGTCTATATACCGGAATCAGCTTACCTATTGGGTAGTTATGTTCATTTGCTTCAATATAAGCACGAGGATTATCTACGTATGTTATAAATTGTATGTTTTCGAACCTTTTTACAAGCTTGTCTTGTATCGCCATACTGACAATCTCTTTCTCTTTTGTTAGTCCTACATTCAAATACAATGCAATTGTTTTGTTACTTATCGTCGAATCAATTAATCCATAATACGAGTGGCTTCCGTCTACGACCTCAGCCTGAGAGTTTGGCTCTCCACTGTTCAGTACAGATTCGTTGTTTCTGACTAAATTAACAAACATCGCTTCTCTTATCCTGTCAAGGACTTTTTCATGGTTTGTTATTTCATTTTTCTTTATCTTAATTAAAATCCTATTCTTTGGAATATTCACTTTCCCACATCCGAGAGTAAGCTGTACACCATTAACCCTATATCTTCTTGCAACGAACGTACTATCCGTCATACGGAACAGCTCATCGAACATCGGATGTCCTGTCATGTTCTTGAACTTCGAATACCCGATTCCAAGTTTGTGAAGAAGGTCTTTCTGGTTTTTGAATCTTATTCTCGAATCCCGGAAGGAGATTTTTATCATACAGTATAAAGCATACAGCTCCATGAATAGCGGATCATCTGACCACTGCTCCAAAAGTCTAAGACTTATGTTTATATTTCTATTTAACTGTAACTTCATAATCTGTAACAAAAAAAAATCGGATGGATTTTTGGGGATATCCATCCGATTTGTGTCTTTTTGCAGATAATCTCCAAAACCCCGTTACAGATGATGAAGAACAAGAATCAACAAAGACAAAACACTTAATATTTTATATCTTTATTTTATCTTGTTTCCACATCTGTAACGTGCTACAAATGTAGAAACAAAATTCAAGAATCAAACAATAAGAACTTATTTTTTTAATGATACAGTGCAAATATCGGGATAAATTCTGAATATGTTGTCATAAAATACGTTAATTTTATATTTATAAATTCTTAATCCTTATCTTTGTATCAAAACTATAATCGGATGAAAGAGTGTGATAATAAAGATGTTAGTAATAGAGCCTATAGGCTTTTAGTGCCTTATTCCGACACAGTGGATATGGCTAAGAAGATACTTCTGTTTTATAACGGGTATCTTATGGCTTCAGGCAATGAGAAGAATGTTATAGACGCAAGACATTTAAATCTTCTTGCTTATTATTTTGTGTTTGGGTATTCTTATGATACCAAGAAGAAGTTTTCTCATTGTTTCAGTACCGATCTTCAATATGTATCGGTTTTGGATACGGAGATGAAGAAAAGAGGTATATTGATTGACAGGGAGGGGAATTACAGGACCAGGTGTTTGTGTCCGGATATAGAGAACATGCGCCGTCTTTTTGTATTGGAAGGTTCCAGGGATCAATGTGCGTTGGTTTCTTTATTTTACAGAAAGAAAACTTTTGATGCTGATGCCGAAGAATAATTTCCCTATATCATTTGAGTCACATATTATAGATGATGTGATGAAGAAAACTGGAGGCGTTTACGATCGAAATCAAATACGGGACGTTTTCAGGGCCAGTATTTCTTATGCCAATAACTTATGTACGTACACTGATAACGTGTCTGTGTCTGTCCCGTATGTAGGTGATATGGTTTGTAATCTTCATGAGATGGAGAGGCGCAAACATAATCTTGAGCGTCTTAAATCCAAGGTAGAAAAATTATCCAAGTATCAGGAAAAGGAGCTTCAGTGCCTTGATATTAAGATAAGGATGATAAAGGATGCTTATGATTCAGGTGAGATAAAAAGTGGAGATATGTTGATAAAACACAACAAATTATCTATCTTTAAATCTCGTAAGGGTCATAGTCTTAGTGAAATACAAAATATTCAAGAACAGGAATTTAATAGATAATAAAATGAAAAAGATTTTGCAAGCGGAAGTTATATACGATGCTTTTATGGATACGATATTAAAAAAACTTCCAAGAAAAAAAGAAGATTATCCTGATTGGTACAAAGAACGTCTTGAAAAGTGTGAAGGATGTAAATACAATACCAAGAACGTTCCTAACTCTATGTTGCCTCTTTCTTTATACGTAAGTAAGAAAATAGGTAAAAATCGTTGTTCGGTATGTACGTGCTTCATCAAGCAAAAGGCCTGGAGCAAGACGGAAGAGTGTGCGCTTGGGGAGGGACTTCCTCGTCCTTCGTGGATGGACCGGCAGTATTCTATTGATTTTTATGATGAGAAGTCAAGATGGAACAGGTTAGAGCTTATTACAATGGATTCTGATGAATTTAATGTTATTTCTACAGATGACAAGAAATATAATATTGACTTATCTAAAGACGGTAAGTCATTTGAAATCATTTTTGAACCGGTAGAAAAAGGGAACAGCATAAAATTTTCATTCGTTCTTGAGTCAAAGCATGATATGAAGATAACAGCATCAAAGACAACTTGTGGCTGTACTTCTTCTAATTTGAATATCATTGACTCCCGTCATTTCAAATTCAATATGGAGATACATACAGCAGGATTTGGAATAGGAAGATTCGTAAAACACATGACTGTTTACTATCAAAAAGATGGATCGCAAGAAGAGGAAAAGATTCCGTTTAATTTTGAAGGCATTATAATTCAAAAAAGTTAAGAGTGTTATGGTAGGATGTAGCAAAGCAAGGCATTTACAATGCGAGGATAAAAGGAAATCCTTATTTTCCATGTTGCAGGCATATTGTGATGATCTTCCAGATTATTCTGCTGGTGATTTGCTTTATGCAGTGCTTAGGTCATTTGCTAAGAAGAGAGGTATATCTGTATCTTTTTTAAGAACTTTAACTGATAATGAGATTTTTGAGGAAGCGGATTATAATTTATCTATGGAGGCAATTGATGTAATTATTTACGACAAAAAAGTTATTGATAATGAGGACGATTGATTTTGATTCAGATATAAAGCATCTTATCTCTTACTATAATTATATTTTGTCTGAGCAAGATAAAGTAGGTGAAGAGATGGAGGATATTACAAAAGATATACTTAGGAAGAAAGAGGAAGAAGATAAGATAGAGTTAGATGATTTTATAGATTTAGAGGAGAAGTCTTTTATGACTAACTTATGTCAACAAGAGATGGTAAAAGTTGCTTCTTCCATAGGTACAGTATATAGATTGTCTATAAATGCTGGTCATAATCTTAATATAGATGATGATAGCAGGAAAGTTCTTGATAGGATAGTAAATAATGGAGAATCTGATTTTGTTATGTATGTTGATCATAATACAGATTCTATTATGTTCAAGGATGAATCAGTGAAAGAAGGTATTAAAAATATGTGTAAGTATAGGGTTGATCCTTCTTCTTTGGAAGATAGGTTTAATATGCTTAAGTCCCAATATGAGGCTTTTCTAAAAATTATTAACAATGAAAGCAAGAAAGCCGACAAATGAGGATGTTTCTTACGTAGATCGGAAACTCATTGTACTAAGGGATCAGATAGATAAGGCTGAACGTTATCTATCTGACAACCCCTGGGATAAAATAGAGGATTCTGATAAGAGGGAGAAGGAATTTAGGTTTCAAAAGAGTTTGTCTGATAGCTTAATGCAGTGGACTGAATCTTATATTAATATGTGTGGGATAATGGATGTCTATAATCAGCTTGAGGCTGCCAAAAACAAGAAGAGCCTAAAAGGAGGTCAAACAGTATCAGGTATTCAGTCTTTTGTTAAGAATGAAGCTAAGAACAAGCTTGATAAATAGTTTTGTCATGAATATTAACAGTAAAGAACTTTATATAAATATGGGTAACGATATTCCGTTATGGAATGACCTTTATTCTTATGAAGAGCAAGATGATGATGTCAAGCAATTCTGGGAGAATGAGGCTATGAAACTCCTTAACGGTGTTACCATAAATGGGGTGTTTATCCATCCTTGGCTATACTGGCATATCAATTTCTGGAAGATGATGATTGACGTAGGAGAAGATCGTATTCCAGGAAATTCACAGCTTCGTGATAATGAATGGATGTTTGCCGAATTTCTAAAGCAGGCTGAAGAAGAGAATAAAGGAATATTCATGTTCGGGTGCCGTCGTTTTGGGAAAGCCCTTCTTGATTCTGAGATACTTTATCTTGAGGACCGGGAAAAGATGATAGGAAATATTGTTGTAGGGGATAAGATATATGACGATAAAGGGAATTTGGTAGAGGTCGTAGGTGTCTACCCTCAAGGGAAAGTAACCACCTACAGAGTCGTGTTCGAAGACGGTCGTAACGTTATTTGTTGCGGAAATCACCAATGGCGTGTCAATCATGGCGGAAAATGGCATGTTAGGAGTCTTAGAGCCATAGCCGGATTAGATTATAAGAGTATGTCTATTCCAGTAGGTGAGGCCCTGAACTACCCTACGGCAAAGCTGCCGGTTCCGCCGTCGGCCTACGCCTCGATGCTGGCGGCTTATCTAGGTGGCTATGGAGGGGATATGTTTTTTGATAAATACGTTTGTAAGAAATTTCTAAGATCGTCCATAGATCAAAAGAAAGATTTTATAGAAAACTTCATTCGTTCTTTCAGAAACGTAGTGACCGGAGAAGAAGAACTTATGTTGTCTCATATCGACATGGATGTCATAAATTTTGTACAACGTATGTTTTGGGCTTCAGGTTGGTATGCTAAATTGGAGGGGAACAAACTTATACTATCAAGGAATCGTAAGGAATTAAAAATAAGATCCATATCGATATACGGAAAGGAGCATGCCACTTGTATAACCGTTGATAATGACTCTCATTTATTTTTGACCACCAATTACATCGTTACTCATAATACGGCCATAATGAGTTCTCTTCTGGCTCGTAATGCTACAATGACGTACAATTTGACGCATAATGTTATTGGAGCAAGTAAAGAAGACCTTGCCAATATGGGAGAGTATCTTGAGTTTGGACTTGATAATCTTCCTCCTTATCTTACTATAAACAGGACCGGTAATGATTGGACTAAAGAAGTTGTTTTAGGTACAAGAAACATCAATAATCAACGTGATGTTCATGCCAGAATAAGAATCACCAACGTTGATGATGGAAAGACACGAGGATCATTGAAGACCGCAGGTGGAACTCCATATACGTCTATATATGATGAGGTAGGTAAATTTCCGGTGCTTGGAGCATGGCTTGCCGGTAGGCCGGCTCATATGATGCATGGTAGAATGAGGGGCGTTTGTTTGATGGCTGGATGTTGTTGTGCTGGTACAATAGTGTACAAATCAAACGGAGAACCGTGTAGGATAGAGGATTTGAAGCAAGAGGATGGAATAGTAGGATTCGATAATGTATCATCAAAAGCTGTAAGTCAAGACATAACATGGATGAAACCTCCTGCCGAGAAAGAGTGTTATAGAATAACAACAAAAAGAGGAAGGGTACTTGAATGTAGTGGGGATCATCCCATATTGACTGTTGTAAAGAAAAGGAAGGGTAAATTTAGGTACTTTGGATCTGATTTTAGAAGGGCTGACTCTCTTAGAGTTGGTCGTAAAGTATGTGTATCGGATGGTGTGGATATATGGGGAGATAAAAAAATGTTTGATCCATACCTTGTTGGTATTCTAATAGGGGATGGGAGCTATGGTTTTGATAAGACTCCTATTGTGTCTACCAGTGATGATGAGGTGTATAATTATATACGATCTAAATATGATTGTTGTATAGAGAGGCAGTATAAGACTAAGGACGGAAAAGACTATAGGGAAATAAGAATAAAAGGTATATGCCATGAGTTAAGGGAACTTGGTATATATGGTCAGACTAAAAAAAACAAAACACTTCCTTTAAATATACATTCATATAGAAGAGAGGATGTTATTATGATGATTAGGGGGTATTTTGATGCTGATGCTACTTTTTATTCTAATAACAATAATAGGGATCATCGTATAAGTTTAGGATCTTGTAATAGGCATCTTCTTGAAGAAGTAAAGGATGTTCTTTTTAAATTTGGAATACATAGTACTATTTCTTATAGCCCATCTAAAAATCCAGCAGATAGATCAATTATTCTTGATTCATATGTATGTAATATATTGGATAAATTATCCATGCTTAAATATTGTGATATAATTGGAACAGATATAGGATATAGAAGAGAGAAACTTGATTCTATAAGGAAATTCGGTTCTAATTTTAGCACATTTGGATCTTTTAGGTCAAAATATTTAGATGGAGTGATAATAGAAAGGATAGATAAGATAGAGTATATAGGAATTAAGCCTGTTTACAACCTCACTGCATCAGATACTCACACTTATATAGCAAATGGTATTATAACTCATAACACTGGCGGTAATGTAGAAAAGTCTCAAGATGCCCAGAAAATCATGAACTCTCCGGACGAATATGGATTCATTATAATGAATTATGATATTCTAAATAAGAGAGTTATTAAACCAACATGGCGTATATGTAAATCTGGATGCTTTGTTCCGGCCCAGATGTCTCATGCGTATGAAAAGAAAGAAACGACTCTTGATAAGTATCTTGGAGTAGAGAATGCTCCAGGTCTTAAGAAGATAAAAATAAAAGTTTCAGACTTTGATAAAAATACTGGAATAATAAAATCACGTCTTGACGAACTTGTCAAAAAGGATAGAGCTTTATACGTCCAGGAACGAATGGCATTCCCTTTGTCTATAGATGATTGTTTCCTTAATACGAACGTAAATAGGTTCCCTGTAGAAGATGCGTTGAAGCACAAAAGCCGTCTTCTTGAAGAAGGTAGGCCTGGTAAAACAGTGGATATTTATCAGATAGACGGCATGAAAATGGGGTATAATTTTAGTGATAAGCAGCTTGCTGATTATCCGTTTCAAGGTGGTAACATAGATTCTCCTGTTGTTATATATGAGGATCCACCAGAAGAAGGAGGTGTTTTTGATTACACTTATGTTTCATCGCTTGACCCCTATAAATCTGACAAGGCTGATACTGATTCTGTTGGTTCGTTTTATGTACTTAAAAGATATGTAAAAATCAATGATCCATTTGCTTATTGCATAGTAGCATCATACGCATCACGTCCTCCATCTTCTGATGATTTTTGTAGGAATTGTGAAATACTTCAAGAAGCGTATGGGGCCAAGTGTCTTATGGAGAATGCCGACCGAATGTATGAATTTTATCTTACGAGACGAAATAAGCAGCTTATGTTGCTGGAAGATGGCGAACGTCTTGCCGGTAAGATTATCCGTGCTGGCGCCCGTCAGAACAACAAGCTCGGTTTGGCTCCTACGGTTCCCAATCAGCGCATGCTTTTCAATACCGTTATTCAATATTGCTGGGAGGATGTTGTTGTTGGGTATGATGATGATGGTAATGAAATAACACAGAAAGGTATTTACCGTATCCCTGATATAGAACTTCTTGATGAGATCATAGCCTTCGGTCCTGGGACCAACACCGACCGTATCATAGCCTTCGGCCACGCTCTTCTTCTGGCTAAGTACTATGATGATATGGGTTACATGCCTGAAAGTACGACTCAAAAGGAGAATCAAAAGAAGAGAGAACGTAGGAAGACAGAGCAGGTTAAAGGATTTACGGTAAGAAGACATAACCCATACAAAATGAGGTGACGAGAACAAATTCCTTATCTTTGTGAAAAATAGGATAATAGGATGGAATATTTCAATAGAGATCAGGCTTTTCCGGCCAGAGGAGTATTTTCAGGGTTGCCGGTGCAGGCGATACCTACTAAGAGAAAAACCAAGGAGTGGTTTAAAGCCACTATGGATTCTCTTGAATTGATTGGTTTGAAGCAGCTTGATGAGAACCAGAAGTTCAAGGATTTTTATAGGATGATGGAAGGTAAGTTATCCTTTATGGAGCTGAAAGATGTAATTCCTTATCTTAAGGATGTTCAGTCTATAAGGGACAACGTAAACATTCCATCATTCTTACGTCATTATGATATAATAGGTACGATCGTAAACGCTTTTGTAGGATGGTTGGGTAATCTTTCTGACAAGTATAATGTAGTTGGATTGGACGAATCTGAAGTGAATCAGTATTCTGCTACGAAGGAGAATCTTCTTCATAATTACATTAGAGAGGAATTGGACAGAAGGGTTAGGCAAGAGTTGTTAAATAGGGGATTGGATCCGGATTATAATAATTTTGCCAACGAAGAAGAAAAGCAGGCTTATGCTCAGCAGATACAAGAAGTGAAAGCATCTATGACCCCTCCTGAGATAGAGAATTTCATGAATACAAAATGGAAGACTGCCGAGGTTATATGGGGTTCTCATACGCTTGAGGCGGACAGGGGGCGTTTTTACATGGATGAGATAGATACCGAGAATTTCATTGACTATCTTCTTACCGGTCGTTGCTTTAGAAATTATCATGTAGGATACGACTATTATAAGCCGGAGAGGTGGTCTCCGTTGAATACATTTTACTCTAAGACATTAGATAGCAAGTATCCGCAGTACGGTGATTATATTGGTCGTGTTCATTATTATACTGCCAATGATATTATAGTAAGGTGGGGGCATCTTCTTACGGCAAAAGACAAGCAAAAGCTTATAGGGGGTGCTGATAATTTCAATGGCACTTATCATAATGGTGATAATGGAAGTTATGTAAGTTTATCCAAATCGGCGAGTGTAGGGATGTTATATCAGAATAAGGTAATACCTTGGAAAGGATATAATGATTATGCCTCTATAAAAGCTTATGAGGATTATTACGGTATTCCAGCCGGCACATATACCGGATACGATAGTAATGGTAACGAATATCACAGAACCAGATTCATGCCAAATTTAGAGCATGGTAATTATTATAACCGTGCCCAGAGTTTAAGCGACGAACATGTTCGTAGTGATTTGTATCAGGTAACTGAATCATATTGGGTATCCCCGGCTCAGGTGTATGTAATTACCTACCAAACTGAAACCGGATTAGTAACTACCGAAATGGTAACCGACGAGCTTCTTCAAGACTTTTTACAGGAAAATGGTATTAAGAAAATTACCAGGACCATGAGTAAGGGAATGGAGAACCCGGAGATTAATACCTATTTCGTAGATTACGTTCCACAGGTAAGGTATGGGGTTAAGATCAGCGGCGGTGCTCTCGCTCAGGACAACCTGTATCTGGACGGAGAACCTATCGATCACCAGATAAAAGGGGATAGCAACATCTATGACTTTGTTCTACCCGTTGCCGGATATATCGGTACTTCTATGGCCAACAGGATTCAGCCATATCAAATATTTTATAATTTCTCCATAAATCAGATAAACAATATTCTTGAAAAGGAGATCGGTAAATTCTTCTTAGGGGATATTAATTTGGTTCCAAGTGAATATAAGGATTTGGGTGAAGATGTGGCTGATATATGGGCTAACCTTCTTGATGTGGCTAAGTCTGTAGGTGCTCTGACATTAGATACCTCATCTCAAAATACGAAAGGCGGTGTTCCTTTCAACCAGTTTGCCGTCTATGATTTGTCGCAGACAGAGCAGCTTAAAACGAGAATGGAGCTTGCTGAATGGTCTAGGATGAAGTGTTTTGAAATGGTTGGTATCACGCCTCAAGTAATTAACGGCCCCAACAGGTATGAGACTGCCACCGGGGTCCAGCAGGGCGTTACAGCATCTATGTTACAAACACAGATATACTTTGATAACTTCGGTTATTTCAAGAAACGGGCTCTCGATCTTCATCTGGCTGTTGCTCAACAATGCCAGGAAGAAGGAAAGGATATTTCTGTAATGTACACAAAAAGTGACCTTACCAGAGCGTTTTTATCTATAGGAACCGACGGTCTTAGTCTAAGGCATCTTGGTGTTCAAGCTTTATCCAACTCGAAGAAAAGGGATGAGCTTGAAAAGTTCAAGACCTTTATGTTGCAGCTAAATACAGCCGGAGGAGACATTTACGATCTTGCATCTATCTTCACATCGGATTCTATGGTGGAACTTATACAGAATGCAAGGAATACACGCGCATACAACGAGCGTCAGATGCAGCAACAGCAGCAGAACCAGATGCAGCTTAACCAGCAACAGATACAAGCTGAAGCTGCTGAAAAGGATAAGCAACGTCAGCATGAACTTGCTTTGGAAGACAAGAAAGGTCAATACAGAATACTTCAAGAGAAGATCCAGGCGGCAGGCAGGGCAGCAGACGCCAAGAGCGACGCCACCTCCCTCAACTTCCTGGCTTCCGTTTCAGATCAGACCGTAAGGCAAGCTGATATAGAAAGCAAGGAAAGGATAGAGGATAAGAAGCTCGAAAACGATTCCAAACTTCATGATGATGAAATGAGAATAAAAATGGAAGAGTTAAAATTAAAATCCAAAGAACTTGCCCAACGAGCGAGGGAAGACGCCACCAAAAGGTATGTAGCCGGAATCAATAAGAATTAAGGATTAAATATCCCCAAATTTCATTAGAAAATCTCTAATAAAATTTGGGGATATTTAATTTTTAGTGAAGATTAAACACTTATAAGTTTTTTATCTGAAATATAGGTATTTAAATATTTTTGCAGTATGGGAAAATTAGAAAAAAATGGAATAGTAGAATTGGACGATATTTTTAGCATCGGTCCGATTGATGATGTTTATAATAGGGAAGAAGATATTCTGCCTATTAATGGTAATGAACCGGCTAAAAAAGATGAGAAGCCTGTAGAAGAAGGTTCTCAAATTAAAGAAGATCCGGTTGTTGATCCTACTCCTGATCCTAAAGAGGATAAAAAAGGAGAAGAGAATGTAGTTGACGTTAATCAGGATCAGGTAGAGACCCCGGTTGTCAATTACAGAAAAGTATTGGATGCCCTTTCTTCAAGGGGAATCATTCCCGATTTGAAAGATGTGGTGTTTAGCGGTGAAAATGGTGAAGAGATTACTATCAATGATCTTGATTTTAGTAAAGAAGATTCGTTGTGTGACATACTGTCTACAGTCCTTGAAAGCCAGAAAGAGGATATTGTTAAGGATAAGATAGATGTTACTTCTGTTTCTGATATTACTAAGAAGCTTATCCAGGCTGATAAGGCCGGAGCTAATATCGTTGATATTCTTAAGCAATATGATACAAATGTCGCTCCGATAGAAAAGCTTGACATTGAAAACAAAGCAGATCAGATAAAGATCGTTCGCCATTATGTTGATCTTCTTGGGTTGCCCAAAGATGAAGCTGATGAGTTTTTCAAAGGCATTATCAATAAAGGAGAAGAGTATGTTGAAGCAAAGGCTATAAAGTACAAGGCTGAGCTTGATAAGAGAATGGATGATATTATCCAGCAACGTACTAAAGAGGCTGCCGAAAAGAAGGCGAAGGATGCAGAAGATTTTAGAAGGTATAAGAAAGACCTTAAGTCTTCTATCCAGGAAAAGTATCAGCTAAATGACACTATGGTATCTAAAGCTCTTGATTTTGCCCTAAAACCTTCTGAATCGAATCCCGGAATTACCAAAGCATTTAATAGGGTAAGGGAGATGATGATGAATCCGGAAGAAGCACCAGATTTGATTATGTTTCTTATGAACCCAGGAGAGTTCATAAAACAGAAGTCGAATCAAGCTGTAGTTGATGAGAAGAAAAAAATTTATAAGCTCATCAGCCATACAAATAAAGACAAGAGGGTGGCTCCGGTAGATGATAAAGGTGATCAAGTTCAAGGTGTGAAGTTCGATGAAATCAGTATAGATTAAAAATTAAAACATTTTTTCGTTCATGGCTAATGTACTTTTAACAAAAAATTTCCCGGCCACCATGAATGGTGACACGGTGATTGGATATACCGACGCTAAAGTCGTTAAGCAAAGTATCGTAGAACACGATCTTAGCTCTTTAGAAGATTGGTACTACGAAGATCCGGATAAGAACCATCTGGGTATGCTTGAGTTGTTTTCTAACATTACAAACTATCCTCTGCCTATGTATATGGGTATGATCAAACAGGATGCTACTATTACCGTAAATGGTATCAATGGTTCATTCCGTTATGATCTTCCGGTATCAGAAACGTATGAGGTGGTTACAGTAGAAGACACGTCTTTGAAATATGCAAAACCCGGTATTGATGAAAGCTTCTTCGAAATTGTGTTGAATGCACAATTTAAACAAGGAGATGTTATTACTTACGATGTGATTAATGGTTGCCAGGCTCTTATCTCTACAGAGCGTCCTCCGAAACAAGAAGGTGAAAACTGGAGATACTGGTGTAAGTTGTGGGGCCGTTCTCGTGCTAAATATTTCCCGAAAGACATGCTTCGAGCCGGTATTAAATACTGGAAGGTAACAAACGTTCTTGGTGAGTTTTCTACTCAGTTCTCTGGTGTAGGAGGTGCTTCTAAGGCCGGTTCTATGACTTGTGAATTTACGCTTGGTGGACACCGTGGTGTTGAAGGTGAAACGACTATGTACGCTGGTATTAAGTCTTTGGCTTATGCGGACGAACGTACGCAGAATTTCATCGACAAGGCTTACCAGAAAGTTCGTCAGCTTTCTGAAATCAGAGGAGGTGATGCAAGTTATGCCATTATCGGTTCTCGTCTTGGTGATGGAAGCATTGATATGCGTACAGCTCGTGTAGCCAATACAGTATCTCTGTTCTGTTTGGCTGAATTGGCTAAGATGGAAGCATACGAACTTATGTTCATGCGTGGAGGTAGAGTTAAGGGTCATAATGGTGTTTTGATGAAAAATGAAGGTCTGTATCATCAACTTCGCCGTGGTTTCGTTATCTCATATGCTCGTCCGGGTGGTATCAAACGTGAACACTTCTTGGCTGCTGCTGACTATATTTTCCGTGGTCGTAGCGATATGCCGATTGAAAATCGCGTAATGAAATTCAAAGTAGGTGCTATGGCTTACAAGAATATCGTTGAGATTTTCCGTGATGAGTTCTTTTCTCAATTAGGTGCCTTGGCTCCGCTTATGGGTACAGAACGTATTATCAATAATCCGGTAACAGGATCAAATGATGCTCTTGAATTAGGAACTGTAAAGATCAAGGGTGTTACTATTCCGGGCATTGGTAAGGTTATTGTAGAACACGAACCTTCTTTGGATTATGTCGATATGGTAGATAGAAGCCAGTTGGTAGACGGCATGACTCCTATTACATCATATTCATGTATTATGGAAGACTTGACTGCTCCTGAATATTCTAACGCATTCGCCGGCATCCCTGCTTCATCTGAAGCTCGTATTGGAAATATCAACAGCAACGTATTCTACGTTAAGCCTGATATCGGTTCTATGTGGTGGGGTTACGAACAAGGTAGATGGTCATCCAGAGTATCGGCTCAAGAAATTGTATCCAGCCATCCTCGTATGTCAGAACAATTCTGGTGCCACTCTGTATCGGCTTGTTGGGTAAAAGATACCAGCCGGTTTGTAACAATTGAATTGTTACCAAGCTCTTTGTAATTATAACTTTTAATATTAACTTGCGGTCGGCTTTAAAACCGGCCGCAAATTTTGTTTCTAACATAGTCTTTTCATATATGAAAAGACGTAGGGTATATAAAAAGATGGGAAAAAAGATTTTTGAAGAAAGCCATGAGTCTAAGAAGCTGCTGGCTACCGTAGGAGGAATGAGAATATATTCCGACTCTATTTATGTTATAACAGGTAAGATGGATGAAGAAGCTCCTTCCGGATATCAGGAAAGAGGTATTTCCAAAACTCCTTTCCCTGGAAACAAGACAGTATCTTGTTGTGGATGGGATAAGGATCTTAGGGTGTATGATACTGGTTTCTTTATCAATTCAGCATGTTATAAAGGTTACTCACTTGAAGATAGGAAAGATGAAATGGATATGCGTATTAAGAATATTCGGTATCCGTTTGAAGAGACTGTCAATGAGGATCTTGATCAAAAGAACTTCGATTTCTGGGATTCTTACAGAATTGACTTGTATGATGGTCGTTTGTTTTACACTAATGATATCCGTGATTTATTTGAGCTATATATAGCCATTTTATCCAAGTCTCTTACTCCTAAAGAGGAAGATGGTAATCCGATGTATGTAGAATCTTATTATTGTGTAGAAGACAAAACTACAGCCGTAGATATTAGGAAACAACGTCAGATTGATAAGGCTGATATTTTATACGAGTTCATGAACAAACTGAAAGGATCCGAGGCTGAAAGGAAAAGTATCTACGATCTGCTTTTGTATCTTGACATTATATATAGCGTAGAGCTTGATCCTAGTATGGTTCAATACATATTCACTAATTGGATTGATGCTAAGAATACGAACGTTGACATGTATAAAGAAGCAAGCTCAAGGTTCTTGTCTGATGATGAATCTTCCGAAGGAATGCAAGTCATTAAACTCCATCGTATGATCAGGGAAATGATTGAGGGGCTGGCTGTCACTATCAATACTGACGGACTGTATCTGAATGGCGAGCTCCTGGGCGCCGACGCCATCTCTGCATCTATGGCTCTTGCTTCCAATAAGTCGATGTTAGAAACCAAGTCACGTGTTCTGGAAGCGTATAATACTTTAAAGAACAAGCATAAAAAAATAGAAGGAGCTAAGTCTGACAAGAAGAAAAAGGAAGACGAAAAAGGCTTTGATATTGATCAATACGCTGATAAAAAAGAATAATTTATGAGAATTGTTGATTGTTATCTTCGGGCCTTACAGAAGGCTGAAGAAAACATGACCAACGGTGGTATAAAACTTGACAAGGCACGTTTTGTTCAGCTTTTTAATGACGAACAAAACCGCCTTGTTCGTTATATCCTTGATAAGAAAAACGAAGAGGATATACGTTATATCCAAAAGTTGGTTGTGTACTCAAAAGAACTTGATGAGAAAGAAGATAAAGATAATCCTGAAAGCACTTTATTTTCATTGCCTTCTGATTTCTTTTCTTTTTCAAACATATCAGGCGTATTTACCAAAGGTGAATGCACGGTCACTGATTTTACCATGTGGGAGGCTAAGAACGAAAACCCGCATGAGCTTCTTGCCGACTTTTTTAACAAACCTGATTTTGATTTTAGGGAAACGTTCTACACTATAGGCGAAGATTCGGTAAGGGTGTACAAGTCTGGTTTTGATGTAGACACCGTTTATCTTACGTATTACCGATATCCGAAGGAAGTTGACATCGAAGGATATATCAAATCTGATGGTTCTAATTCAACCGATATAGATCCTGAATTAGATGACAAATTAATTGGTATTATCCTTAACATGATTGAAAAGCAATTTGCTTTGAATGAAAGCGAATACGGACGTTATCAAATAGATTCAAACAACGTCCAATCTCCTTTGTAGCAGAAGGAAGGCATACTCTGAATTAAATATTATCAAAAACGATTAGAAATTAATTAATCTCTAATCGTTTTTGTTGCTTATATGACTATCATTATTTTTGATGCAGATAACAGAATATTAATTTTAAAACATTATAAGGCTATGGCTATCCATAAACCGTATGACAGACATATTATCTGTCCTCCGCACGCTAAGTTGGCGGACGTAGATTCTTTGTTGCTTCAAGAAGGTCAGATCGCTATCTATGATTTGGATGGTGAGCAGACTAAAGATGGTTTGAAAGCGTTGACTGATTTGAAGGGTTATCGTAAGGACGAACAACGTTTCCAGATCAGAATCGGACGTAATGAGATGGTGAACGACCGTGTATCTGATGATAAATCATTCTCTACACCTACGTTTGCTATTGATGAAATTATAGAAGTGTATGCTTCTGCTCCGAAGAGCAAAGAAATTAAAGTAGATGAAGTTATTTTCGGTTATAACGGAATTGACGACAATACCGCTATTACAGCAAGAAAAGGCGATCGTATTCCTATCCATATTAAGCTGACAGGACGTTTGTTCGAGCTTCGTGGTTATCCGATGGGTGAGGTGAATATCGATGATTACATTATTTTCGAAAACTGTCCAGGTCGTGAGGATATGTGCTCAGAATGTGATCCTTGCGAAGATGTTGATATTTTGGCCGCTATCTTGAAAACAATAGAACGCATCAAGAATCAGCCTATTGCAGGTGGTGGCAAGGTAGGTGACTTTGTTGAAATCCATCCTATACATTCTTGTGATGAATTGGAAAAAGCTCCGGTAGAAACAGACATGAATTTCTATTGTATGGAGATGTGTGATACTGGCGATGCTTATGCTTTGGCTCAACTTAAGGCTGCTTATCCTGGTTTGGACATTAAGAGAGTTGGACGTCATCTTTCTACATCTAAATATCAGGTGATGAAAGAAGGCGGTAAGCCTGCTGATTATACTCAAAAGCTGTCTTCTATTATGAAAGGCTGCGAAGAGTGTCCTGAAGGATATACTAAGGTAGATGGCGGTTTGATCTATGCCGTAACGTTAGAGGATGATGGTGTTGATCAGTCTACTGTAGTAGAAAGCATTAAGAATGCCGTTAGTAGCACTGCCGAGAAAACAGCAGCCCAAGATGGCGGAGTAGGTATGTACACTGTGGCCGTAAGCAAGAAACTGACGAAGGCTGATATCGATGCATTTGTAGAAACTAATCCGACAGCCACAGTAACGTTCGTTGCTAAAACAGCAGATATGTGTAGTAATCCTACTGTTACTACTGTTAGCTGGGAAGCATGTGGGTCTTGTAAGATTTCGAAAGAAGCTTATGAAATTACGTTGCCGGATGACGAATGTGGTGGTAGTGCGAAAGAAGAGTTGCAGGCCGCATTCCCGTATCTGACAATCGAAGATTATGGTACACCTGGTGGATGTCAACACAAGTTTAAAACAACGGTCGTAACTAATATGGTTTGTGACGAATGTGATGACATTTTCAAAGATTTATTTGTATCGAAAGCCCCAGAATCTTATCGTGGACGCAATTGGAAACGTTTGGGTGCTGTAGCTGGTGATAGTACAATTATTGCCGATCCGTTACCTAAGAATTGCAAATGCGGTATTTTGTTCCGTGGTATAGATTATATGATTTCTCCGTCTGACTGTTTGATTGACCGTCTGACATTCCAGGAAGGATCTGTTCGTATTGCTGTAAATGGTGGTTATCCGGATGAACAACGTGAGGCTATCAGCACGTACTTCAACCCGATCCACACAGAATACAAACAGCACTGGGCTCCGCGCACTCACCTTGGAGCTGAATTGCTTGATAAGGAACGCGAACAACGTATGTTCTTCGACTTCCGTAAGACTCATCAAGAACTTATGGAACGTATGTTTACCAACGAAGAAACCCGCTTAGACCTGTTGGCTCCGTATGCTGATTATTCAGTAACATTGAAGCCGGCACGTTACTCTAACGGCTTCGGTAGGGTAATTGATGATCATATTACAGTACACTTCCATGTACCGTATGGCGCTCACGAAGGTATTCAAGACCTTATGGACTTGTTAGCTGCTTCGGCAAATATCAAGCCCTGCAAGATTTGATTTTCCTTTTTTCTATATATCCCAAGGGGGAGGAGGCTGGTCCTCCACCCCCCTTTTTTGTAATAAAATAATTTGAAATAAGTTAGTTTCATATGAATGGCGTGGATTTTTTATCCGGTGCCTTTGGTAGGGGCATTGACAAAATAACCAACATAGTTGGAAAATGGGGTTCCTCCCAACCGGTAGATGACAGCAAATCCGGTATAAAAATAGGGGACAAAATCTACCAGGTAGTTGTGTCCTTAAATGGCTGTTATTGGTATCTTGACGAAGAAGGTAAGAAGCACCCTGTTTCTGGTATTCCGGCTACAACCGAATGGGAGTGGATTAACATAGCTGAGAAAGTTATCAAAGATTTCAAAACCTGTTACCGTACACCTGGTGGAAAGGTTGAAGTATGGAGTTGGTATCTTCTCAACGACCAGATGGATGTTCTTAAAGAAACCCATAGAATTACTGACAGTACCGACATGGATAATCCGGTAGGTAAGGTTCTTACTAAGATACCAGATGAATGGGTTATGATCGACTGTGATCTTCCTGATATGACGGAACGTGATATTACGTTTGTAAGTAGATGTTATAAGACTCCGGATGGTAAGGTTGAAATAGAAGGATTGGAAGCCATAGATGATAAGATAAGCATTAGAGAATCTATCTATACTATTATTCAGTCAACCGACGATAATTTTCCTGCTGGGTATGTTTTTAAGCTAATTCCAGAAAATTGGGTTCGAATGGTTTGTGACTTTCCTGACATGACAGAACGAGATGTAACTTATGTTCTTGAATGTTACACTACTAAAAAAGGGAAAGTGCAGGTAGAAGGCTTGATAGCCATAGATAATATTCTTGGATCCAGGGAAGAGGTTTATACTGTCCTTCAGTCAACTGATCCTGATATTAAAGTAGGGACCATATTGGATTCCATACCAGAAGATTGGGTGAGGATGGTATGTGATTTTCCAGATATGACAGACCGGGAAATTGTTGAAGTGGACGAATGTTATAAGACAGATGGTGGTAAGGTCAATATAAAAGGTTATCAAGCTATTGATGCTATTCTTGGTGTAAGGGAACAGTATTATTATATTGTTAAGACAACGGACGCCGCTTATCCTCAGTGGATGAGAATAGATAAGATACCTAACGAATGGACGAAAACCGAATGTGACTTTCCTGATCTTACTGAAAGGCATATCATGTCCGTAGATGAATGCTATACAACTCCTGGTGGTAAAATACATCTTGGAGGATATAGGTCGGTAGATAGCATAATAGGAGTCCGGGACGAGTATCTTATTGTTATGGAAACAACCGATCCTGATATACAAAGAGGTGCCACATTCAATAAAATACAAGAAGGATGGCAGCGTATTGTTTGTGATTTCCCTGATGCTACTACATCCGATACAGAAATAGTAGAAAACTGTTATAAGACGGAAAAGGGCAAGGTTCAGATCCGGACGTATATAACAATGGACGGATACGGAAATACAAGGGAATTGAGGCATATGGTCCTTAAAACAACCGATCCTGATTACAATATTGGATCCAATATTGATCAGATACCGGTAGGATGGTTGAGTATCGAGTGCGATTTTGCGTCTGCTACCCAACGTCATATAAGACAGGTGAAAAACTGCTACGTTTCTGATGCAGGCAGCATTTACGTAGAGGGAGAAATAGTTTACAACAACGATCTTGACATAGACAAGATGGCACTGACGGTCATGGAAAGCACTGACCCGGCGATAGCCGTAGGGACGGAGCTGGCGGCTATTCCCTCTGGCTACGTGAGAACAGTTTGTAGATGTAATTGTTGCAACCACTAAATATTATTATTATGAGCTGTAACGAATATTTTTTAGTAACACTGGAGTCTAAACCGACTCCAGTTCGTCATAAATATACGAATTTAACAGACGAATGGTATGGTCCTGATGGTGTTAAGTATGAAGATCCTGATACGATAGCCAAAATCGAAGAACAAGCTACAGATAAGAATCGTATAGGGGATAACACCTTATATCAGAAACTTATTGAAATACATTCTCAAGGAGAGTCAATAAAATCAGACATCGGAGACATAGGTCAGGTATTAGATTACATAAATGGGGAGGAAGTGTAATGGGAACCATATCAGATAAGTTAATGAGGATCATAAATACCAAGGAGGATATAAGGCAAGCCCTTATATCCAAAGGGTATGATGTACCTACCTCCATACCCTTTAAAGAGTATGCGAAAATGATATTAGATTTACCATGTAATGCTGATTCTTTCCCAGACATAGAAGGCATAGTAGCCAGATATTCAGCATTAGGTCTCACTAATGAACAAATGGCAGAGAACCCTGTATGGAAAGACCTTACAGGCAATGGACATGATTTACAAATGAAAAACTTAGCTTGGGGTGGAATGAGCGGAGTAGGTGGATATAGCGATAATTTTTCTTCAGATTCTTGGAAAAAACCGTCAGATAGATCAGATATAACTTGGACAAGTTCTTCTTTTAATATCACTCGTGTTATGAATACGGGGGTGCAGATATATTATTTTTCTGCATGGGAAGAATCAGAATCTGTTATCCCAGAAAAGCGGATAATTGTAAAAGGGTTAGAAGATGGGCAAGTGCTGCGATATATGAATGTTGGCAACAGAATAATTGAAATATCACAAGATGGAATATACACTATACCGAGTTTTACTTTTAAAGGGGCAAATTCCTATCATGGATATTCATTGGCGAAAAAACAAGAATCTTGCAACGTCACTGTTGAACAACTACCTCTCTACCCCGGTGCACTCGTCTTTGACGGAGTAGACGATTACGGTACCTGTGATAACTTCCCTATTCTGACTAAGGAAAAAGGATTTACGATTGTTGCGGTAAGACAATTTATTTCTGATAAAATATCAAGTTTGCTATCTAAGTGGACTGTAGCAGATGAAAGTGGAGCATTTATATTTGAAGGTACGTCTGCGGCAGGAACTAAATTTAGTTCTGCCTTTGGCGGTAATTTCCATGGATTAGAAAAAACTATTTTGTCATATATGACTTCTACTTCTTATAATGGAAATACCATTGTACCAGGTGACAAAAAAGATATAAATAACAACTTAGTAGTTGGCCGTTTTTATAGTGATTTAAATGCACACTATGTTAATTCTGCCATTTGGGAAATAGTCATTCTCGACCACGATGCCACCGAAGAAGAACTGACCAAGATCAAAGACTACTTCGTCAAAACCTATCCCTGGCTTTTCCCTGATCAAGCATGGACAGTCACCGGCAAAACCAACGAGGACGAAGATCGTGCTACTATTGCCAACATTACGGGCAATGGTAATAATCTTGTGCTGTCGAATTTTGGGTTTGCAGAAGGGAGTGGGTATGGGTTGTATGCATATAACTTCAACTCATTTAATCTTAAAGATAATGTAGTTAAGCCCACAGATGTAAAAAAAGATTCATTTAGAATAATCGGAACTGGGGACAACAGTAATGTTTTGGTTTTATCAAATACATCTAATTCTGCTGATTGGAAGATACGTATCACAGGCATGAAAGAAGGTGATCGTTGTTTAATTGGAAATGCAAACAAAAGCGGTGAATATATTAGCGTTAATAAAGATGGTACATACACTTTCCAAAAACAGTATGTAGCAACTTCTACGAATGGTATATGGTATAATTCTTCACAAGAAGTAGATGTTTTAGTTGAACAAATCCCCGAATACGAAGGATACCTGGTTACTGATGGGGTGGATGATGAGGTTCGAAGTGCTGCTTTTACATTGAACGAGGATTGGACGATTGTTGGAAATTGGGAATTTATAACTAACGAAAATAAGAATGCTGGCTTAGCAAAAGTTTACTCTTTATACTTATACAATAGAGATTATGGAATATTTGTGTATAAATATATAAACGCCGGACAGGGATTTTCTGTTGAAGATGTTAAATCTTTAAAAGCTATCTGTTCTGATGGTCGCATATATCTTAATGACTGGCAGGAAATAAGAAACAATATAGAACAGGAGGCTACAATTAGTAAAGGGGTAATGGCTATTGGGTACTTTAACAGAGATTTCACCAAAATGGCTTTCAAAAACTTGGGCATCTACAACAACCAGCTCCTCTCCAAAGACGACTGTATCAAAGCATATAACTATTTACAAACCCTAAAATCAAAGTAATATGAAATTAATTATCATACCAAAAGAAGTATATGATTCCGTATCTGAAGAAAAGAGACTCGAATTAGGAATAGACAGCCCAAGAGCGAGCGTAGACGGTTCTAAAGTTATTTTACACGTAGAACATTATGACCATCTATTTAAGTCTTTAGACGCGCAGGCTGATGATGATCCTCAATATCCGTATCCGGTATATGACAGCTCTTCTTCTGAGTTTGAATCTATTCTTTCATCTAAAGAATGGGTGTCTGATGTTAATGATGAGCGTCTTTGATCTTGTTATGGTTGGGACAATTGTTATATTTGTGGAAAGTTGAATAATTAAAGCGTGTGGTAGCGTTATCTACCATATAATCATTATGTTTCAGATAATAATCGGATGCGTTTTGGCTAATATCCTTACGATAGCAATCATCGGTTTAGCCCTGTATTTAGTGTATCGTAAAAACGAAGATCGTTTAAAGGCTTTGGATTCTAAGATCGATCAGAAGGTTGAGGACGTAAAAAACAAGGTTGGTGCGGTGATGGACATCGTAGACCAGGTCAAGAAGTTGTTGGATAAAATTAACAAAAAATAAATATGGCAGAAATAGGTTATAACAGTAAATTCGAAGGCCAGGAGGTTGATTCCAGACTTGAGAATGTGGTGCAGGCCGCTCCTGGAACAAGTTCGGAGTCGGGCAAGGGAGGCCTTATCCCGGCTCCCCCTGCCGGAAGTCAAGACGGTAGCAAGACTCTTCTTAGTGACATGACATGGGGAGATCATATAACAAAGCAGTACGTAGATAATGCTGTTTCTGCTGCTGGATGGAAAAAGCAAATTGTTACTGTTTTGCCGAATGTAGATGAGGCTGCTGATAACGTCATGTATCTTGTAAAAGATGATTTAGCTTCTACTGAAACTGGCAATGTATATAATGAATATATTTTGGTTACAGATCCAGAAGGAGTTAAGAGTTTGGAATCTATTGGTATGGTAAGTACTGGTGTAGAAATGACGTTTTTAGATCTTGATCAGTTTTCTGGAAGTTCAGGAACCGTAAGTGATGATGTCTATAATAGCGTTGTTTCGGCTTATGAGAATAAGATTATTTTAGGAGTAATTGACGGCTCAATTACTCCTATAACGATATATAAAATAACAATTGAATCCTCTGTTGTTTACAATATTTCATTAAATTCTATTTCAAATTCTTATAGTAGGGATGTGTTGGAATTAGCCAATAGGTTTATCATATTAAATGAGGATAAAAGTTTTACAGTTGATGATTTTAATTATGATATTTATGGTTATTACATTGATTTTTTAAAATTTATGACAATGGTTCCTTCTGTTGTTACAACATTGGAAAATCTTCCTAAAGGTCGTCATAATATTATAGCAAATGTATCTGCTGCCACTTCTTTGTCTATGTCCGTATCATCATCGGATGTAGGACGAGAGTGGCAGGTTCGTGTCAACAACACTACCGGTTCTGACATTACGCAGCCGCTTCCTACTACTGGACAGTTCCAGAGCATGTCAGGTGACAGTGTTACGATACCGGCCAATAGCTTTATTGAATTAAGTATCTGGTATATCAATGATAAGTTGGTTATAAGAGTAGGTGAAAATGCTTAATAGAAAGGATGAATTATGTTGTATGTAAATAAGAGTATAAAAGGTTTTTATTGGGAAGGATATGATTTGGATCCATCTTCTTATGAAGTAGGATATTCTTATCAAGATTTCTTGGATGGGAAATGGGTTCAACTTGATGAAGAACAGAAACAGTTTCACCAAGACAATCCTAAAGCGAGTGTAAAAGAAGCTATTGCTATGCAGCTTGATCCTGAGCCACCAGGACCAACAGAAGAAGAGTTGCTTGCTATAGCCAAAGAAAAGAAAGTTAAGGAAGCTCGTGAATATGCTTATTCTGATTCTGTTCGAACATACAACTTAGACGGTAAGTCTGTATGGTATAATGAGAATATGCGTTCTAGGGTAAAGAATGATATTGATGTAGCAAAAGGAAGCGGAATATATACCGTATCTGTAGCAGATTCAGAATACGAGCTTGATATTGCTAATACGGCAATGAATGAAATGCATGTATATGAATCTGAGTGCAATGATCGTACTGCTGCCATAGAAAAGGAAATAGCTTCTAAAACCGACAGGAGTGAAGTTGAGTCTATGAAAGTGGATGAAGGCTATCCTGAAAAGTTAGTAAGGACAAAGGATCAGATAATAGAAAAAAATAAGATCCTTGAAGCCAATGATCCTGAGAAGGCTACAGCTATGTATATGAGGGCGATGATCAATACGCCGGCTATGCTGGAAAATACTGATCAGAATCTTGCTCTTAAGATAAAGGGATTGTACCCTATTTGGGATAAGGATGGAGTTTACGGCGACAAAGGTCTTCCTATGGGAACGGCTGTTGTAAAAGGGCAGCGTCTCCGTAGCAAAAACAAACCTTCTGATTTGGATTGGACTTTGTTTGAAGTAAGGCAAGATCACAATCTCCAAGCCGATTGGGTTCCTGGTCAGGGAGGTGGAGCTGAAAGCCTGTATATGGTTGTTCAGGAAAAGCATTCAGGTACGATAGACGATCCTATTCCTTGGGTATATAATTCTATTTTAGAGAACGGAAAGTATTATATTGATAAAGAAATAAAGTATCTTTGCATAAGAGATTCAGGCATTCCTTTAGCTTATGAAAATCTTGCTGATCTTGTATCAGCCGGATATGTAAGGGTTGTTTAGGTCGTAATTTGTTGTTAATGTTATGGATGGCCCCTGTATATTTATTTATGCAGGGGTTTTTCTTTAATCCAAACTCTGCTTATTTTAATATTTGGTAAGGTTATGATTATCTTTGTGAAAAAGGTTAAGTTATGGAAAGAAAAGATATTATAAAAGAATTGAGTCAGTATTTTAGTATTGTTGAATTAGTTGGTCCTAAAGAGTACGGTAGAGACAAAGATCTTTGCTGGAGGTATTTAAGAACTGAATTGCTTCACACGATACTGGTTTTAAGGAAAGACATCTTGAAAACTCCGATGACGGTTAATACCTGGAAGTCGGGCGGAAGGTTTGATGAGCGTGGGTTTAGGAACAATATCTCGGATATAGTAAAATCAAAGACCGTATCAGGGTCGTTGTATATCAGTCCTCATATGCTTGGGGCAGCCATCGATTTCGATGCTAAAGGTATGACGGCAGAGGAGGCAAGGAATAAAATAATTCAGTCGCAGGATTTACTTCCTTGTCCTATTAGATTAGAATCAGGTACCAATTGGGTCCATATTGACGTATATGACTCTCTTGGAAGTAGCAAGAAAGTAACTATGTTCTAATATGGCTTACAGATTTGTAGGAAGGATGAATTTAGAAAGTTTCTGGGCTTTTCTCATTTCCGGATTATCAGCATTGTGGATGAATTTCCAGGAGATTCACCACCTTATATATTCTATATTGTTTATATTAGCTATAAATCTTTTGTTAGCTACTATAAAAAGTATCAAACACTGCTATATCCGAAGAAAGAGAAAGAGGCCTTTTAAGATATTGACATGCATAAGCGAAATGGGAGTTTTGAAAATCCTTCTTGAGTTCGCGGCCTGCTCTTTCGGGTTGTTTACCATATCCGGAATGGATCTTATTATGTCTATGGGAGGTCATAAATCTCCAGAATTTATAGATATGCTTCTCCAGTGGATTACGATATTCGCCTTAATATTATATGGTGGAATGGCATTTAAGCGTCTTGGTGATCTTGCACCTGATTTGATGATAGTAAAAGGCGTTAAATATTTCTTTAGCAAAGTGAGTTGGTGGCAAAAAGTTCCATTTGGAGAAGAGTTAAAAGAAGGTATAAAAAATGGTGAAATACAAGATCTTTTAGATAATAAAAAGGAGGGTAATAAATGTGTTTGCAAAAAATGAGGGTAGGGCATGTATTAGGAGTTCTCCTATTGTGTTTTATGTCTTTCTTGTTTGGTAAAACATGCAAGAATCAGGAGATAATACATGATATAGAAATAGATACGGTAATAGACACCGTTATCCATCCTATTCCTGTGCCTCAGTATATAGTTGACGTAGGGGAGGTAGAGATACCTTTCCCTATGGATGCTATAGTTAAAAAAGATACGATAAAAGACACTGTTTACATTAATATTCCAATACAAAGAAAAACATACAGCACAGATGATTATCGGGCTGTTATAAGCGGATACAGACCCAATTTGGATACGATGATCATCTACCACAAAAAAGAAATAATATACGAAAAGAGCCGGCGCTGGGGCATAGGACTGATGGCAGGGTATGGGGTTGGGCGCGAGGGCTTCTCTCCCTATTTAGGCGCTGGAATCTATTATCGGATATGGTGATGACCTCATCCTATTTTATTTAATACACAATAGTTTAAACTTTTATCATCCCATTTACTTATCTTTGTGGAAAAAGATAAGTTATGAACTATATCGATATTTTACCACAGATAAGAAATAACATTTTCTATGTCAGGATAGTAATGACCGACTACGATGTAGAAAATCAGATGGTTATTAGAATAGTAGCCAGAAGAAATGATGGTCTGTACAAGACGGAGGTAGTACAGTATCCAAATGAAGGAACTGATTACAATGGAGAAATTATTGTTCCTATGTTTGGTATGGCTAAGTCGTTGGTAGCCCAAATAGTAGGAGTCAAGATAAATGGTACTGAGGTACGTGTTAATAGCACTGAAGTAGAGGGGGCTGATATAACAGCCAGGTACGATGATTCCCTTACCAGAATGGGATGGGAAGAGAATATGAATAACATCCATCTTGATTTTGAGGTCATAAGCACCAACAATCCTAAAACACTTCGTATAGCTGATCAGTCAGAATGGGGAATACTGGCAGACAGACCGGCTATTATAGAGATCGTACCACCTGAAGATGAAAATAAGTACGTTTATTATCTTGGTAAGAATCAGTTGAATGTATTCAACAGTAAAACCCTTGGCATAAATCCCGGTCGTGGAAATGATTTTGAAAACCTAAAAGATGGTATATACGATATTACCATAAAAGGTAGTCCTTCATCTTATTCATTTAACAGAAAGTATTTAAAAACCGATCTGATTCGTCTTAACATAGATAAGATATGGGCCAGGTCAACCGTGTTGTGTGATCATGAGGATGATGACGTTATTGATAAAATAAAAGAAATAGAATTTCTGCTGGCTGCGGCTGAGGCCAATATGAGATTAGGGAATTTTGAAAACGTAAAACAATTATACGAAAAGGCATCTAAATTGATTTATGTTCTCAATAATTGTGAGAATTGTGGTTGCAAAATATAATTAATTAAATATAAATAAGTTATGGGATGTGGATGTGGAAGAAGTAATATTACTTCTGTTAATAAAAATAGGGCTATAAAGCCTCAGTCAAATACGACACCTAAAGCTGATTCTAATGCGGCTTGTATTCAGAAATATGATGAGCTTGCTGTTTTGGATAAGAAGATTATAGATCTTCATCGCAAGTTCAGGTTTGTAGGAGGTGTAAGTAAAAGGTATGCTGATATTCAAAAGCTGGTAAGAGGGTGGATTGTTAATTTGAAGAACGAGTGTCCGGATCCTGATGATCTTGCTACTTATTCTGAATACATAAATAAAGAATACGCCAGGTATTTTACGTCAAAGTGATATGGAAGCTACCGGAAGTACACAGCAAATTCTTTTCCCTTCATCTTACTTATGTGAGTGTGCTGATCGTTTTATAGCATGTAAGGCTGATCAGTATTTACAATATCATAAGTACAAGGTAGGTATCAAGCCTGATATGGATACGGTTCTTAAAATAGATCGTATGAGAAGAATCGTATGTGAAGGGGAATGTGGGTTGTGCCCGGACGAGATTCAGAAATTCAAAGAAGAACTTAATAAGATCTTGTTATGAAAAAGATGTATTATAACAAAGAATACAGAAAAGATTTCAAGAAATCGGACTGTCCGGAGGATCTTGGTTCTGAAGAAACTTTTATCGTTCATGAAGCTGAATTTTGTTCGGATATAAGCCAAGATGATGCAGATAGGAAAGCGGCAGAGTTTGCAGATAAAGAGGGTCCGTTGTATGCTAATAGGGTAGGTGGTTGTTGTGAGGTTTACTACAACACCAGGCAAGAGGGTGATTTTTTTAAAACTGATTGCCCTGATGGTCAGAAGCAAGAAGAACCTATCCATTATGTAGTTGATGCTGGTCGTGTATGGTCTAAATTTAGCACCGAAATAGCCAACTATGAAGCCAGAAAGATCCTTGATCAAGAAGGGCAGGCTGCCGCCAACGAATCTGGGGTATGCAAGACTGTTTATTATAACGAAGATCAGCATGGCTGGTTTAGTAAACGTTGTAAAGAAGGATGGAAGGCTCCTGAGAAATATAGGAGGATATATGCTGGTACTGTAACGTCTTTTATTAGCGTTGATGATGCTAATGAAAAGGCTAAGAAGATACTGGAAGAAGAGGGCATGAAATGGGTTAATGAAAATACCAAATGTGAGCCCTTAGTTGAAAAATGCAAATTTGATTTTTGAAATGAGTAATGTGAAATTTAATCCAACAGAGGGACAAAATGATAAGAAGGTATCTGTTTTTTCTGATATCAATGAAGGTTTAGATACAACGCAGAATTACATTATTTCAGATGAAGGGGATAATGTTGAAAAGAATATTGTTGTAAATCAAGTTGGTAAAAGAGAAAAATTCATGGTTAAAAATGGAGATACTTATGAAGATTTTGTTTTATCAGATGGTGGGACTTTTAATGTGTTAAAGCCAGGTGCGGAAGGAGCGGCTGCGTCATGGGGTACAGATCAGCTTCCTCCAGAGGCCACGGAGTCAGTGGGGGATAAAAGCCTTCTGCCGTCTTGGGATTTTTATCTTATAGATGTAACTCAAAATACCGGTGACAAAGTAAGACCTGTAGGTAAATTATGTAAAAACAACTTACTTCGTTTTGAAAATGGTGATTTTGCTCCTACGGTAGGTATTACTGAAGAGATGAGATCAGAATGCGATGTAGAGTTATATTTAGATAATAATCATTCCCAAAAATACTGTGATGCTGGAGCTTTTGATGCTAAAGTTTTTTATGATAAATATGGTGTTAATCAAAAGTTATATAATATTTTAGGTGATGAAGTTAGGGTATTAAGACCTTGGGAAACTACATCTACTAATTATACAATAGGGTTTGGATGTAATAAGGGATTGTATGTAGTTGATAAGATTGTTGGGAAAAGTGGTAAGATATGGTCTGGTGTATATGATGCAGATACTATACCAATTCTCGACGGGGTGGATTTAAGAAGTGTTTGCCCATATCTTCCTCCTACTGCTTTATCTCCCGGACCAGTATGTACCATCGGTTCAAAATCAAGATCTTTTTTCTATTTATATGAAGGAGAAACTAATTGTAAATCTGGTGCTGGTATTAGCAATGTTTGTACCATGTTCTTAAATGGTAGAACATATCCAAGACGTAATGATGTTAATCAGATAAATATAGCAAAATATGCAAGAGCTAATAATGTAGATCCAGAATCATCTTATCCTTTTTCTGAGGGAGGATTTTTGACTCTTAATGCCTATATCTTGTATCTTGAAATGTTATATGGAACTAAATTTTTAATAAGTGCAGAAAAATTTGGATCTGGAATATCAAGTAATAGTGGTATAGGTAATGATACTAATTACAGGAAATACGGAGGAGTAAAATATCGTAAAAAGGGTCAGGATGAATGGATGTACGGAAGCTGGGCGTCACAACCTTCTATTATTCATTATGAAGCCACTAAAACGACCAACTTGTCTAATTATGTAAATGGTGAATACCCAAAAGAGCAGTGTATGGAAAGCCAGATGGCAGCATCATATGCTTTTGAGATAGGTATAGAAGAAGGGGCAGAGTTTGATTTTTATGGAGGTAAATATTGGTATAAAAATGTTCCTGGAGCTAAAAGCTTGTCGGAAGGCTATATGAATGTCATTGTATTTAAGGAAATGACTGGAACAATATCAGCTTTAGATGATAATGATGATCCTGCTGAATTTGATTTGGAGGTTATTTTAAGAATGTCATTATTTGGAGGCATGAATTTGTCCGGAGATGTATTTAGATATTGTGGAGGAGGATATGAGCAGGTGGGTACGACAATAAATGATCCCAATGTTACTCGTATAGGTAATCCTATAGATATTTATATAGAACCAGATCAGAAGAAGTGGATATATGAAAAGAGATCAGCTATTAATAAAGGCGAGGTCTTTGATTTTGAATCTAAATACAAGAAGATAGCAACTACTGAAAATGTCGGAGATGGTACTGCCTTACATCGTATTCCATATACAGCATGGAAGGATAAAAAGGGAGGATCTCTTGGTATAGGAGAATGTTTTCACTCGTATGACAGCTGCTATTGGGCTTCAACTGTAGACATTCACGCGCGTGTGGCTGCTCGTTTTGGTGGCTACGCGAATTACGCGGTTTGTTCCCCTCGTAATATGGCTGCCTACATTGCTGTTTCCGCTACGTCTCGCTTCTATTGCGGCCTTGCCCAGTTGTTGTTAGACGTCAGTAAACCGCAGGTTTAATGGGTGCAACCCATTGATGGCGCAGCCATCATAAGCGCAGCGCTAAGGCGCAGCCTGTATTCTTTAAAATGCTTATTTTAAAACCGTAAGACAAAATTTTTAATTTTTTTAAATTATTTTGTTTTGCGGTTTTAAAATATTATACATACATTTGCATTGTGATAAGACAATAGAGATAAAACATTATAAACAATAAAAAATCTATTCAATAAAATCCGTTAGTCTACTAACAAGTCTTACATTGGGATATGACCTCTGAAATAGTAAATAACGGTTGAGAAAAAGGTTAAAAAGAAGTGGCTGCTCGTTTTGGTGGCAACGCGAATTACGCGGTTTGTTCCCCTCGTAATATGAATGCCAACAATGCTGTTTCCAATACGAATCGCAACAATTGCGGCCTTGCCCTGTGTGGGCTAAAAAAAAATGGGTATATTCTTTTTAATCTTTCCCAGGAGTGGAGAATAAATAAAAGACAAGCGTATGAGATTATATGATAAAAATATGATAGAGATGCGCGACGATCGTAAGACCGTCATTAGCCCACAACTGAAAGTATCTAAAAACTATATAGATGTAAGTTTGGATGATATTATAGAGGCATGTGAATCAGCATTTAAAAACCATTCTAAAAAGAATGATGTTGTTAATTTTAATTCTGATTTTGATGGTAATTCATTAAAATTGTATGAATGGTATTTAGATGGTACTTATGTTAGCAAAATCAAATATCGCAAACTTATCAAAGAAAACAAGAATGGTAAGGTTCGTGAAATAAACAGTCCGGACCTTACCACCAGAATCTATCAGCATCTTGTTTTAGTAAAGTTAGGTCCTTTGTATTATGAGAAGGATAATATGAATGGTCTTAATTGCAAGCCAGGATTTGGCATAACAGCATCGTCTAAATCGAAGTCTCTTATTAAAAAGATGAAGCATGTTTATTATGATAGACTTGATTTGAAGTATTGCTTGGTTATAGATCAACGTAAATGCTACAATCATGCAAAAGATAAGGTATTTAGAAAAGTGCTTAAGAACTTTATTTCAAATAAAAAGTTTATAGATTTTGTAATAGACGTAAGCTTCGTATCTGGAGAGCTACCTATAGGTACTCCTACAAGTCCTTTTATCCATCATCTCCTTATGAAAGATTTCGATAATCTTGTAAAGAGAATGGCTCCTTTTTCATTGAGGTATGCTGATGATAATTTTCTTGCTTTTTATACTAAGGAGGATGCTAATACTACAAAATGGAGAATCAAGAATTATTGGTGGTATGAGCTTAAGATAAGATCTAAAAGGCATACTTGTATTATAACAGACATGGATAAACCTCTTGATTTTTGCGGGTATGTTTTCCACCGTAACAACAAAGGTGTATCCGAACACAATAAAGGTTATGTGAGAATAAGGAAGAGGGTGGCCAAAGACGCAAAGAAGTGTATTACAAACGAAAGTTGGGCTTCTTACTTTGGTCTCTTAAAACACTGTGATAGTTATTCATTAATGTCTAAAATAGAAAGTATCATGAAATTACGAGATTTAACAAGTACGATCCGTATTGATAAGAAAATGGATGCGGACAATATTGATGTCAAAAACCTTGAAGGTATTGTATTTGATATCATAAATTATGAAATAAGAAGCAATAATAAGAATGAGCCGAACTGGATAAAGTGCTTGATAGGCATTCCTGAAACGAATAAAGACGGGATTCCTACAGGCAGGAAACTTGCAAGGGAATTTCACGGTAATTATCAAGGTATAGTAAATTTTATTTCAAAATGTGAACTTACTTATGGCAAAGATGCTATTCTTCCTATTACTGATGTAGAGATAGAAAACAGATGTGGATACGTTTTTAAGGGCAGTACTAACCGTCTGGAATACATAGATTGACATTCTTTTGTGATGGTGTGGATGAAAATTGCTATCTTGCACCAAAAAAAAGATAAGTCATGAATACGTGTAATACTTGTAAAGATGACAGACCTGATATTCTGAGATCTAATATCTGCATCGGGTCTGATCCATGTAATGACTGTACGGACAATTGCGAGATTCTTCCAAAAGAATGCGATTGCCCGTATGGTCATTTAAGCGATCATTGCATTCATTATACAGGATGCAAGACATTCATATCCAAATTAACTCCAGGTATGCCTTATAATGAGGTTATACATAATATAGAACTGGTTTTCGAAAACATAGATAAGTTTTTGGATAGGATGGTTGAAGAAAATACGCTTCTAAAACAAAGGGTTGAACAACTTGAAAAACAGTTACAAAATGGAAAAGAGTGCACAAATTGGTAAGGACTTAAGTGGTAAACACGTATATGTTCCACATGTGGACGAGACGCCGGTGCCATGCCCGGACGGATACACCTGCACGAACTGCGTGTACTGCGCTGACGGCATTAACGCTGGCTACTTCAGTCTGGCTCAGAAATCTGATCTTACGGCTTTAATCAATGCAATGATATGCCGTATGGAATATCAGGATAGGGAAATAGAATTTTTAAAACAAAAAATAAATATTTTGAATAATGGCAATAACAGGTAACGGTTGTTTTGGCAGTCATGGTGGGTGCGAACGCCCGCATCATTGCAATATTCCTTCTTCTAACATATTCTATGATGGAGAAACTATAGAAGAAGCTGGTTTGTATCATGGTATGCCTTTAGACGGAGCTTTAGCTAATTTAGCTAAATACGTTTCAAGGGCTATTAACGTAAGTGGATCTGTCAATACAGAAGTATTTGACGGCACTTCTCATGTGGTTCTCAAAAAAGATCCGGCAGAAATTCTGCTTGTGTCTTATTGCGGGGGTGTCGTGCCTTCTGATATGTATAAAGTCCAGGGTCGTACTGTTAGGTTCTGCCGGGATATGTGTCAACAAGATGAATTTGCTGAAGTGAGGGTCGTGTACCGAGAAGAGGCAAATAGTTCTTATGGGTTCCATTGTTAATTTAGGAGGATGAGAAATGGCAGAAAAATGCAAAGGATTTATATGTGGGGGTAATCTCGTTGATGGCTCTGTGCCTTCTGATAAGTTAGATAAAGAAACTATTATCGAGCTTATTAAAGAGATTCTGAAAGAGGAAATGCACGAATCTTGGCTTAAGGAAATAATAGAAACCATACTTAAGGAATCCATTGATTCGGATTGGCTTCGTGAGTTCTTTAAAGAGGTTCTTAAAAAATATGCTAAAGAGGAATGGTTTAAGGACATTATCTGTGGCTTAGGATGTGTAGGTGTACAAGAGATATTCGACGTCATTCCTACTGATATAACGTTTGAAGCTACAGGAGGTACGGCTACGGTTCAGGTGGTTGTCGATGATGGAGTTGAATGGGAGTTGACACTTTAAATTAGGGAGGATAATTATGTCGAGAGAGAAAATATATAAGATGGATGATGGTTCTTGGCTTACCTCGGACAAGAAGGAAGGTGTCGGTCGTGATAAAATGAATTTCGATGCTCCATCTTGGAAAGGAAGGGAAGATAGGATCACTATCCGAATTGTGAAGAAATCCGATACTGAAAGTATGAAAGCTATTACTTTCAGGCAAAAAGGCATTAAGATCACAGAAGTCTCGGTTAGCAGGCTGGAGTTCCCTATATCTGGTGGAGATAAGCAGATCCTTATTACTACCAACGCCGCTTCTATCAATGCCCTTATTACGGGTGAAAAAGATATAAAGGGTGTCGTAAAAGCATTTACCACCGCTTCCGGTCTTAATATTGACGTCAATGATATTAGGCTTGATTATGGTTTCCCTGGTGATCCGGGTCTTGAAGACACGTTCCAGGTTTCGATGATTGTTTCCATGCCTGGCAATGAGGACGGGAATGAAGTTAATGAGAACATAACTATAAATGGTGTACTGATTCCTATTTATCAACCCGGAAAGGTCGTTCCTTACATTAAATTGGATAAGGAATTTGAACAGGTTGAGGGTGATGAAACAAGCACGCAGTTAAGTATAGAAAGTAATATAAAAGATTATGTTATTGAAATAGTTGAATGCGAGTCTGTGGATAAGGAGGAAATTCACCTGGACAAGGATGTTGTTAATCTTGATTCCGATGGATCACCGGAGGTAATCAACGTAAATACAAATCCCGAAAATTTAAGATGGAGGATCAGCGAATGAAAGTAGGTAATTGTTGGGCGAACATAGATAAGAAAGAAGGCGGTCTTAACAGTAAGGTTAATATTTACTTTGACGAAAATGATACTGGTGCCAACAGAAGTGTCAAGATAAGGGTGTCTTCCAGGGATGGTAGCGTATCTGAAGAATGTACGTTAGTTCATAAAAAAAAAGAACAGGTAGTTTATAGAAATAAAAGACAGTCAGCTCTTTTCACAAAAGAAGGATGTAATTCTGAGACAGAGAAAGGGGAAGAGCTTGAGTACGTTGTTGAGGCCGGAAAATACACATCTATCATATCTCAGTCTGATGCTGATGACAAGGCTATGAAAGACATTGAACAAAATGGTCAGAACTGGGTTAATGAGCATGGTCGTTGTATAACCATATTATGGTACAATGTCAAGAAATCAAAGTCGTTTAGAAAGAACGATTGTGATCCTGATACCGAAGAAGGAAGTTTGGTTACGATGACGTTCGAAGCCGGGCAATTTTCTTCTACCATAAGCCAAGAAGATGCCGACCGTAAGGCTGAAGCTGAGTTGAATGCCAAAGGTCAAGACTATGCTAATTCTCATGGTACTTGCAATACCATAAAATGGTACAACGACAGGAAATCCAAGATGTTCCAAAAGACAGATTGTGAGGTGACTGAAGTTGGATCTATGGTAGAGTACGTTGTAGAAGCCGGCCGCTTCTCTTCTTCTGTTTCTAAGGAGGATGCTAATCAGAAGGCTTTGGATGCCTTGGAAGCTGAAGGTCCAGGTTATGCTAATGAGCATGGTACATGTGAAACAAATTTATGGTATAACGTAGAGAAGTCAAAAGTATTTTATAAAAATAACTGTGAAGATGGATTTATCGGAGCGCCTTACACTTACACAGTAGAAGCCGGTAAATACACATCAGACGTAAGTCAAGAAGATGCTGATAAGAAAGCTCTTGATGATATAGAGAGAAACGGCCAAGAACAAGCCAACCTTAATGGTGAATGCATTGAGGATCCTAATTATTTTATAGGAAAGGCTTCGGCTCGTGTTCAGAAAAATGATTGCGATGCCGAATCTCAGACCGGAAGCTTCGTTGATTTGACTGAAAAGGATCTTGCCGGATATCCAGATGCTTTTGTATCAAGGGAAAGCCAGGAGGCAGCTAACGCGTTGGCTGAAGCAGCTATGGAAGAACAGAAACAAGATCTTGCAAATAAGAAAGGTACTTGCATAGATAAAAACCAATTTGTTGGTGTATATAGCAAGGTATTCACAAAAGACAACTGTGAAGGGGAAGGCGTAGGTTCGGAAGTAACAGTAGACCAAGATGATGTAACTGGCGGTCCTTTTACTTCATACGAAAGCCAAGATGCGGCTAACGCGCTCGCTCAGGCTGCCGTAGAGCAGCAGGGTCAGGCCATAGCTAACCGGGACGGCCATTGCACGTGGACTGGTAAATACAGTGAAGAATTTACCAAAAATGATTGTGACGAAGGCCAGGTAGGATCTAAGATTACGGTAACTGAACAAGATGTTGTTGGTGCTCCTTTTACATCCACCGTAAGCCAAGATGATGCTAATAATAAGGCCAAGGCTGCTGTTAAAGAGCAGGGTCAGGCTATTGCTAATAATAAAGGTAATTGCGAAGATATGACGGTCTATACCGGTCATTACAGTAAGAAATTCATTCCTGAATGCGAGGCTTGTCATAAGGGCGTAGAAATGGAAGTTACGGCCGAAATGGTTAACGGTAGCCCTGTTACATCAACAGAAAGTCAAGAGATGGCAGATACGGAGGCTCGAAGGATCGTAGAAGAAGGCGGTCAGGCTTATGCTAATAAAAATGGTAACTGTACACCATTAAGCACCGATCCTGTATGGGAAGACGTTGTTCCGGAAGAACTTAGATGTAATGAAGGTAAGTCTCAGAAAAAGCAACGTGATACCAACGAATGTTCTGAAACTCACAATCAAGAACGTTGGGTAGATGGCGGAAATAAGGTTTGTAGTTGGACCGGTCATTATACAGAAACGTTCCAGAAAAACGATTGTGAGATACCGGATTCGGGAACGGAGGTAGAAGTAAGTGAAGCTGATGTTGAAGGCAATCCTTTTATTTCTTTCGTAAGTCAAGAAGATGCTGATAATAAGGCCAAGGAAGCTGTTAAGGCTCAAGGACAGAATATTGCCAACCAAAAAGGCAAATGTAGGTTCGTAGGCGTATATAGCAAGGAATTTACGAAAGACAATTGCGGATCATGTCAGCATGGCGTTCCGATGAGCGTAACACAAGACATGGTGGGTGGACCGTTCTATTCTAATGAAAGCCAGGAAGAGGCAAATAGGTTGGCCCAGGAAGCCGTAGAAGCCCAAGGTCAGGCTTATGTTAACAAGAACGGGACATGCGAAATGGACAACACCGATCCTGTATGGGTAGATTCTGAACCACTTGAAACCAAATGTGAAGGAGGCAAATCTTATAAGAAGCAAGTCAATACCAACGAATGTTATGGTGGAGCAGATGAACGCTGGGTAGAAGGTGGAGATAAGGTATGTACCTGGACCGGAACATATAGCAAGCAATTTACAAAACAGTGTGCTGATGGAGGTGTCGGATCTGAGGTTACTATAGACCAAGATGATGTAACCGGCGGTCCTTTTACGTCTACCGTAAGTCAAGAAGACGCAAATAGTAAGGCTCAGGCTGCCGTTGAGGCCCAAGGTCAGGCTCTTGCTGACGCACAGGGCACTTGTACTTGGACCGGTAAGGCAAGTAAGGTCTTCACCAGAAACAATTGCGGAAGCTGTCAGCATGGTTCGTCTGTTACCGTAACCCAAGATCAGGTGGGTGGTCCATTTACGTCCAATATCAGTCAAGCTGATGCCAACAAAAAGGCTCAAGATGCTGTAAATTCCCAAGGTCAGGCAGTAGCTAACAAAAACGGTGATTGCGTAGCTGATAGCACAACTCCTTCTTGGTCTGATACCGGAAGCACTCGTTGCGACGGTTGTACATCTCAGAAGCAACAACGTGACACCAACCCATGCTCTTCTTCTTATAACGACACAAGATGGGTTAATGGAGGTGGAGAAACTTGTACAGCCTGGTCTTATTACGGAACAGGAGATTGTGTGGGCCATACTCAGTATAACGCTTATCAAGATAGCTGCTCTGGTAGCATAGATCGTCAATATTCTGTAAGTTGTAGGAATTGCTGTAATTGCGGATCTTACGGTTCTTGGCAAGAAGATGGATGTAAGAATGATCAAGTGAAATACGTTCGTTATGATGATTGTGGCAATGCCGACTACAAATACGAATATGAAGTTGGAAAATGTGGATACGCTCCATATGAATTTCAGTTCCATGATGGAAGAACGAGCAAGTCGAGATCTGTAATTGGAAATTCGAATAATATTGAAGAGGTTATTATAAGCACGAAAGGCGATTCATATATAGGTTTTTCTGTTAAATCGAAACCCGATTGGTGTTCTGTTGATTACAGAGATCAGACATCTGAAAGTATGAAAGCTGTAGTTTCTATAACATTTAATGTTGAAACGACTCAAAGATCTGGATCAATTGTTTTTGTTCAAAATGAATCAGGAAAAGAAATTACTCTGAATATAACTCAAGAGATTGTATCTGTTTTTACTTTTAATGACGGAACAGTATCGGATAAGGTGTGGTCTGGAACAGCCTCCTCTCAAACCATTCAATACACTATACTTAGTACCATAGGATCGTCTTATGCACCTTATAGTGTAAAATCCAAGCCTGAATGGTGCTCTGTTAATTACGATTCTCCAACAGATAAAGGAGCGGTAGCTAAGATAACTATGACAGCCAACACGAGTACTTCTTCTTCTCGTCAGGGAAAAGTTGTTTTCAGTCAAAACGCTACTGGAAAGACGCTTACTGTCATCATAGAACAAGCTGCGGCAGAAAAGCCTCTTGTTACTATTTCCTTAATAGGCGATAGTTCTCGTCAACAGCAATCTGCCACTATGAATAAGAAGGGATGTAATTATAGTTGTCCAAGCGGAAATGCGATAATGGCTATGTATATGGAAGGGGATGAAAACGGAAAGTTCCAATTCTGGTATGCGCCATTGATACCTGAAGGAGGTCAAAGCGGTGTGAATGTAACTTACGGAGGAGAGACTCAAACAGTAACGGCAAGTACGAAGGACGGATCACGTCTTAACGTTCCTGCCGGATCTGTTGTTACTGGTATTTATTGTACGAGTGTCGAAAATGGATATTTCGCATTGAAATACAGACCCGTTTATATAAACGGGGAACCTGTTTCTACTCCTTCTGCTTGTGGTGGATCATCTGATACTTGCAATGCTAAAAGTTGCGGATGTTGGGTAAGATGTAGCTTTAATCCATTTACGGGTATGGCTATGGAAGGTGACGAAAATGGATGCGTTTATAGCTTCTGGGGTAAACCAACTGCATCTGTTAGGTTGTAATAGGTATATTAGGGGCAATTAAATTAATTGCCCCTTTTTGCTGTATTTCATTTTGGTTATTAGGATAAAATTGATTAATATTGCACATCATTCAATTTTAAAATTTTAGTATCATGGCTTGTAAAAAGAAAGCTCGTCAGGGTGGTGAAGTCGATAAGAAAGACAAACCTAAAATGCGCCAAGGCGGTAGCGTTGGAGGCAAGATGAAAAGAAAGAAGACGAGCACTAAAAAGTGATTGAAAACCAGGGGAAGGTACTGATCGCCTTCCCCATTTTAATAACATAACAACAATCTATTATGAGCAACAAGTTTATTAGCAAAGGACAAAGGAATGTCTGTGTGACGTTTGTGAAGTATTATCCTGTATTGATGCAGGTTATTATGTTAGCCAGCATTTTTGATGAGTTTTATCCTTTTAGTATCACTAATTGGCTGTATCCGATATTAGGTCATTCTCTATCATGGGACCTATTTCTCTTGGCTTTTTCAAGAATGTTCAGGTTTTGTATATGGCATAGGTTATTGATCTATAGCATGATTTTTAATATCTGTGTAGAATGGGTTACGGTTAATATTGAGATGCCTATTGAACACAATATCGTAGTGTGGTCAATAGGCTGTTACTCTTTTGATAATCATTGCCTCTATTGTTTTAAGATTTAAAACAGGATGTTTTGAAAATGAAAGAAATTCTGACAGAGACGCTGCGTAAAAGCGGTGCGGCGGTATGCGATAAGATAAAGGAGATGTTTTTAAGCGGGGAATGCGATCATCTTACAGCCAACGATCTTGAGACATGGACGCAGCTTGCTAATCCGGCTAAGTACTATACCGGAGAAGAGGCTGTTTCTTATCTTAATGTAACTTCTAAAAGATTTTATGAATATCGTAAGGCTAAGTTAGTTCCTGATCCGGTTAAGATAAAGGGATTCCCTAAACCTTTATATACGAAAGTCATGTTGGATGAGGCTATAAAAACCATATCCGGTATGAGTGAAAGAGATATTTATATGAGGATCTTGAATGCTAAATCAAGAGAATCAAGAGCAAAAGAAAGGAGGGGAGCATGATCACTAATGGTGAATTTGTATCAAGAGTCGTAAACGGTATTCATGCCCTTGACAAAGATTCGCATGTTAGTCGGAGATGGATATTGAATATCGGTAGAACTAAAGCCGAATCTTATACAGCACAGAGGTGGGATGACGGAACGTTACTTGGCGACCACCGGCTCCTAACTTACGTTACTTGCCTGGAGATGATTGAAGTTGATAAAATAGTTTGCTGTGATGCCGAATTTGCGTTATGTAATACGCTTATGCGGTCAAAGCATAAACTTCCAGGACTTCTTTATTCTGCCCTTAGACCGGCTATTACCAAGGTGACTAACGTAGATAACACCATATTTTTTAAGTTTGCTGAAATAAAGTCGTATCGTAATGAACAAAAAAGACCGTATGCTAAATACGTTAAAGAACGTCGTCCTTTTTATTATGTAGAAAACGACTATATTTATATACCGGATTTCCATATAGAGCTTATTAACGTAGAGTTCTTTACAACAAGAAGAAAGAAGGCGCTGGAGTTAATGGCCTGCGATCCTACACCTAAAGGGTGTGAGTCTGAATGGGAATACGAATTTATCTGCCCTATTAAGTTAATTGAGTACGTAGTGGCAGAGACGATAAAGGAAGTAGCATTCAGGCTACAGATTCCTGTCGATGAAAATCCGAATCTTGATTCCAATCAGAAAAGTCAAATTGTTCAGTGATTCTTTTTATTGGGCACCCGGCCATAGCTATGTAGCCACGACCGGGTGTTTTTTTGTACTATTTCAATGCAAGAACAGGGTTTCCCCATTTTCTTTTCCATTTATCTCCGAGGTAATTTATCAAGGAATTGTAGTCTTTAATAAAACCGTCATCAATAACAGAGGCTATGACGTTCTCTATGGCTATTATATCATTGAGCTCATCTTTACTGGCAGTATTCCTTATCCCATCTTCATGTTTATTAAAAACAATGAAATTAATAGCTTTAGCAACTCTTTTTATATTGTCTTTCAAGTCATTCTTGTTTGAAACTATTCTACTTATCGCGCTGCACATCCTGACGTATGCATCACCGGCTTCGTTCCGGTTTTCTATCAATCCATCGGTAAGCCATATAACCACCTCAGCGTAAATTTCTGGATCCATCTCTAATGCAATCATAACAAACAGATATGGATTTACATACCATTTTTGATCTACTCCTTTTCCTTTTTTGTAGGCAAGGTCTAATTTTCCAAGATCCATTACACTGCTGATATTCAATTTGTTATTATTGAGTAGAAGATTTCTTCTACTCAATAAAAGCTTATTTTCCAGCTTATTAACTAATTCAGTACACCTTTCTTTAAATGATTCAGTTTCTATTATATGACTCAATTGTTTTGGAGCCAAACCTAATTTTTCTCTTTTAGCAGACAAGGCTTTCATTGCGTCAGTTATACATATGTAACCATCTTTAGACATAACAGACACATTCATTCCTAACAAAACTCGATCTTTTGATTGTAAAACAACATTTGATTTCATAACTTTACTACGATTTTAATTTTGTAAAATATAAGTCTACCTGTCCGTGAGGATCGGTAGACTTTGCAAATATAGAATAGTATTTTGATGCAACAATACATTCTAATGTTAATTATCTGAAATGTATAATTTTAATTTTTGAATGATGAAAAGAACATCAATACAATCACCGTATTTTGCAGCCTACTACCATCGTCTTATGAAGAGAAAGAATGGTTTTAAGAAAGGCATGATAAGAGACAGAGGAGAGGTTTTAAGACTGTTGTCTATTATATGGAAAACCGTATCAGAGCATTATGTGGAAGCTGATGCTGGTGTTTATATAGATAATGTGGGTTACTTATGCCATGTGCTTATACCCGGCCAGCGCTTTCCCGTAAGGCGGGACCTGGACATCGTGAGCAGGCTTGGCACCAATGGCTACCTCTATAACCACTTGGCTATGGATTTCGCAGACTCCAAAAGATATTACCATTTTGTAATACAAGATAGCTTGAAAAAGAAGTTGAGGGTTAAAATGAATAAAGGATGGAGATACCGATTTATGTACAATGAAATACTTGCTAAAAGAAGGGTGTTTAAAGATTTTCAGATTAAGAGAGTTTTCGAAGATAAAGAATTAGGACATAGAAAGTCGTAGAAAAAAAGTAGCGATCACCCTTTGTAGATACAGGATAATCGCTACTTTTGCATATCCGTCTACCTTCTCAGGCTGGCGGATATAAAAAATCATTCCTATTATGGGAACAAAGATAAACAATTTTCAAAACAATGCGAAGAACAGTAACATTATTTTGACGTCAGAATCCAACGAAATGGAATTTAGTAAAGAAATTGAAACTGTATCATCTTTCAAAAATTCAGATTTTGTAGAGTTAAAAATTATTGTCATTGATCATGAACCGTATTTTATAGGGTCTCCTATAGCTTCATTTTTGGGATATACAAATCCAAGAAAAGCGATAAGGGATCATGTTGATGAAGATGATAGGATGATAATGAAAGTTCCTGATACTCAAGGGTGGAACGAAACGTTCCTCCCCTATACCCCAAATACTAAAATATTGATAATCAATGAGTCTGGTCTATACAGCTTGATTTTTGGATCAAAGATGGATTTTGCTAAAAAATTCAAGAAATGGGTAACATCTGAAGTTCTTCCTTCTATAAGAAAAACGGGTTCCTATTCTATAACACCGAAAGACTATCCATCTGCATTAAGAGCATTAGCTGACGAGATTGATGCTAAAAATAGAGCCATAGCCGAGAGAGCGCAAGCAGAGGCGGAGAGACAGCAGGCGATAAAGACCATAGAAGAGCAGCGTCCCGATGTGGAGTTTGCGGAGTCGTTCAAGAAAGTTGATCATGAAAACATGTGGTTGATTAGAGATGTGGCGAAGAAGCTTGAGCAGAATGGAATCATCATCGCCGAAAAGAATCTCCGTTTGTTTCTTGAGGAAGTCAAGTTCATGTTCAGGAATGGGCAGGGTAGATGGGAGTTATACAGTGACATTGTTAAAAACAAATTTGGTGTTTATCGATCTTATTTTGTGGATAAGTATTCTGGGGAAAGAGTTAATCAGCAAACCATCTACATGACAGGAGCCGGATATGAGGCTACACTTAAGGGGATAAAGGAAAAGTGTAGGAGCCTTTTCTTGAAGTATGGTAAGTTTGAAGATCCTAACTTTTGAAAATACAAAATAGGGCATTAGACAGATTATTTATATCTTTGTGGAGGTCAGGTTCGTTTCCTGTCCTCCATATTTTTTTGTTATGACAGTCGAAGATTATATCATAGAGTTAAAATCGTCTTTAAGATCATTTGACAAGCGTGATCTGATAGATGAGGTGTCCATCTACAAATGGGTAGAAATTGCCCTGAAGAAGTTTGGAGGTGATATTACTATGCGCAAAGAAGCGGTAGTGGATGTCAAGCGAGGGCAGGCCCGTATGCCTGGTGATTACTTTGATCTTATTCTGGCTTTCAAATGCGATTTTAAAGGATATGAGGTGCCTGAAGGTGATAAGGTGATACCAGAGCTTCAAAATACAATAGCTTGGAAAGAACGTACCGAAAGAAGCTATAGATGGTGTTCGTGCAACGAATGTTGTAAAGAAGAATGCGAGAAGGTGATAGTTGAAAAATTTTATATCAATGTTCATGATCGCGATCATGAAGTTCGTTGCTATTATGACCGGCCGGTAATGTTAGGTCTTGCTAAGCCTATGCTTCGTGATTCTTGTTTGAGTAAATGCCGGAATAAGGTAATCAAGGATAGTCCGTATGAGATAAATATCGTAAACGGATTCTTGTATGCTAATTTCGATGGTCCTATTTACATGCAGTACCGGTCTCTTCCATTTGACGGAGAATCTAATATAATTATACCAGACACGCCTCAAGGTCTGGTATTGGATTATGTGGATAATTTTGTAAAGATGAGATTCTTTGAGGAACTGATGTATAATGGAGAAGCGCAAGGAGCAGCCGATTTGTTTAAGTTGTATGCACAGCAAGATTTGGTTAAGCTGAAAAATGCTAAGACCGAACTTAAGATGATGGGTATGACATTAAAAGGTATGTACGAACCTCTTAGGCGGCGTCATGCCGAGTTTGAGATTTATTCTAAGGCATATCCTGTAATTGATAATATACTTAAATTGGTATGATTGAGGTAGTTTTATTTATATACTTGTCTGGCGTTATTGCATCTATGATTGTTTGGTCAATCAGGCAATTTAAAGGAGATGCGAGTTTGGTAGAGACAATGTACTGCCCGGTAGTATTTTTGTTGAGCTGGATATATGTATTTGAAATATTTAAAATGAAATAAGATGTTAGAGGTTAAAGCAAGCGAAATAGTAACCGCCGACAAAATGAGAGGCATAGGACCGGCAAACATCATCTTCACAGCCGGACCTAATCCGGTAGCCGAAGATCGCCGTGGCGTAGCTAAGGTAACGGCTGGTGGAGAGAGTAAGAACGTCACAATAACACAAGCTGCCGGCGAGCAGGTTGTTGTAATTCCTGAGTTCGATTATCTTGTTCTTAGGTATGGATGGGAATCAGAAGACGGCTCCGATTTTGATACTGCAACTGGTTTTACAAATACAGGCATATCAGAAGTAGATAATAAGTTTGTGGGATGGAGTAAGCAGTGGGCTACCACCCAACAACAGGTGGGTGATTACCTTATTTATGGTGGTGATAACATGCAGTCTGGTCTTGAAGGAGCGCTTATTAAGATGAAGACCTTGTTGTCAGCGCCAGGTATGGACGAGTCAGAACCTAATATCAATGCCGACATCTATGGTAATTGGTATGGAAATAGAGGACGAGGAAATGTTGTTGTGTCTTTTACAGCCTACCTTGGAGGAGAGATGGTTAAACAAGGATTTAATTTCATTAATGAAGGAGGTACGGAAGTTTACTCCGACAGCATTACTACTAACGTTTCGGCTCATGGTGAAACCAATTACCAAAATATAAAAGGTTTGTACACTAAGATGGGTACGATGGTTTATAATAAGGAAAAGCGTGATTGTGTTATTGTTATAGGTTAAGGTGATGGAAGGTCTTTGGGATAAATACAGTAGGATTAAGGAGGTGTTTTACCGGGATTTTGTTTATGATTCCAGCTACACAGAGCAGGCCTCGTGCATCCCACTGTCGTCGGTGAAGGACGGGGTAGGCTGGGTCGGCGACGGAACTATCAACCTGGCTCAGTATCTCCAGTTTATATACACGGAAATGATTCTTGGCAACAAGACAGAAGATGATGTGCGTAATTCCATATTGGTACTTACCCGTCTTGCCGATACTACTTATGATCTATTTTTTAATAGCAATAAAGGTATTTATTTCAAATTCGAAAAAGGATTTTTCTTAAGAGATGACATACATAGTGAAGACGCAAACAAGTTTGGTCTTACCAAGATAAGCTCCGGATATACTAATGGTATAGAGCTAAAGGATGAAGATCCATGTTTCTCCCCATTTACATCACAAGATCAGATCTGGAATCTGGCTCCTATATTAGCTTTCTTGTCAGAAAAAGGATTTGAAGAAGCCAGACAAGCAGGATATGATATTTTTGAGTATGTTATTAGAAACAGTCATAAAATATATAATCCTTATTATAGTGCCTTGCTTCATCATTGGACATTCCTTCCTGATATGGATACCGATAAGGTCAAGCCGTGGGATAGGGTTAGCAACCGTAACAAGAATCTTAAATACAAAGTTAAGGTTAAGAGAGGTGCTAACAACTGGTACTTCTCTGGAGGGTTCAGATGGGCGTTTAAGAAGTTTGGTGGCAAGTATAGTACATTCTGGCACTGCCTATGGTATAAACCATTTATATTCTTAGCAGATAGGGTATATCATCCATGCATATGTAAATGGTTTGGCATTAAAGTCAAAAATAATTCTTACTATTGTCTTGGATCCACAAATGAAAAATCATGGTACGGTCCTAAGTTCAGAAAGAGGTTGGTTAGTAAGTTTAACAAATCTTTGGAAGGGGGAGAATTATTTATGCCTCATCTGGTTTTTCTTCATGGGTGTGAAGGTATTGATGGGAGTAGATTAGAGTCTTACCTTAAGGAATGGGAATGGGATGGGGTTAATTCTCCTATAGAGTTTTTAACTTTGTGCAATTGGCATAAAATATTTTTTGGCAATGAAAATATATTATAAATCAAAAATAGCTAAGTTATTTACGTTCATTGACGGCTATAAAACAATTATGCTGTTTGGAGCCGTATTTACCGAACGTGATGCTATATCATTGAAGGCCGAATATCATGAAGAGGCGCATTGTAATCAGTATCATACAATGTTTTGTTTTGGTATGTTTATATCGCTGCTTACAATAGGATTATGTCTCTTATTCGGTAATGTAGGATGGTGGATGCTGTGGCTGTCTCTTATTCCGGTATTTTTATACTATGCATGGTATTTGATTGAGTACCTGATTAGGTTGTGCATATATCGCGATCATGATAAGGCATATCATAGCATCGTATTTGAAAGAGAAGCCTTCGACTTGGAAAAGTATTGGAACAAGCATGATGTTTTGAGGAAGGAGTCGGAAGGTTTTAGTTTTATCGGTTATTATCGGAAGGAGTATTATTATGAGTAGGAGAAGATATTTTGAGGAACAAAGATCTGGTGGTGGAGCTATTTATCATTATGTGGAAACAGAAATCGATCCTGGAGATGCAATCAGGTTATTTTATTTAATGAATAAAATCGAATCCGATACAATTAGCCAGGATAAGGTAAATAGTGTGTTGAATCAACTTAGAGAAGGTACAGCTTTTAATATTCATACTCAGAGTCCAGTTTCTTTTTCGTTACCAAAAAGTAGTGCTGGCTATGAACCGATGTCAATACGGATTTATTTTGACCCATATCCTGCTCCAAGTGAACAACAGAGTATTATATACAAGTTTCAGATAAATGACCAGAGGTACGTTTTTATGTTTTCTAATAGATACGATGGAATGAGAGATCTTGTTAATAATGCAGATGAAGATGTTGATTGTATTACTTCTGCAAAAGAGAGTAGTATATATCACAATGATTCTTTCTATATATTTGTGTGACATGAGGCGAAGATTTGAAAATAAAGACAGGGAGCTTGAAGATTTTATCATAAGGTTTTATCCGGCAGGAAATTACACATGGGTAGTGCCTAAAGGATGCACGGAAGTAGATGTCTTTTTGGTTGGTGGTGGCGGGGGAGGATCGGATGTTTTTGGTGGAGGTGGCGGCTATACAAAAACCTTCAAAAAAGACACAACAGGATGGCGTGATGGAGATGCGATCTCTGTGACTCCAAGCCAAATTATTCCCATTATAGTGGGAAAGGGAGGAAAGGCAGGTGCTGCCAGTCTTGATTCACCAAATGTAGATGCGGGAGACGGTGGTCATTCACAATTTATGAATTCTGCTTATCGTGCAGAAGGAGGCCAGGGCGGTAAATGGAAGTCTTTAAAAGGAGGTGATGGCGGATCTGGTGGGGGGGCGTCGGGAAAGGCTGGATCTGACGGTAGCGATGGAACTTCAAATGCGGGATATACTATTGGGAAAGGGCAAGGTCATACGACACGCGATTTTGGAGAACCCACTGGGAAACGTAACGCCGGTGGTGGAGGCAGTAATCAAGGAGGTTATCCACAAGGGGGAGTTTCTGACTATACAGAGGGGAAAGGAGGGGATTCTGTCGGAAATGGAGTTTGGGCTTATGGAGGTGGTGGATATGGCGGCGGAGCAGGAGGAGCGGGAAATACCTGGCAAAGCGGTTATCAATCTCCTGGAGGCGATGGCACTGTGTTAATTAGGGGTAAAAGATATAAATTATAAGTAGATGTTATGAGGCGAAGATTTGAAAATGTTAATATGGTGATGGGTAATTGTTTTTCTCCTGTAATGGAAGGGAGTCAATTTAAATGGAATAATATTGTAGTTAATAGTCCAGTATATATAACTCCAATAAGAAGAAAGAAATTCAAGATAAGTTTTGGAGAATTTGATTTATCCAAGGTTTTGTTTAATGTATCATCTAACTGTGATATTATAATAAGAGATAAATCTGCATATACATTTCTATTGTTACTTCTGTCTACTGATCATTCTAAATGCAGTTTGTTTAATAATCATCTAACAGTTAATACCCAGGATTTACCAAGATATATTTTTTACATTGATTCCGAACATGAGGAACTGTATTCATACAAAGACGGGGTTTTAGAAAGTAATGTGACGATAATGGATCCAGTTGATGATTATTTCTATAATTATATTGATATTCAAATAAGAAATTTCAATGATAATCCTATCCCTGATTTTTATGTAGGGGTAGTTGATAATATTGGAGACTAAAAAAAAGTTTATAATATGAGAAGAAGATTTGAATTTGACAATAATTCAATTAAAATACCATCCAAAAATGGAGTATATTATTTTTTGAGAGACGGACAATCGGTAGGAGGGGGAGCAAATTCTGTATCACCACAAGAATTAGTTAGAAACGGAGAAGGAGTATTGTGTGTGTTTAATAAAAGACATGTTCTTATACTTCCATCATCATCACATCCATCTGCCAACTGGGGGCGTTCAGGTGAGATAGCTCAGGGCGTTACTGATTTTCAAAGTATGCCTAATGTATATTATACAGAAGAAGCTTTTCAAGGAGAAAATGATAGCATTAATTTCTTAAACAAATATGGAGATGTTGATGAATACGGATTTTATAAAGCCTCGTTGATAAAATCTCCATCTGGAGCCATAAATGGAAGAATACCCTCTATAGGAGAATTTATGGTTATGATAAATGCATCAGAAAATAACATTTCGGTTATTAACGATCATTTATCAAATTTCCCTGTTTATACACCTATAATGTATAACACATCTTATAATAGTTACCTCTCGTCTTCTCAAAATGGTGAGAATTATTACTGGGGTTGTAATTTTCATGATCTATCTTTAACAGGAGACTACCATAAAGCTATGGCGCAAGGTTTTGTTATTCCAGTAGCTTCTGTTGTGTAAGTTAGTTCTTCTTTTGCTATCTTTGTGACAAACAGTTATAAAATGGCAGCAGAAGATAACAGAAACATAGCGATTCCTCAAACAGGTATGAATCGCGATCTGCATCCGTCGAGTCTTACGGATCAGCATTATACGTTTGCCTTGAATGCCAACATCGAATCCGAGGACGGTAATGTTGGGATGAGATCTAACGAGCATAGTAATCTTAAATGCATTGATTTCGATGGGTTTAAAGTTATTGGTTACAAGAATGATCTTACTTCAGGCAATATCTATTTTTTTATAACAAATCCTGAAACAGGCGTATCTAAAATAACTTATTTCAAGCCTGAATCCGATACAAGTATCTTATCCGATTCCGATATAGAATCTATGGTAGAAGGATCGGAGTCGTTGTGTTCTGGCATGAAGACTTTGCTGGAAGACAACGATCAAGAACCGTGCCTTAATTTCTCTATCTACCATCCTATAAAAACCATAGAAATAAAGACAGAGAAATGTGGAAAATGTATTTACTGGACCGACGATTATAATCCTCCCAGGTATGTTATTGTAGACAAGGCTCTGACTCCTGATGATGAAGGTGATATATGGTATCATTATCATGGGTATAAGATATGCGATAAAGAATACGATAGGAGAAAGTTCATGCAGGAAAATGGTTGTTTTCTGGCATGTGAGAAACTTAGGGTGTTTCCGCTACTGGACCAGCCATGCGTAGAGCCGGTACAGATAGAGTACGGGGGCAGCCTGCGTGCGGGCGTGTATCAGTTTGCTGTGGCCTTGTGCGATGAATTTGGTAACGAGAAAACTAACTATACTTCATTGACTAATCCTGTGCATGTATTCGATGAACAATATATTAGAATCAATGATGGTAAATGGGGAGAAAGAACTAATCTTGGTATAAGACTTAAGGTGTCTAATTTGGATAGACAAGTTAGTCATTACAAGGTGGCTGTTATTCAGAATACTGTAGGATACAATGGCGAAACACAACCTGTAGTCGATTATTTCATAGAAGGTATTCATCCTATTACAGAGAAGACTATATACTATTATTCTGATCTTAATAACAAGAGGACAACATTTGAACATATTTCTTTAAAAAGAGCCATATATAATACATCGAGAGGAATAGTATCGGTTGGAAACCGTCTTTTGCAGTATGGTCTTACGGCGGAAAAAGAATGGAATTTACAGCCTGTAGTTTCTCTTATGGGCCATTTCCTTCAATGGCAGGCATCGGTAGCCCACGAAGATCTGTATAAGGATGGTAATGCCTGTTCGTTGTATGTGGGGTATATGAGGAATGAAGTATATCCTTTTTCTATATCATTTAAGACATCTACCGGTTATAAAACTCCAGCGTTTGTTCTTATTCCCCCGCCTTCTGATAAGGCAAGAGAGGAAATGAACAAAGACAGTATCCCATACCAGTCTATAAACGCATATGCTCCGGATTGTTCAGGAGTGGAAAGGAAATATGTATGGCAGTATAGCAATACGGCAGGAGATGGGGTATTGATTGACGACGATGCGGTTGTTATAGATGAAGAACAGAAAGAGTGTAATAATCCGGCTACCGTAGGTCAAACTGTTATAGTGGAAAGCAATTTCGCTACTTTTAAAGGGAAATCAAGATTTATTATCGATTATGATGATATTGTAGGAACTCCGATAAATTATTTGTCTGAAAATATAGGTCTTGTAGCTTGTAACAATAAGGAGAATGGAGACAATAAAAGACAGATATGCGATATAGCTACCAATTATAGAGAAGACGGAGCACAGGATTATATGGAACCAATTGATCATATTGGGTTACCAGAAATGGAAGGAGACTGCGAAGTTCCCCATCGTCAAGAATCTATATTGTCTGCTCCAGTTCCTTTGATAACAGGTCTTGTGGAAGATTATATCTATAAGGTTCTTAGTGAAATGGAACATGTCTCTACAGATTATCTATACACCACAGGAGGAGAGAATCAGAATAAGTATTCTGTGTTGTTTAACTATGAGACAATGGACTCTTTATCTGAATGGATGGAGGAAGCATTTTTTGGATATAGCGCTGGCAGCATATCAGGTGATGGCAATCAACATCTTTGTTCTGAGTTTTATCCATATTTACAACCTGGATCTGTTTTAAAAACTGTATCTGATGCTATATACGTATTAGATACCATGCCCTGTACATGTGGATGTTATATTGAGAGTTATTGTTCTGATCCTACTGTGTCAAGAACCGATTATAATAACTTTCAAAATTATAATTATCTTCTTGGAAGTTACATCCTTCATATAGATGGATGGAGTCAAAAGATAAATGGTGTAGGGGATTGGAGAGCCGGCAGATCTACCAGTACGGTCATAAACAATCAGTACAGATCTAAGAATGGTCCAAGATATTGTATTGAAAAATTCTGGCCTGAAGCTTCTGAGAAGTTGCAAGATATGATATATAAAAATTCGGATACTGGTATAGATGAAACTGATTGGAAATTTGAAGGGTATGTAAACAATGCTACATTTAACAATCCTACTGGGGATAAGCTTAATATTGGATTCGCATCTGAATTTGTAGTATGGAAATTTGTCAGGAATGTAATGACAAATGCCAGGTTTATCAGAATCAACAGACCAGAAGAGTGGGACATAGAAGGTTATAAAGATGAGAACAAAGTTCTTTATCTTGAAGCTCTTGGAAAGGTAGATGGCATAATGGATGCTGTGTCTACCAATTACGTTCGTGTTTCTTTTTGGAAGGATGTTGAAACATGGTCCCCTCTTGGAATAGTACCAGTTGAATTTGATAGACCTGAGTATGAATCATCTCATTCTGTTATTATTAACATAGCAAAACCAGCTTTCGGAGAAATAAATGAAGAGTTTTTTGATTCTATAGGTCAAAATTATTTTTATGTTACAATAGAATCTCCTATTGTGGCAGTTCCTTGGATAATGACGTTTAGACAAATTCAATTTTGTTCTTATAAAAATTATGATACCCCAGAAGAAGAGGAAGAAGAAGGGAAGAAGCCTTCCCGTGCTATTCTTGGAGTCGCTTTTGCTACGGGTAAAACCATATATCCTTATATTTTTGGTGTAAGAGAAAAAGAAATAAATAAGGTTGATTTGTCTGTTGATTCAATAACATTAAGATCAACAGTCGTATTTGCATCAAAATGTCAGACATGTGGAGATAGGCCCATCAATTGCAAGCCTCGTCCTTATAAATACGGAGATTTTGCATATTGGGAATCATCTGAGAAATATCCTGCTAATTTTGAACTTTATGATAGTAGTAGGATGAAAATAGACACAGGCAGATCTTATGATGATCCAAAAAAATCAGAAGCTTATTCTAATATTATGAATAAGTTAACAGAATATTATGGTGCTCCTTTGTCAGACAAAAATGGATTATCTTATTTCAAGGGTCATTCTTATGGAGGAGTAGATACTTCTACCGTATTTTGCCAACAACCTATACGTCATTACCGGTTCCCAGATAACAAGCATATACCTTTTATGAACAGTGATGAACGTGGATATGACATAGCTTCTGAAATATATCCGGTAGGTATTATGGTAGATGAGAACACCATACAAGTGTTTTTGGATTTTGCGGTAGATTCTGGTTTGATTACGCAACAACAAAGAGATACGATCGTAGGATATGAACTGTATCGTGGAGATAGGAGGCTAAATAGGTCGGTTGTGGCCTCAGGATTGGCCTACGATATGCTTAGATACATAGGAGACGATGGTAATGTAAATATCTATCCTAATTACCCATATAATGACCTATCACAAGATCAATATAATTATACGTCTGGCAAAAGAGACGAATTCATATCCCATCCTTTCGACAAAGGAGGAAACGTGTGGTATTCATTTTGTTCGCCTGATATTTATTTTAACAAGCCCGAACTTCCAAATGAAGTATGTATAGACGGGTTCCAAAGAGGAATGTCTGTAGGCAGTTTTGTGCCTGTAGAAGATCATCCAAAATGGACTATCTTAGGTCCTGCTGCTTATACGATGGCTGCGTCACTTGCCGCAGTTGAATCAAGTGCCACAATAGCCGCTATGATAGCAGAAGAGCTTCAGATAAGGGCTCAGTCTGGATACATAGGAGGGTCGGCTGGTCTTACCGGAGGAGGATTCCTAACGAATTTAAGTGTGGCCATGCTGTTTTCTTCAATGGTGTCAACCATCAGTCAAACTCTTGCTAAGGGCCCGATATTGTACGGTAAGTACCGTTATGATTGGCTTAATACGTTTATAAACAATGGACCAAGACGTAATCATGCGTGGTATTATACTTCTGTAGGATTATATAATTCAATGATAGGTATAACAGACCAGGATAAGTATGAACGAAATTTTGCTCGTGGTTTATCTTCTGTTAAGTACATGAAGTCCGGTGTGTATCCTATGATGGATGCCAGTATGTCATCTAAATGGGGAACCGGTAAAAACGATAATGAGGGACGATTCTTATTTGTTAATAATATAGATCGTGAATCTTCGTTATTTTTATCATTTGGTGATCCAGGTGAAAAAGGAGATGGTAAATCGAAATATTTATTGGAATATCCGAACTATGTCTACAACTACGACAGTAGCCGTATAGATGATTCGGTTATTGCTGGAAGCGATGTTGTAGCAGGAAGAACATTCGAGCAATCCAAATCAGTTTCATACATTTGCTCTCCGTATATGAGGCTTATGCGATATAGGCCGGATCAATATGGTCAAATAGAAGATATAAAGTGGATTTCTATAGGAGGGTGTGGCTTTTTCACTAATGAAAAGAAACTGATGTTCGGTGGCGATACGGTGATAACCAGATTTTCGTTAAAGAGAAAATTTCCTATTTTTTATAATAGCGCTTTTGGTATCGGAGATATGATACCTTTCCCTTACATGGATTATAGAAATGTAGGGTATCCAAGATATTTCGTTAATTATGATACTGGAGAAGATGCTCTTGAGACGATAGATAACGAACGTTTTAATAGTTGGACATCATCTAATAAAGGAAAATATGCTTTTTACCCAAATAGGAAGAGCTTGTATGAATTGAATGGTGATACCTCCGGTAAGTATGTAGATGGCAGATTTTATACATGGTTCTATGGTATTCCTCAGTTCCTTGTAGAGTCTGAAATAAATTGTAATTTCAGATTAGAGGGTTCTCAGCCTCATGAATTATTCTATCCAAAAGTAGGAGATTTTGTTTGGTGGACACAAGAAAAGAATGTGTCTATCCATAGGGACAATGATTATAAGATAAGTCCTATATACTCATCAAGAATGACATTGACACCTAATGTATTGCCGGCAACATACGAACGTCGTTTTTATGACTGTGCTTACCAGCGCCCTAATGGTGTTATATGGAGTAGGGCTGACGTATCTGAAAATAGCCAAACAGATCCGTGGTTGACGTACAAGCCTATGGATTATCATGAGTTCCCAACCAGTAATGGGAAGCTTATTCACATGAAGCGTATTGAATCCGATCAGATTCTTGTCAGGTTCGAGGATCAGGTTTCACTCCATAACGCCATAGACGTAATCAAGGAGCGCACCTCCCCAGGGCAGGCTGAGATGGGCACCGGCGGTCTGTTCGCGTCCCGGCCTCTGGAGTACAACACGACCGACCTCGGTTATTCTGGAACACAGAGCACTGAAATAATTAGTTCAGAATTTGGTCACTTCTGGGTAGATACTAAAAGAGCACAAGTGTTTATGACCGATCCGAACGGACGTAATCTTAAGGAACTTAGTGTAGGTATCAGGCATTGGCTTAAGCGTCATCTTCCGTTTAAGATCCTTAGATACGGAATAACTAATATCTTAACCGGTACAGAAATGACAGAAGAAGATACAGATAATAAATTTATCGGTCTTGGTCTATCTCTTGGATGGGATAATAGGTATAAGAGGGTGCTTATCACGAAAAAAGATTATATACCTGTTAAGAACCCGGCATATTATAAATATGATGGTGGAAGGTTCTTGTACAATGAAACAGAGGTGCTGTCAAACGATAAGGAAATATCTTTAAAAGACGAACAGTATTTTAAAGACGTGTCGTTCACTATCGGATATTCGTGTCTGAAGCAAGAATGGATATCGTATTACTCATTCTGCCCTGACTATTATATAGAACAGCAGCAATATTTCCAAACAGGAATAAACTTCCCGGCATCAGATGAAGAAGGTGGTTTATGGAGTCATTTGCTGACGAATAAGAGCTTCCAAACATTCTACGGCACAACATATCCATTTATATTAGAAGTGCCGATAAAAGAGAAATATAACGGTTCTACGCTGGCTTCTGTTGAGTATGAGCTTGACGCAAGGAAATACGTCGATGATGTGAATTACACACTTGACAGGAAAGTGGGTTTGGATACGATAACTATCTACAACGACACAAACAACTCAGGTGAAATTCGTCTTGTTCCAGAAGAAAAGAATAATTTAGCGCAACGTATATCGTATCCGAAGATCGTAGGCGACCATACCGAGGTCCTGGATACTGAAGTATATAGAAGACATAAGTTAAACGACTTCTTTAATAGGGTTGACGATGACCGATCTGAAACACCTATCTGGATTAAGGACGATAACGATATAAATAAGTCAGTTAATCCTGATGCTCTTAATTTTAGACGGTCATGGCTTGATAGGTTAAGAGGAAGTTGGATGCTGATGAGAATAAAGAAAGTAATTAGCAACCGGAAGATTATATTCCAGTGGTTGATTTCTGAGGATAAGATTAAGAATAGATAAATTACAATATCTAATAAGTTGGAAATAAGTAGTTTTTATTTTGTGATTTAATAATAGTTGAATATATTTGTAGCGCCTATCGATCCATCTCGGACAGATAGGCGCTTATTTATTAACAATAAAACGATGTAAAATTATGAAAAGTAATGTGTTATTACAATCAGAAAGCAGAGAATTGTTAGGTAGAAACATTTCTGTTATGTCAAAAGATGGTTTTGTGTGTATAACAGAGGTTATGGATGTATTGTCACAGAAAAGAGCTGCTATGGGGGTTGGAGCCTAAAAGGATCGACCATTTAATGTCTACTTCGTCTTTTCAAGAGAAAATGAATGCATTGATTAAAGAATTGAATATCAATGAATTGTCTTGTACTGTACGATATCATACACTCAAAGATAATTCATTGAATATAAGCAAATTAACTGATTTGAAGAAATACGGAATGGCATACAGGAGAGGAAAAGGAAAAGATCAAAAATGGTTTGTTAATCCGTATTTTTTCGTCATGATAGCCTTAGAGTTAGATCCTGAAATATATGCTAAGGTTATATTATGGCTTACCGACAACTTTATAGAAAATAGAAATATAGCTGGTGAAGCTTACATTAAGATGTGCAAGTCTGTTTCTTCTTTAATAAAAAACAAAAGCGAATTATCTGATAAGATAAAAATAGTAGCCAAAGCCATAAATTTTATTGTTTTCAATAAACATGAAGATGGGATTAGAAATTTTGCAACGAAGAATGAGTTAAATGAAATAATATCAATAGAGAATGCGGTTGGAACTATAATCGATGGGGAGTTTGTTCATTCATTCGAGGAATTAAGAATGTATTTAGGTAAAGAATGGAAAAAGAGATGGGGTAATCCAATTATGACTCTAAAGTAATTTATCCAAATTAATAAATTTTAAATCATTTTAATTTGTAAATCATATTTTAGTGTCTATATTTGCATCGTAATCAAGAGAGATTATAATGCAAGACAGTGGTGATGGAAGGTGATACTTCGGTTTGTGTCATAGGTTCGAGTCCTATATTTTTCATGCAAGAAAAATTAGATCAGTTGGTAGATCAAAACCTCCTTTCATATCAAAACACATTCCAGGTTTTCCCTGTTTTAATAAAATATACAGATGGTGAGGAGTTCGGTTACTTCGAAAATTAGCATAGTGGATAATGCGGTATTATGTAAAAATACTTTTCATTGGTTCGAATCCAATATTTTCATTTTAATTATCCGGCTCCGTTTTTCCTCTGTTTGAAATATATAAAAACTAATGAGTGGTGATGGGGTTAGTTACTTCGAATTTAGCTCAGATGGATAGAGCGATACTCTTTTAAAGTATAGGTCGATGGTTCAAATCCATTATTTCATTGTTTACACTAACTTCAGCTTTTCCCTCATTGAGTATTCATTTTGATATATTTTTTTTCAAGCAGTGGTAGTAATATCACTGCTTTTTTTTGTATAACACTTTAAAGAAAACAACAACAAATGGGAAAGTTTAACAAAAAGGATGAAGGTGTTAAACCTACGATCGTGAATCACATGGGAGAGAAGGCGTATAAGCCTAACGCAGAAGAAGAGTTGGTATCTACGGTAATGACTACCATGTTATCTGATTCTTATTATGAGAAAGAAAAAGACAAAGTAGAAAGAATTAAGGATCTTATGGATCAAGTGGATCCGTATTTCGCAGCACAGACGGCATTGTATGTCCGGAAGGAAGGGAAGCTGCGGTCTGTTACGCATCTTATGGCTTCTGTATTGGCCGGTAAGGTATCGGGTAAAGAATGGGCGTCAAGGTTCTATAATAAGATCGTTATGCGTCCTGATGATATGAGCGAAATCCTTGGCTGTTATGCGGCTCTTAATGACAAAAATCCAAAGAAGTTAAGGGGTATATCCAATGCTATCAAGAAAGGGTTTAAAACAGCCCTGGAAGGCCTTGATCCGTATCGGATTGACAAGTACAAGATGGACAGTAGAGTCATTACTATGGTTGACCTCGTAAACTTATTTCACCCCAAAAGCAATCAGGTTAACAAAACAGCTTTCCAGTACCTTATAGAAGGTCGGTCTTTGTCTGGATTATACGAAAGCAAGATTCTTGAAAAAGAAATGTCTAAGGCCGGTCAGGATAAGAAAGATAATAAAGAGAAGAAAGAAGCTTTAGGTGACGCTATTCGGGACGTGGTTTCTAATGTGAAAGGCATGCCTATTTTTAATATGGTTCGCAACCTTGTAAACATAATCAAATACGCTCCTGATCAAATAGATGAAGTTTGTAGGCAGCTTACAATAGAAGAGAAGGTACTTAATTCGAAGATGCTTCCTTTCCGTTTTGCTTCAGCTTTCAAAGAGGTCGAAAATATAGGCACTGATGATTCCGAAAATGATATTGTATTTGAGTCGGATAAAAAACGTGCTAAATTAACAGCGCGTAACAAAGATGAGATTTTAGATGCGTTGGAGAAAGCCATAACCATCTCCTGCAAGAACCTGCCGGTATTGGAGGGGCGGTCGGCTATCCTGATTGACCACTCTGGCTCTGTACGTGGAGATATGGGAGGATCTTCTAAGGTGTCTGCCTTTAGCAAAACAAGTACGGCTGTCATTGGTAACTTATTTGGCTGTATGATTGCTTCTGTGCTTCCTGACGTATTTATTGGTATGTTTGGTAACAAACTTATCAATTACGAATATGATAGAAGTAAAGGCGTTTTATGGAATAACAAAAAATCTTTTACTGCCGGAGGAGAATGCGGTAGTGCCACTGAAAACGGTCTTTTTGCATTCTTGGATAAGTGCGTTAAAGATAAGATCAAAGTAGATAACTTGTACGTTATTTCAGATATGCAGATAGGAGACGGTGAATCTGTTGTATGGGAGAAAAGTTCCAATTATAAATATGGTAAATTCTCCGAACTTTTGAAAGGGTTTAAAAAAGTGAATCCAAATTGCAAAATCGTTTCTATTTCTATTCAAGGATATGGAAGTGAGATGTTTTACAGAGGATCTAATATCTTGAACATAGCTGGCTGGTCAGAATCTATTTTCGATGTTATTAACAGCAAGTTCTGCGGATATAAGAATATGATTGAAGAAATTAGGAAGATTAAAATCTAAATCTTACATTTGTATCGTTTTCATAATAAGATTTCCATTATAATAAGCCGGAGAATGGATGGTGGCATTCTTCGGCTATTTTATTTATCTTTGTTGAAAAACAGTTTGTTATGAAACAAGTATTATATAAAAATGATATATACCCCTATAATGTAAGGGTATTGCTTGGAGCAGATGAAGAGTATATAATAAAGACGTTCGCCAACCTGGAAGTAGAAGATCAGAGCTGGGAGGGGTGGACTGATGATTATGGTGGCAGAACTATTTTCGTAGGAAACCGAACCAATCACAGGAAAGAAATATGTTTCTTGTTTCATTCGCTGTCTGATATGGATGTGAGAACCATAGGACATGAATGCCTGCATGGTCTTTCTCTTTACTGTAAGTATCTTAATATTAACTACAGTTTTGACGCCGGAGAAGATGAGCACGCCGCCTATCTGATGGGGTGGTTGGTTGATAAGGTTTGTGATGCATACCATAAGTTCAAGAAGGAGGAAGATAAAGATGAAAAAGAAAACTAAAAATTATGTAAAGGACAAACAACCAAAAACATTATGGAATAAAATTGGTCCGTTTGTGAAGCTTAGAGAATATCTGGCATCTAATATAACACCTGATGTGTATGCTAATGAAAGAGGATTAAAAACCAAAATAATGGAATTTTTTGGTCAAGATGTCCCGAAAGCCAATGTAGATGATTTTAGTCAGAATCTTTGGTTTAAGTTCTTAAATCAACCAAATAATCTAAAAGAAGAAAATGGGATTGTCAGAATACCAGATAATATCAAATCCATTATATCTGACAGGATAAATGGTGGGTGGGAGAAAATGGCTAAAAAATATGGGAAGGAACTTGATTCATTAGATAATAAGATAATTGATGGAAAAGTTGCAGGCAAGGACGTATCTGATTTGGAGGAGTTAAGGGATGTAACGAGCAGGAAACTTGGAATGGTGGAAGAGGGGATGGATCTCTTAAAAAAAGCCAGAACCGGAAAACATCAGGTATTTAACGAATACAATTTTATACCGGATGCTTACGGCGATTTAAATGATTTATCAGGCTTATCAAGTTTTACCATGTACCGTGATGATAGAGGCAGGATGGTCGTAAAGGATAAGTATGATTTTTATAGGAATGATCAACCTATTAAAGTAGGGATTGTTACTAAAACTCTTGATGCGATAGGATATCCTTTTGAAATCAGGGATTATGTGGAAGATGAAATCCCATACGAAGAGAGCGATCCAAACAAGATCCTGTTTAGATCCATTATTGATTCCAAGAATGATTTGGATAAAAGGATGGAGATAAGATCCAAAAAACAAGGAGGTGATTCTTCTAAGCCAGAAATAGATTGGGATTTATTTAAATCCAAATATGAGAATATGAAGCGTGTAGGTAAAGGAAAACATCGCACTATGGACGTAGAAGGGATGAATATGATCTATGATGCTTTATATGATAAAGGTTTTAATCAACGCCAGATAGAAGCCGTACTTGGAAATATTATTGAAGAATCTGGTGGAAACCCCTACGCTGTATCTGAGGATGGAAAATTTAGGGGACTTTTTCAAGAATATTACAAAAGATATCCGCCAAAAGAGTTTGAAAGAGATAAAGAGAGATTTAAGAGCGATAAGCGTGGATATATCAACTATATGATAGACAGATTTTATGATCATGTTCAAGATGCTGGGAAGTATAGTATAAAAGATACTAAATACAAAAAAGCTATTCATGCAGTAAACGAATTTATGTCAGAAGATCCAGATACGGATTATTCGTATCCACTTGTATATGCTTTTGAAGCTCCATCAGATAAAGAAGGAACTTATAAAAACAGAAAGAGCGTATCAAATTTGATAAGTCAATCTTATGTTTTGGATAATGTTGATAAAAATGATAATACTATTGTTGATGCTATTCTTGGAATAAAAAATGATCTTGAGCTACAAGACTCTATTTCCACTACAAGAGGTGAAGCCTTTAAAGAAGCCAGGAAAAGAGGTCTTAAGGAATTTACATGGAATGGAAAGAGATACAATACCAACATCAAGAAGGAAGGTGGCGTAGTTGGCAAGCAGCGTGAAGCATATGAATACTTTACTAATAAGCGCGGCATGTCCAAGATACAGGCGCTCGCCATCATAGGTAACCTCATGGCTGAATCTGGCCTTAAAGATGACATATACGGAGACAACAGAACATCATACGGCATACAGCAATGGCACAACGAACGCATGGATAAGCTATTCAAGCACGCCAAAAAGAAAGGACATTCTACACCCACATTCAAAGACCAACTTGAGTTCTTGGCTGACGAATACGAAGGGAAAACCGGATATTCTAATTTCTTATACACAAGAAAAGGAAAAGAAGGACCAGGGTATTACAACTACAGCCGGCAGGATTTTATGAACGCCGATAACCTTAAGGATGCTGTAGTAGCTTGGAACCAAGGAGCAGGACGTCCTCATAAGAGTGTTATAAGAAATGATGATCGTTATGACTATGCTATGGAAGTTGCTAAAAATCTTGGTTTGGAAATTGAAGAAAATTCCGTATCTTTGTATGGTCAAATGGGATTCGGAGATGATGGAGAAATAGCAGCATCGGTAACACTTCCAGAGGTAGAAGTGGCAGCCGCCCTCCCTAACCCGGAAGCCCAGTCCCAGGAGAGACAGTCCGAGGAAGAGAGATTCCGTACATGGACTGAAACGTATGGTAAAGACATCGTAAATCATTTACTGACGTTAGACGGGAAAAAGGATGGTGATGACAGTGATTACAGCATGATGTATAGACAGCATCAAAAAGAAAGCGAAGAGGATAAGAAAATGGCTTTGATTAATGCCGTGCTTCCCAATATACAACTTCGCATTAAAGGCGTCACTGATAATTAGAACAAGATTGTTTTATTTCTCATATTAATAAAGCGAAGCCGGATTTGAGACTCGTTATGCGGATACCGAAGGTTGAAGAACGATATCAAGATAATCCGGCTTTTTTGTGCGATTTCGTGAAGGATGGAACTGTCATCGCCTTGGTTGGACGGAACAGACCTACGTACTTTCACTGTCCTGACGGGCATGGGCGCTCGTCTCGCCTACTCCCTGCCTAATTCTCCACTGGCTACCTAATATAACTATTAACGTCACTCCATCACCTATCTCCCTTCAGTCGATAGGTTCAGTCGTTTTTAAATATTATAAGTTCTTTCGCATCGTTCCCTTCGGTCACGATACTCAATCTTTTCACACAATTAGGCAAACAATACAATAGACGGAAAAAGTAATTTGTCAATCCGTTCACTCACTTAACTCCCTTCGGTCGTTAAGTTCATTCACTGCAAACAATTATATGAATAAATGGTAAAGTATATAAAATAATATAAATAATATAATGAGTAAGATCATTGAAAATGGTCTTAATATTAAGGAAAACGGAGACTATTTATAGGCGTAGTTTTAGTTCAAGATTTGTTGTCCCACCACTGACGATCAGTCGGTTACGTTTCGAGCCGTTCTTTTGTCTCTTATCTAAACCGTCATAAAATAAAAAACCTTGTATCCTATTTCTCTCAAACCGGATACAAGGCCGTGCATTTTCTTATTTGAACATATGATGAAAAATCATATCTTTGCACTAAAAAAACATAATTATGGAGACAAAGTTAATCGAAATAATAGATCCTCACAAGTTACACGACGAACTCTTTAAGAAAGAGCAAGTCTCTCCGATAGAAGTTATCTACAATAGTTTCAGTAATTTAGGGTACAATGTGGTACGCCGCCCAGCTGGTCAATGTTTAGGAAATTTGAGATATTTTAACCTGTTTTACGATAAGAATACTCATCATTTTTATCAGAAGGATAAGAAGTTGAGATGTTTTAGTAATTTTCTGATATCCGATTATTGGAAAGATAGGGTGAGGTGTTTTATAGTTTGGAATTTTGGTTTTGGGAGATTCTTCCCGTACAATGACTTCATAGAGGCTATGGTCTATGACTATCTCCGATATGGGAGGAAGTCAGTTCCTTATCTTAAGAGTGTGCAAGAAGCTGAAGAAAAGTGTGTAAGGTTCTACATTAGATCTCAAATAGATATGCTTCGTAAGGAAGGATATGCTGCATACCGGGCTAAGTTCAAGGAAGAATGTCCTCAGTATTTTATCGGAGACGATAGGACGGTGTTCAGATGTCTTGACAGCTCTTTAAAAAGAGAAGAGAAGATTGCCGCATGCGTAGCTCACAAAAGAGCTTTAAAAGAGGTGGTTATAACTTCTTTTATTAACCATCTCAAGAAACATCCTACCACCTTGTATTCCTGGTTTTCATCAGAGGTAGACAGCGAAGGGAAGAACAGGCTTTGTTTATCTGATAAGGCTGTTTCTTATTTAAACAAAAGATTGGTTCGCAATGGGTTAAAGGTTCTTTCAGCATCATATCTTTTTAGACTATTTAGGAAAATGGTCAAGAATTTGTTTGGCTCCAATGTTAGGTCGTTCTTGAATGGCTGTCTTATGTCTGTTTCAACAGAAGAGGTTTTAACCAAGTCTATAAAGAAAATAGTTTCCAAGACGGTATTGTTTTTATACAAGAGAGTACTCAAGGCTTATCGCAGGGCATACGGACTCAAGTACGATCCCGATTCAGGAGGTTTGTCCGCTATACATACCTGATTTTTAAACCTATCCCATAACGTTGGATTTTCTCGTTTGTTTCTCTTATCTTTGTGAAAAAAGATAAGTATGAAATTACGAATCATAAAAAATCGTCCGGTATTCGCTCCTGGTGGTAGTGTTCAGGATAAAAAACAGGATATTAATGTATCCTCTACTCAGCCTATTCTTGATTATGGAACACCTGTTAATAAATGGGGTAAATCTGATATTCAGAATATATATATGCCTTATGATGTGACTTTAGAAGCAGAGGAGGGGGAGATAAATCCATTTAGCAATATGCCTACATCTGATCCATTCTTTGAAAATCATGATGCAGGATATGCAGGATATCTTGCTGATAATAGGAGCATGGTTAAAAACGTAGAGAAATCAGTTGTTAATAATGCAATGAATGTAGGTGGCTCTGATGCTGATTCTTCTAAAGAAAAGCGATCACAAGATGGAAATCCTTTGGATCCTATGACTGCTCCTTATTATTCTTCTGATCTTGCTGGTAGGTCCCAGATGTTTGGTGCGAGTTTGGGAAGAATAAGGGCTGGAAACAAAACCGGTGCTAACATAGCGGAGGCGGCTTTATCCGGTCTTAGTCTTGGGATGGGTCTTACCCGTAATATTATGGGGGCTTCTTCTGAGGCTTATGCCGCCAGTAGAGACGAACAAGCGGCAAGAGAGAAACTTGCCGAGAATCGCCGTCAGCAGTTTATCCGATGGGAGCGTGAAGGGGGAGGTATTAATCTTGGAAATGGTCAGAGAATAGATACGTCTGATATGACAGGGGAATATATTTATCCTCTTCCTAAATCTATGGAGGATAATGCCAATGTTGAGATAGAAAAAGGAGAATATGTTTCGACTCCGGATGATGTTGGCCCTATGGAGGCAAAAGGTAGCAGGCATGAAGACGGCGGCACTCCTGTTGATTTACCCGAAGCTCATATTATTTCAGATTACCGTACTATCGATGATGATTTTGCTTCTTACATAAGGGAAAATTATGGCATTAGAGCTACGGAAAAAGATACGTATGCTACGCTTCTTGATAGGTACAAGAAAAAAATAGGATTGTCTGAAAAGTATGATGATCAGGAACGTGTTTTCAAGAGGTTGGAAAAGAATAAGGATGTTAAGGACAAAAACACTTCTGAGTTGAATAAGTCTATTCTTTCCAAGTACGTAAATGATAATCAAAAGGAAATAGACGAACTTGAGGTGCAATTCAGGTCTTTTGCTGATATTGTCTATAACAAACAAGAGGAATCCAAACGCCAAGAAAAGATAGATGCTTTTTTTAGAGATGGCGGAAAGGTTGATTTAAATGCTGTGAGAAAACAGGCTAAGGCTCTTAACGTATCTGAATCTGATGCTAAAAATTGGATATATGATGAGTATGTAAAGAGAGTTAGAAAAATGGCTGAAGGCGGTCCTACCAAGGAACAGATAGAGTGGGGTAAGAAAGTACAGCAGCTTTTAATGAAGCAGTTTGGACGTGCTCTTAATATGTCTATAGTAGATGTTGCGGACAGAGAGCAGATTCTTAATCCTGATTCTGGTGTAAATTCTAATCAAAATCTGCAACATAGAAGCAGTGCCGGTTATGGTAGGGTAAATAACAAGGCTATTTCTAATTTGCTTGATATTAACCGTTGGGCTAATAAATACAATATGGATGGTGATTTTAATACAGAAGGATTCCAGACTGGATACAATAGCCAACTAAATAACCTATGGGCTTTGGCGGAATCAGGTGCTATAGCCAATGCCGAAAAAGCTAAGAAGTTTAGAGACGAATACGGATTTTGGGGTGAAGATGCTGGCAAATACGATCAGGGTAATAAATCGGCATATAACTCATTTGCCGTAGATGACAAATTTGGACAAACTACGGCAACCAGATCATTTTATGGATTGGATGTAGTTACTCCTGAACAAAAAAGATTGTTAAATGAAAAAGGAATAAAAAATTATGTTGACTTATTTGGTGATAAATCTGATGCAGCTAAGAAGATTCTGGGTGCCGATTATAATAAGTTTGCTGCTTTAAAAGATAGTGGTTTGATGTCGGAAATGGACTTTGTTTTAGAAGCCGTAAACCCAGCATCAAAACCTATAGAAGCTGAACCTGTAGGAACCGGTTCTAAATCTCCCAACCCAGGTTCTCCAGGCAGGATAGAAGTGAAGGAAGAAAATCCTGTTATTAATACCACTGTAGAAACGGATGTAGATGAAGAGGATGATGCAAACAGAAGCAAAGGCATGGGCCCTGCTTTATCAGGTCCTATATTCCCTGAGATGTTGAGGATGCTTGATACCGGATTAGAGATAGAGGGACTGGAAAGGCATCAGGCTCCGAGAATAGACCCGGTTCTGCAATCTGCTGATCAGTATATTAATGAGCTTAACCGTGCGACATCGGCTCAGTTGGACGCAGTAGGTGACGTGCCCGACTCCCAGCGTTCCGCTATTCTGGCTAATATGAACGCCATAGCCGGAAGCAATATAGCCAAGTACATTAACGAAGTAAATTTCAATAACGCAAGGCAAATAAACGAAGCTGATAGATTTAACGAAATGGCTTATGTTCAAACAGATGATAAGAACATAGCGGAAAGGCAACGTTATGAATCCGGATTATTGAAGGCTATGGCTATAAGGGATGAAAATCTTGCTCGTTATTATGACAGTATAAACAGCGAGATACAGAATAAGTTTAATGTTGGAACTTCATTGAACACCATAGCTTCCATAGCTCCGAATATGAGAATGCTTCCAAATGGCCAGATTGTTTACGTTCAAGGTGATCAGGATGTGATGAATATGGGTGATTATTCCACACCTTACTTGAGAAGTTTAAATGAAGAAGATGATGAAACTAAAAGAAGAAGGAGGACCAAATAGTGGCTTCACAGTATAGTATTTTAAGGCAATATGCCCCGTATGTTAGTCCTTACAACATAGATCTTGTTAAGGACGTTATGATGTACAAACAGCAGAAGGTTGATGCTGCTCGTGAAAAGATCTATACCCAGGTAGATTATCTTATGGGTCAAGAGATAGATAAGCCTGAAGCCCGTGCTTATATGGAAGATAAGATGTCAGGTGTGATTGCTAACATCAATCAAAAATTCAAAGGCGTGGATCTTTCTTCTGATGGTGTTACGAGAGCCATACAAGGAGAAATAAGTTCGGTGTTGGATGATACGGTCATTAACGCGATTGCCGGCACCAAAGAAGGTAAGAGGGTTATGAAGGAAATAGAATCTATAAAACAGAATCATCCTGAACTTTATTCTCCTATTAATGAATGGCATGCTTTGGATCCTTATTATAAATGGCGATCAGATGGTAAAGCCGGATCGAGGCTTGGAGGTCTTCATTATTCTCCTTATATTGATTATACTAAGGAAATAAATAAATTGGTTAGTGATTTTAGGGAAAACAATAAAGGAAGGAAGATTCAGACTACAGAATATGATGTAGAGGGTAAACCTACTGGTGGAATTATAGAGGTCAACGTAGATGAACTTACTGATTCCCAGATAAGGAATTTCGTGTCTGCTAACTTATCTGAAAACATGAGGAATCAGATGAGAATAGAAGCATCATACATGGCAGCTACCAATCCAGTATTCAGTAATCCGGATTTGGTTAGCCAATACATTGGATCTTATGTCGAAAGATACGATAGGCATATAGGAGCATTGGAAGCAAAAAAGAAATCAGTAGGGGATAATAAGGATATTATTGATCGTATCGATAGTCAGATACAGGAAGCTAAAAATCAGAAAGCAGAAGCCAAGAGGGAGGCAGATATGATAATAGCTTCATCAGATCCGGTAGCGGCTGCTAATTTTGTTGTTACCAATAATCTTTTCGATAAGATGACTGATGCATGGAGATACGACAATACAAGTTTTGAAAGGAAGAAAGATGATCTTTATTTTGCAAGATTGGCAGAGGATAGGGCTCAGCAAAAGTTTTTGACTGACAATGCCAAGTCTATGGTTGAAATATCATTGGCGAATGAGCAGCTTGCTCAGGCTAAGATTGAAACCGAATACATGCGTACTTACGGTTCCAAGATGGGCACTGAAAGCTCATCCGGAGGCACAAGAGGAGCAGGCGGTGTAGGAGTGCCGATGGCTCCTATGGACGGGCCTACGGCTATCAATTCTGGAACGGGTAAGATAGGATCTGTTAATTTGGCTAATATCCCTTATGAACAACTCACATCTTCTTCCACAGAGCGTAGAGCAAATTTATTGAAACTATATAATTCATTATCTCCTACAGACAGAAGCAATATCGTTGCAGCATCATACGAAGAAGAAAAGACTGACCCAGGATTGTATGCTAATATGACTCCCGAAGAACGAGTGTATTCGTATTTAAAAAATAATGGAGGTCAGAAAAATGGATATTTCGGACAAGGCAATAACAGATTATCGGAAGCTTATGACGCTTTATTGGTTTCTGATTCTAAGGCAAATGGAGCTTCGAAGGCTATAAATAATATAACTGATTATCAAATAGATAATATAGTTACTGAAAAAAATAAGGATATTATCAGGAAAGTTCGTGATGCTAAGTTCATGAAAGGAAATTCTTTTATGAATCTTACTGATACTGATGATAAGGCTGGAGCTTTCCTACTCGCCACAGCCATAACAACTGGTGTATCCGATGCCGTAGGGTTTAGAGAATATATGATGGATCCTTCAAGAGGGATAGACATTCTTAGTGCTATATCTCCGTCATTAGGAGCTAAGGCGAGTGCCGGTAAGTTGGGGAAAAACATATCTGATGCTATTACAAGCGAGGGCAATGGTTCTTTTACTGGTACATTGGCTCTTATTAATGGAATGAAGAAACTCAATGGCGATCCTGATTTTAATATATCTGATTATATGACCATAGATAAGGACGGTGATATAGATTTAAAAGATTATCAGGAAGGTGAACCGTTAACTATTACCCAGCTAAGATATGCTGAGAAAAACAGTAGGGTGTCTGATATGATAGCAGGTCAGATGCAGGATGAGATAAAAATGTCCGTGTCTCCCGATCAGATTTCTGATAAGTTATCTCAGTATCATTACCTTGATTCTTACAAAAGATACAATTGGAATGCTGATTCACCGGAAAAGTCTTTACAGAAGGCTCAGTTTAGAAGATTGTCTGGTTACATGGCAGGAAAGGTAAACAATCTGGATCCTACTGCTATTAATACCATCAACATGGACGCCGAGATAGATAATGGCACTGTCAGAAGATTTTTGACTGCTCAAGTAGGATCCGGTAGAGACTCTTATGTTACAGAAAGGGTAGAGATTACGAATGATGAGCTTCTTAAGGCAGGCATAGATCCTTCAGTTGAAGAGCGCAATTATCCGGTAGATGGTTACAAATCAAGTTTTGGAACCTGTGATTTTGTAGATACGGGAAAGAAGGAAGGTTATTCTTATGATAAGTATCTTATACGTAATGGTCTTCCCCGTTTGGCTTCTAAGGCTGATGTCAAGAATGATCTTTATGATATAGTAAAAATACATGGTTCTTACCTTAAGCCAGAAGAAATGAATGTTGTTAAAACCCTTGTTGATAATTTTATTGACATGTCTGATAATATATCAGTTCAGTTGGAAGGAATGGATGATAGGGGTTCGAGAGAGGTAGCGGTCAATTTCTATGACAAAAGGACTAAAAATTCTAAAAATCCTGCATTGTTATTCTCGGATTTTGTTCCTTTGGATCCAGGTAATGATGAGTATGCGGATTACTGGAATAACATTCACCAGAAGTGTCCTCAGTATTTCTTTGTAAAATACGTGAAGGAAGCTGTTCAGGAGCGTCTTGATCAGATGAGGGATCCGTACATGAGAGGGATGGATATTACGCCCAACAATAACGATAAGTTTAGTAAGTTGAACGATTTTTTGCAAAAGCTTTATGGTAACAGACAGTAATGTAAATAGATATAATCCTGCTGCTAAAACCACTTACGAAGATGTGGCAAGGCAAAGGAAATTAGCCGAAGAAGAAAATTACACTCCGGCTACATTACCAGAGACGACAACGCCTCTGGTTCCTAATTATATGCCGGGAGAGGGCGTGTATGCTCAACCTGAATTTCCAGATTATGCATCAAGGATAGCTGCTGCCGAATACGAAGAACCGTATATAGCCAAGGAGATAAGCAACAGCTATTCGGAGGCACTGGCTCGTAACAGCTACAGGGGGGCTACACCTGCCCCGCCGCCTCTTAATCCCTATGGACCGAAGGTAAGTATCCGTGAAAGTCATCAGATGGGTAATGATGGGGTATGGCGCACAAAATATCCCAATTATATCCCAGGTATAAATAATGAGGATTATTATGCCAGAAGGCAAAGTGGTTGGAGTAAGTTTTGGAATGGTGTAGGTAAATTTGCCTTAAAGTCTGCATTGTATGGGGCCCAGGGAACTATATCATTACCCGACAAGCTTATTAATATGGCATCTGAGGGAAGTTATAAGGCAGCTTTGAATACGAACATGGATAAGTTTGTTGGTGATCTTGATCAGCGAATAGACATGCTTCTTCCACATTATTACAAGAAAGAAGTAGAAGATTACAATTTTGGTCAGAAGCTTTTTAAGGATACTGGTAATTTTTTATGGAATGACGTCCTTGGCAACGGAATGTCTTTTACCGTAGGAGCCATGATATCAGCATACATGACCGGAGGACTGGGAGTTGGTTCATTAGGTAACATAGGCGCAAAATTAGGTGGAAGAGTCGGAGCTAAGCTGGCAGCAAGACAAGCTGCCAATAGAGGTATAGGAAGTCTCAAAAGTGTGTTTAACGACTATGTAAGGAAAGGAGTTGCTACCGGGAGGAATGTAGGAGAGGCTGCTAAGACCATGACGTTGTTGGCTACCAGTGCCGGCTTTGAGTCATCGGTTGAAGCAAATTCTTTTATGAAACAATCCGAATCCGACTTCAAGGATTATTATTGTAAAATTTATGGTCGTGATCCTAATGCTGAGGAAATGGCTGTTTTTCGTAATTCTAATGCTGATGTAGGTAGTGCGATATTTGCAGCTAATATGGGTATAGTAGGATTGTCCAACTGGCTCTTGTTTGGTAAATACATAGGATTAGGAGGAAAGGCTATACCAGGACTGGAAAAGAAACTTAATAAGCATCTATTTGGATTAGGGACGGAAGTTACAAAGCCAGGAGAGATGGCTATTAAGATAACCAACCCTAACATAGGACAGAAGATAGCTGGTAATGTTTTCAATATCATGAAAAGACCGGTGTCTGAAGGCTTATGGGAAGAAGGGTCTCAAGGTGCTGTCCAGAACACGGCTGAAGAATATGTTAAGTCAAGATATGACAATGTGGCTATGAATGGAGCCGTCGATGTTCTTGATGCTATTTCTGACGGATTTAAAAAACAATATACGTCTAAAGAAGGATGGACTGAAATAGGAATCGGTGCTATTATCGGTTCTTTATTCGGCATGAGAGAAGGCTTCTTTGGGGTAAAAGAGTATAGTAATAGTCAGATATTACTGGAGAGGCAGGTGGATGAATACAACAAAGCATCTTCTAATCTTAATACGGCGGCTTTGAATACGTTGAAGAAGTCAATGAGTTTAGGTCCGCAAGTTCGTTCTGATGTTCAGTCTATGACCGGTAAGGAACTTGATGATGCTATGTTTGAAAAGATGTCTATTGATAATCAAATGGGGACCTTAGAGGATTCGGCTGAGAATTTCAGGCAGATGGTTGATATGATGCCTATTTCAGAAATAGCTGAAGCTAATGGGATGTCTTTAGAAGAGGCAAAGAAGTACAAGGACTCTATTATTGATAATTATAATAATCGTCTTTCTGATTTCAGATCTGCTCAGAGTTTTGCTGAAGATCTTATAGGTGATGACTCTAAGATTGAATTTAGGAAATACGTGGCTCGTAATGCCTTCCTTGGTCTTCAATCAGAATCAAGGATGAAAGACATAGCTTCTGTCATAGAAACGCTTTCGGGACAGCCTCGCGTGGCAGATGCGCTAAGTACGTTCTCCCGGCTGTCGGACAGAGCGAGGGAGCGGGCGATGGCTATCCGTGGCATACGATCAAGGATAGAAGAACTTGAATCCGAAATAGAAGATCTTGCCACCCGTCCTCGTAACGTAGATGGAAAAGACCCACAAGCTGAATCTATACAACGAAAAACCAAAGAATTGGAAGATCTTAGAACCAATTACAATAATTCGTTGTCTGAGTTATCAACGTTAATAGGAAAAGAGTTTTCGATAGAAGAGTTGGTAAGTAAAACCGAATCTGTTTTATCATCACCTCTTTCTCCTATAAGCTCACAAGATGTAATAGAGGCTTATGATACGCTCGTGGCTTTTGATGATTATTTCAATGTAAAATCAAGACAAGAAAAGGAGTTTACAGCTAAAGATAAAGCCATGAGATCCTTGGTAAATGAATACCGTAGGAGTTTGATAGACTATAGGAATATGAATAACTTCTTGTCTAAGATGCTTGATAAAAGATTCTTAGCCGAGGAAAACAGAGGATTTTTAAAAGCGTTGTCTTCTTTATGGTCTACTCCTTATAAGGAGGATGACAAGGTTCCTGATTTTGCAGAGCCTAATAAAGTTGGTGAATATGATACTGACGAGGTGGTAGATCAGGCTATGTCAGAAGGTAAGATTTCGGAAGACGAAGCTTGGACTATCAAGGCATTTATGCACGCACTTGATAAAGTAAGAGAAGATAGGGTGAAGGAAGCGGAAGATAATATAAAAGAGTCGCCGCTTACGGAATCTGTATCGGATGAAGATTATGAAGCTGCTATGGATAACCCTATTATGGTTCCAGTCGTGAGGCAGTCTATAATTGATAAATTATATACAGGAAATGCTGATCTTCTTACTGCAAGGGAAAAAGATGTGTATGATAAACACAAACAAGATTTTGATGATTATGTGTCGTCTTTAGGTGACAGTCCTATTAATCTCATAAAATCATTATTCGAAAGGGCTGATAGGCTTACAAGTCCAAGATCTGTGTATGAGGAAAACAAGACCGTTATTGATATGGCTAAATCAAATTTGGAACCAGATCAAAGACAGGAACTTGATGATGCTATTTCTTCGTATGTGGATATAATGAACAGACGGGACAAAGGGGAGAAAGTTGACGAAGATAAGCTTGCCGATTCGGTATTTACCATAGAAGATCTTGGCCAGGTTGGAAACATCACGGATCTTCTTCCTTATATCGAACAAAACAGGATTATTGATAAAGGTCGTATCTCTGAATCTACGTTGAGTAATTTTGGGGAAGATGATGTTAATATAGATTCTCTTGTAAATGAATTAGACGAATCCGATAATACGCCGGGAGCCAACATAGATAGTGCCCAGAATCCAGAGACGTTGATGGTAAGAATAATATCCAATGATGGCAATGAAAGGTATGAAATTGCAGGTCTTAGAGCTGACAAATTTGTATCTTCGATAAAATCATTGGTTCCTATTCAAATAAGTTCTGAAACGAACGCTAATGGCACTAAAAGGTATTCCCTTAACATAGGTGGAGAAACAGCTAATATAATGGAATTGCCTTATCATGCAAGATGGTCTATAGACAAAGAATCGGCTCGTGTTCTTAACCGTTACACAGATGTGTCTATTCAGGACGTGGGTAATTCATATTCTTTGGTTTATAAGCGTCTTGATTCAGACGAATTGGTTCCGTACAGAACAGGTGTTGGATTCGGAGAGAATGAAGTAGATAAAATAGATCAGGAAGCATTATCTTCTTTGAAGAAAGGAGATAAGGTTAATCTTGAGATAGATGCAAATGATACCTATAATCAGTCTCTTTTTGCCGAATACAATGATGCTGTTCAGTCCGGTGATAAAAAAAGAATAGAATCTGCTGAAAATAAGCTGGTATCCAATATGGTTATCAAGGTTATGAGTGGAAACAGATTCGTTTCTGTTGTAAAAGCTGACACAGGGGGCATAGATGGTATAAGTAAAATAAGAAGAACGGCTTTTAACAAGTGGAAGAAGGACGCCGGCCGGTCAGCTACCATCGGCGTCGGCACGCATGTTGTTGCCCAGACCCTTCCTGGAAGACCGGTGTTTAACATGAGAGTAAACGGTCAAGGATATGGACAAGTAGAGAATCTTCCTATTACCGAAAAAGGAGCTGAAAAAGTATCTGATGTGGGGTATGTCTTAAACGGCAAAGTCGTGCTTAAGAACGGTTCTAAATACACAGGATTCCCATTTGCTTATTCTATATTAAACGATAAGAAAAACAATTACAAAAATGTAAGAGTTCCGGTAGTCGTTATCAAGGGTAAAAATGGTCTTAATTATCTTTTCCCTGTTAGTCTACGTTCTGTAGAATCAGAGGAAGGAAATAAATGGATGTCTTTTATAGATATGTTGCTTGAATCCGGTGATTCTGAATTACTACAGATAGGTCAAGATGACATACAAGATCTCAATGCGTATCTAACCAAGTTAGGCCTTGATCCGGCTTCATATCAGGTATCGTATTTGAATCCTATATCAGGGCTTAGGAAAGCTCGTGAGGCTATAGAAAAATTATCTACGGTTCCTGATGTTGTTAAGTGGGTAGAAGATGGAAGTAGGAGTGTGAAAGACATTGTGACGTCTGAAGTAGAATCTGGAATAGATTTCGAAGGTGAGATGTTTGTTGCTCCTAAGATCAGGATTCAGTTTGGTAAATCATCTTCCAGACCCAAATCACTTATAGAGGATGAACTTCCTTTCTCCGATGAGGGTAAGATCGTTACTTCTAAAGAAGACGTGGATGTTTATGAAGAGGAAACGCCAGAGGAAGAGCCTGTCCAGGCGACTCAGCCGACGCCATCAACTCAGCCGGCTCCTGCGGCACAAACCGCGCAGTCTTTACCTGGCAAGAAGCGTACCTCCAGGAAAAACTTCTCTCTTATGTTAAACGAAATAGAATCTCATATAGAAAAAGAAGGATTGCCGCCTTATGCTAATATTTTTGATTTTATAGCAAGGAAGATTGTAGGAGGCGATTTAAGGTTTCTTCGTGAGAGAGGCAATCCTAAAAGTCTTAAAGAGGAAATGGGATTAGAACCTAAAGGAACAGTAGGTGATAAAATATCCACTCCCTCCAGCAAAGGTGGTAAGACTTTAGAAGAATACGTTTCTTGGCTTCGTTCTCAAACAGATCAGATAGTAGAGGATTATGTTGGTCCAAGATCTGATGAACAAATTATATCAGAGTTGAAAAACTTTTTGAAATATATTAATTTTGTTCCAAGCAAGGCTTTGAATTATTCTCTTAGAGTCAATGGCATGGATACCCTAAAAGAATATGGCACAAAAGAGGAAGTGGAAAAAATGGAATCTGACATCAATAGTTTGGTTTCTGAAGTTTTGTCTACGGTGGATAACCAAACTGTAGAAGATGTTTCTACTGCAATAGAATCAAACAACTTGCCTGCCATATGGGGGCCCGTGGAAAGCCTTGATATGACAAATGAGGAAAAAATAGAGTTTTTGAATAACGTAGCAGATTTTCTTAGCGGCATTCCAGAGTATGATGCTGTTGTGGAGTCTATAGAGTCAGAATCAGATAATATTTTAAATGATGGAAAAGAAGGAAGTGCAGAAGGCGGTGCAGTACGCACTGAGGAAGATGGCGATAAAAAGGGAGATGGAAAAAGCGAAGGACAACCCAGAGATGATGGCAAAGCTGAGGGAGATGTCTATTTACCTGGATCTGAAGAAGGAAGAGTAGATAACTATAGGAAGAACGGAGATAAGTTCTCTGATATTGCCGAAGTTGCTTTATGGTTACTTAGAAGGGCTGCCGGCATAACCTCTATCCAGGAAGGAGATGAGATTTATGTAGAAGGAGATGAGGTTAATAATATCATGACTGATATGGAATCCAGATATGGGATAGATACTATTGCCCATAATCATACAGTTAAAGCTATAAGGAGCCTCAATAACGTGTCGGGATATAAGGTGGAATACGGTTTAACCTTTATGACTTACAATCCTTTTATTAGAATATCCAATCCAAAGCAAGAGTCTAAGGCTGTAAAAGATAAACCTTATATAGCCGAAGAAGTGTTTCCTCCGATATCAAGGGTAACATCTCCTTATTTCCTGTATGGCGGTAACGAAGCATATACATCTGTTCCGGCTAAGGTAGAATCTATACCAGAGAAGATAATGGCTCGTAATGGCATTAAATTTGGAATGAGTGTAACTGAGCTAACCAAATTAGGATACAAGAAAGCTGGTGGAAACTGGATATACAAATTCTACATGAACTCAGGTTTGTATGATTTGTACAACATCAACACCGGTGAGGCGTTCAGGGCTAAACCCGATCTTGGAGTTAAAATAAGTTCCAGTGAATTTATACGTTCCTTATTACAATCTGGAAGAGAAATACAGAACATGATAAAAAACATGAGTCAGGAAGAGATAGACAGGAATAAGAATCTTGTAAAAAAATCTGATAATTCAGATTCTATAAATGAGTTAAATAAGGAGTGTTGAGTATGAGAAGGAGATACGAAGATACCTCAAGTCTTGTTTCTTACCAGTTGAAGACTAATCAGCAGGGGGATATAGAGGTTTATGATTATTTAACTAACAAAACTACCATACTTTAGGAGGTGGATGAATTGGTTTGATTAATTTTGAATCAAAATTACAGATAAAAAAATGATTTCATACAAATACAACATCTATCATTCCAAGAAAACGAAGTATCTT